CAAAAGGACTTTTCATTTCAATTCACTTTCCCCGAAATCACTTTTTGAGACCTTGCTTGGAGGTTTGTTTACGGGTGCGCTTGGGTTTGCGCTTGGTGCGCTTGGTGCGCTTGGTGCGCTTGGTGCGCTTGGTGCGCTTGGTGCGGAGACCGCCAAACTTGTTCTGACCGGAGTCGTAGTTTGCCGCTGTATCCACGTACCCCGGACCGCCGGGGACCGCGTTGCCCTTTTCGTCGACACGCGGAGGCGCGAAATAGTACTGTTCAAGCGTCTCATCCGGAAGGAACTGCAGTTGTGTTTGGCCGAATAAATATCTCATGGGAAGATGTCGTACTCCAGGAGGAAATTCAGATGTGATTTTCGAAATCGGGTTGCTGTGGCACGCCAACTCTTTAAGAGAACCCGGTAGAGCAGGCAACACAGTGATTTGATTTACTTGGCAGTACAAATTTTCAAGAGCAGGAGGTAGATCGGGCAATCTAGAGAGTCGATTGTGACTGCAGACTAGTCTTTTAAGAGCAGGTGGCAAGGCAGGTAGTTCGGTGAGTTGGTTGAAATTGCAATATAAAAATTCAAGAGTAGGAGGTAGCGCTGGCAATACGGTCAGTTGGTTGTTAAAACAGTACAATGTTGTGAGAATAGGCGGTAGGGCGGGCAAGGATGTTAATTGTAATCCCGAAACATCGAGGGTTGGGCGTGCCGCTGTGACTTGGGCAATCCGCTGCAGTAGTTGGGCAGTGTTCGGTCCATGTGCCATTGTGTTACTGCGCATAAAAATGAAACGCATGACTGCAAATTTGGGGTCTCTTATTCAAAAATGACGCTCGCACGCTTCATCTACCACAAGGTTGTAGGGACGCCCACATACTTTGACGTTCTTCCAGTCGACGTTCTACGATGTGGACTGATTCCGTTTCTCGGATGGGAAGATCGCATCCATCTCAACATGATGACACCACCTGGTGACCGCACACCTCCAGACAAGATCGCAAAGGACCGCATCATTGCGCACCAAATGAAGGTCACGGACTCGCTCCTTGCCTCCAAGGCAAAAACACGGGAGTTGGCATTTGATAAGTACCTTAGTCGGGGGTTCATATCACTTGCATACCAGTCCACGTACATCGACGCACTCAAGAGTCACATTGACGCAAAAGTTACAGGGCACGCTCTCCTTCATCACCTCCATTCGCGGCGCTTCAAGTCTCTTCTCGAAGATGGACTGGACATCTTGATCAGTCGCTCTGCACACACGGACAAGGTGTATGCACGCAACGTCAAGGATCTGCTTGCCACACAGGGATTGACGTTTGAGCGTGAGATCGTGCCTCAAGGGTTCTTCAAGGGACGCATGCGCGTGACGCAGAACGGTCTTCTCAAAAACATGATCTACAGTGAGATGGAATAACAATCCTAGTGAAAAAACGAAATCTATTTTTGCAATCTAGACTTTACTCGTGGACAAAATGCCGATCCTCTTCTACATCCCCGCGACTGCGGAGTGCCCTGCACACACCTTCTACTCCGACCACACCCATCTCTTCTTCTGCTCTTCGACAGACTGCGCAAACGTAGTTGACTACAATGGAGATTCTTGCAAGGAGTGCACGGATCTCGAAATCCCACCCATTCCTGCACTCGAGACGTATTGTCCAGACTGCGGGATGTACTCGGTTCTCGACGACGGCAAGGATTGCGACTGCATGATCATGCCCGCGCTTCAGACATACTGCCCCGACTGCGGGATGTACTCGATTCTCGACGAGGAGTGCGAGTGCGAGTGTATACAGTCTCCATTGGACACTGCATACTGGGGCGGTCCATGCCGCGGATGCGGGATTCCGGGACTGTACATTCACGACGACGTCTGCGACTCGTGCGATGAGTTGTACAACCCGAGTACGCCTATGGTCTCCGCGCCCGCCTCGACGCCCACCTAAACTGAAAAAGGGAAAGGAACACACTCTTTATTTATTTTTTTACTGTGCGAGGTCTGTGTGGATGAGATGCGGGTTCCACGCAAAGATCCAACATCCGCCTTTTGTGCATCGGTCAATCACAGTCTTTGTGAGTTTAGACTTGTCGCGCAATGCCATGGCGTCATTCAGCGCGTACAGACGGCGCAGCAACTCATTGGGTGTGATCTTGAGTGCAGTGACTGCCGTTGTGAACTCATTGGTGATCATGGTCTCGTTAAAGTTCGGGCGTTGTGGCGAAACAGACGTTACCTTGTTCAACTTGAACTTCTTGTAGAACTGCTGAAAGATGGACTGCAAGTCTACGACAGAGACCACGGGGTCCACTGTGTAGAGGTCGGGTACAGGCATTGCCTTGTTGAGACGCACAAACTCCTGCTTAATCATCTCGTCATCGGCATCCCACATCACATCGACGAGAATGCGGCCGATCCCTTCGATGCCCTTAAGAGCAAGACGACGGTGGTTGCCATCATAGCAAACGAGTCCGTCGGATGTATGTGCGAGATAGAGGATATTGTCTACGCGCTTTGACTGCGCAATCTCTTCGTGGATCTCGCGAACACGGTCCTCGTCGGGTGGGCGGTTGTGCTTCCACGTCTTGATCTCGAGTTTTGCAAATGTGTCCGAGTTCATCTTGTAGAGTGGATGTGTGTTGTCGCTCCACACGCGGGCATTGTCGCGATTCGAGAGAAATTCTTGCCAAATCGAGGTCATTTTGAATGATGTATCCGAAGTTTGCAATTCTACGCTTCATTTTTACCGAAAAACGAACCACTCCCTAAAAAAAGACCGAAAAGCATGCAGAATGGAACCGACTCATTGGATTATGCGGATTGGGAACCGTAGGCACTTCGAAGGCAGCAAAAGGTACGGGATCTGGGGAATCAATTCAAAGCGCCATGATCACTTCGTGCGGCGTGCAAAACCAGGTGATGTACTGTGGTTCATGTCAAACAATTCACGTGGAAAGATGGTTGCTGTGGCGACGTTTACGCATTGCAAACTCCGCGAGACGGGACCATTGTTCTCAGCAGATCGCACAAACGAGGAGTTGGGATGGACAGAGACAAGTGGAGATTGGGATATGTTCATCTTCTTTAAGGATCACATCGATGTAGAGTCATGCAACCTTCTCACTCAAGCGGAAAAATGGACGCAGTCAGGTGTGTTCAGGTACACACCGGTCTTCTGCACCGAGAATCTTCCGGTCATCTACCCTTATATCCGACGGTTCGTGAGCGCTTTCGTCGTACCTGTCGTCGACGAGTTCGCCTCCGCCCTCCCTCCGCAAGGTCCAGTTTGATTGCATTCAGTGTACGCCGTACTTCGTCCCGTACACCCATCGACAGTCCATTCTTGAGGAGGAGACCTCTCAACACGCCCACACGTTTTTCAAATTTGGGGTAGGTGGCAAGGAAATCCAACGCATGATTGACGGACTCAGTTCCTACTTCGCGTTGGTTTTCAGTTTTTAACGAATTGTCGTCTGGCAAGTCTGCAATCAGTTGATCAACTCGGTCCATTGTCTAGGCGTTAGATCTTTTCAACCTTGACGGCAACAACCTTGGGCAAGGCAATGGGTTCCATGACAACGTAGGCACACTTGTGAACTTCTGGGGTCCGACAGGTGACGCAGTACATGCCCATACACCGGCACGTGAATGTAAGATGACTCTTCTTTTTGCAACAGGGACACTTCATTGTAGAATAGGAAACACCCATTATCTTCAGTCGCTTTTCGTTTTTCCTAGGTGACTAACAATGGGTACACGAAGACGCCGCCAGTCTCGTAGAGCAAGGAAACAAATCAAATACACTGCAGTCGTCGATCCAGACGTGCGGTATCCCCAAGCAAAATTTGAGAAGGAGTTGGCGCTCTATCTCAAAGATCCGCATGGATGGGGGAAATCGTTTAAGCGTGTCAAGGAAGGTGGCATTGCAATTCGGTTGTCGTCCCCTGCCACAATTAATGAAGCGTGTGGCAAGGATCTGCGGAACCTAAGTTGTGCGGAATTGGGCGGGAAACACATGTACCTCAATGCAATGCGGTGGTCGCACGGTGCACCGGAAAGCAAATTGGAATTGCATGACTATCGGCAGTATATGGTTTCACACGAGATGGGACATATTTTAGGGCATGAGCACGTGGACTGCCCGGGTCGTGGACACCCTGCGCCGATTATGATGCAACAAACACTCGGAATCGGTCAGTGCACGCCTAATACGCGGGTGTGACGACGACGCGTACGACCGCCGCGGGCATTCGGATTCCGCAGTTGCATTATAGCTCGATCCAGATTGTCCGTTTGTCTTTCTAAATCCGTGACACGCTTCAGGAGACCAAGAATAATTGTTTGGATCACAGGAAGTCCCATCGGATCCGTGTACCCGACAAAAGGTACACTTCTGTCACGTAACTCGTCCTTGTGTTGCTGTATCCAATCTTGAATCGGATCAAGAAACGGGCGAGGGGGATTAAACCCTTCTTGAGCAGCGGGGTTGTCCGCCATTTAGTATATATTCTAGTTTTTGATTTAGTTGGTGGAAGGAGGCAGTTTTAGTTCGAGTACACGGGGACGGGTTTAAGAGACGCGCCGGACTCTATACCAATGAAGATTGATCCACGAAATGTACGACCCTTTATTCTCACTGGATATCGCAATCCGCTAACCCATTCGACGCCGTGGGAGTGTGCGTACTCCATCTTTACATGGCACAATGAGACCTTAAATATCCATACGCATCTTTGGAGTGCCGTCTATTTCGCATATACATACTTGACTCGTCCAGTGTACGCGTGCGCATCGCCGATCTTACAACTCGGAATCACGTTAGGGTACCTTGGAGCAGTCTCGATGAGTGTGGCATCTACGTTTGCACATACAATGTATATACTCGATTCGAAATGGTATAGGTTTGCATGGTTTATCGACTGTCTTGGAATTATCGCAGTGAACTACTCGCATTTCTTCTTGGATCTGTTTTCAATCGCACTGTATGTGAACAGTCCCACACTGCTGTATGCAGGGTTGGGGTTGATCACAGTGTTTAGTGCGTGGTGTATCTCGAATGCAAGACGGAGTCAAGATGGGATCGGAAACTGGGGAATCTATTATGCCGCAGTCGCATCTCTTCCACTCACACTTGTCAATTACATTGTGATCCAGCGTGAAGCATCGAGGTGGTCTGCATTCTGTTCCGCATTCGTTGTTGTGGGTGGATCCCTGTTCTATTCGGGTCGACTCCCGGAGCGTCTTTGCAATCCCTACCGCGTGTTTGATTATGTGTCAAGTCACATGTGGTTTCACATTTGCATTACGACAGCAATTGTGAGTGCATTGTCTGCGATTCCAGATCTGTATACTCTCGAACTTAGTTCGAGAAAGTAGGTGGGAGTTTAAGGATAACGGATGCAGTACATGGGTAATGACAGACTGGGCGAAAATACTCGACTTTCCAGATTACGAGGTTTCGAGATCTGGAGAGATACGATCTTGCAGGTTTGGACGGGAACGAATCTTGTCTGGCAAACCAAACGGAAGTGGATATGTGCAGGTGAAACTTCATCAGAAATATTTACTTGTCCATCGCGTTGTAGCACGCGCATTTCTCCCTAATCCAGACAACCTACCTCATGTTGATCATATTAACCGAATTCGAACAGACAATCGAGTCGAAAACCTACGGTGGGTATCGATAAGCGATAATATGGTGAATAGGAACCTGCCACCAAATGCATTCGGGTATAGATGTATTTATAAGGGTGGAGAACATCAATTTGATGTATGCATTACTCGAAACTATCAAAAGATCTATATTGGAACCTTCGCAACATTAGAAGAAGCAATTGTTGCACGCGATGCATATGTACATAACGTTTAGTTCGAGTACGCAAGACCGCCCATGCCAGACATGACGCGGAAGATATTGTAGTTCACCGCGTACATGCGGAAGTTGTACGGGTACGCCTTGGACGGGAACGTGCCCGCGCCGCCGCTGGTCTTGCTGTCGAACACGAGGGTCGCAGTGTCGATGCGGGAGAAGTTGCAGGTGCCCGACGGTTGGTGCTCTTCGGGTTGCAGCGCAAACGAGTACACGTTGATCGGATTCGCAACCGGGAACGCGTGGTCGGGGATCGTGCCCGTGATCGTTGTCGACGTAACTGTCTGTCCATTGTTCACGATGTACGTTCCAGCACCTCCCGATCCGCTGCCGTATCCAACAATCAGGGTACCCGGCAGAACACCCGTTCCGGACAGGGTCATTCCGATCAAGAAGAGACCTGTAGTGCTGCCCGCAGTGAAGACAGTATCCGCAATCGTGCTGCCCGTCGCACTCGCAGTCGCAACTGCATTCGCCGAGATGGAGTTGCGCGTGGGCCAGAAGGCGCCGCCCGTGTGGTGCTGGTAGGGTTGGACCTTCCAGAAGTAGTCGCCATAGCGCTCGTCGAAGCGGTCCTGTCCATTGATCTGCAGACGGCAGCGGTCGACAATGTCGTCGTACGAGAAGGGCGACGTGTATCCATTGGCAATCGAAGTCGCACTGGCGCAGTCCGTCTTGCGTACATCCTGGAACACCCAGATCAACTCCTTGACCGGGTGGTTCAGTGTCAGGTCAATGCGGGCATTCGCCGTCGTCAGCGTCTGCTGGAGCGAGTACTGCAACTGGTCGATCAGGTACTCGTGCGACTGCTGGGCAAAGCGACGACGCTCATCTGTGTCGAGGTAGATGTAGTCAATGTACAGGGACGCCTCCTTGGGTTCCGGCAGCGCTGCGGCCGCCGCCGAGATGGACCCGGCAGATCCAGCAACGCCCGACACTAAATCAATCTCCTTGCGGAAGATCAGGTTAAAGTGGACCTCGTGGTACTGGAGGGCAATGAGCGGAAGCGCCAGTCCCGGGTTGCGGCAGAACCAGAAGGACAGCGGAATGTAGAGCACATTCGGGCGACCGTTGCAGGACGTTAAGGTCGAGGGACGACCACCCTGGTCACCGCCAAGCATGGCATCCAACTTGACGCTCTGGTCGTACGGCGCGCTCAGAGTCTCCCACAGGTACATCCACTCTCCGTACTGACGGTCCATGACTTGACCGCCGATCTCAACCTCAATCTGCTGGATGAGTAAGTATCCGAGACGACGCTGGGCACCCTGCGTCCAGTTGACAGCACCACCGCCGGCGGATGCCGTGCGGGTGTCGGGCAGCGTCACCTCGAGGTATGTGCGGTACAGCAGGTCCGCATTGCGGTTGACGACAGCAACGACGCGTTGGCCGAACGACGGCGCACCTGTAAAGTTGACACGCATTGCCTCCATGGCAAAGTTCGTGTGACGCTTGTACATGACCTTCCAGAAGGTAATGTGAGGATTTCCAGTGATGTATGCATCTTGAGCGCCGTATGCAACGAGTTGGAGAAGACCGCCACCCATTTGTTTATTCTTTGTGTGGATATATTCTTCACATCAATTGAACAAATGTCGAAGAAGGCATCAACACTTCGCACAATAGTTGAAGAGTCACGAAACCCCAATATAAATCCCCCGAGAAAGGCACCGGCAACACTTGCAAACCGAGGGGACCCCCCTGAATTCACGGATACACCTCCAGAGGGAGTACAGAAACCCACGCCAATCAAGTTCAAGGACCTTGCTCCTAAGGGACCTGTGATTATGGGAGGTCGTACTCGGCGTCGCCACACCCGTCGTCGTAAGATTCGCCGGACTAGAAAGTAAATGAGTGGACGGAATCCACCTCCACCGCCCGACTCTCCACCCCCGCCTCCCCCGCAAAAGTTTACGGACAAACCACCGGAAGGTGTGCAGAAACCGAAACCGAAGGAAGAGGACCCAACCCCTGTCGACAATACTCCGGCAAAGGGCGGGTCGAGGGCAAGGGCATTGTGCAAATGTATCAAGTCTGTGCGGAAAAGCGTGAAGGCACGTCCTGGGTCTACGAAGGAACAGGCAGCAATTGCGATCTGTGTCAAGTCAGTCCTTCAAAAACGCGGACGGACCCTAAAGAGATTTAAGTGCGGGCGTAAACCTCGAGTGTCGACCCAACGCAGAATCGCAAAAACGAAATCTGGGATTTAGAAATAAATCAATCTCATCAGCACAAAATGACGACCACCATGGAGACCCTCGCAATGATCCGCTACCCTACCAACGCCCGCCTGCGCGCAGACTACATCCATGCCCTCAAGGAATGCAAGACGAACCCGGCGTACCAGGCGCGTATGCCGAATGGTCTGGACGACTATCCATGCCACTGTGAACCGTTCATGGAGGACGACACCAAGGGGTGGACCACCGTCAAGCGCAAGATTCGCGTCAAGAAGATCCTGTCCGAGGAGGAGTTGGAGTACCTCGCGGCACAGATGCACGACAACTGGGAGGCAGAGTCAGTCGACAGTCGAGGTGGTATGCTGAACTACACGAGTGGACCGGTTGGCGAGCACAATGGCGCACTCTTCGACATTGGATCCCGCTTCTAGATGCACACACACAACTTACTTAGTTACTTCCTTTTTCCATTTACCCCACGTGTGCAGCATACAACTATGCTCGTGAGGTATCGTGGCAAGTGGTTTACAATTCATCCTAGACCGTATGAACCAGAGCGCATGACAACGGACGTTGCGTGGATTCAGATGAAAGAAGGAGTGGATGCCCCAACTGCCTACCGCCTTTGGTTTGAACGACAGCGCAAAATTTCCCATCTCTTTCAACAATGCAGCAAGCAATCCTTATCCTCGGAGTCATCCTCGTTGCCTTGATTGTGTATCGAGTCTGGTGGAAACCTATACTTATGCCTGCAGTGAAGGAGACATTGCCTGGAACTGCCACACTGTATATGTTTTATACAAATTGGTGTGGATTCTCGAAGAAGGCATTGCCCGAATGGGACAAACTGCCGTCTACGGCAACGTATGGATCCACAACTGTGACTGTCAAAAAGATCGATTGTGAAAAACAGACGGATATGTGTACGCAATACGATATCAAGTCGTATCCCAATGTCAAGTTAGAAACGTCGGGTGGTCTGCGAGAGTACACTGGACAGATCACGCACGAGGGATTGACCGCCTTTTTGACCGAGTCACTCGGGGAAGAGAAATAAGATATCGTTTGAAAACAAGATGGCACATGCTCCTCCCGCAGTAGTTAGAAATTTCGCAAAAGAACTCCTTCAAAGTACACTAGAAGGCGCTCCACCACTCAACTTGGAAAGTCTGAAATCAAGAATTCAACTTGCTGCTCTCTATCCAGAGGACTTGCACATACTGCTTTTTACTGCGATTGATATGGTACACGTTGAACTTGTCAAGTTTTTGATAGAAGAGCAACATGTCGACCCCAACAATCTGCATACAATGCACTTCGAGATGAAGGATGGTAACGTCACTGTAAACCGGTATTTGACCCCTACACCGGTACTCTACATCATTCTTACATCAAAGTTCCGTGCTTCGAAAGAGCGATCGACCGAGATGTTCTTGTATTTAGTTGAAAAGGTAGACCCGGAGACAATCAAGTTTAGAATGGTGACGGGCGATCCCCGAAATAACCGCGCAACGATCCTTCATTATCTAGTATCAAGATGGGCATTTGAAACGTTTGACACGATCCCCATTGTTAGACTGTTATGTGCAAAGGTACCGGACCTGCTTGAGATGAAGAGTGATGCCGGACAGACTGCACTTCACGTAGCAGCAAATGGCAATGTAGAGATGGTGAAGGAACTCCTTCGTCTAGGTGCAGATGTCACCGTAAGAGATAAGGACGGTAAGACTCCGCGCGATACAATAACGTCACCCGGACCGATTGGTACAGAAATACGGGCACGTCTAGACAGTGCGCTCGAACCGGCACCAGCACCTCCAGGATCCCCTCCGCGTGGACCTGCTGCGGCAGGTGCAGGTGCGCCTGTTCCCGCGTCTCCCGCGACTCCTCCGTATATAGGAAGTCCTTCCGATCCTCAAGCGGGCGGACGGCGTCGGACCCGTCGTACGCGGTCGAAGCGCAAGTCTCGTAGGCACTACAGAGTTAAATATTGAAAGAGTACAATGGCGGAGGGAGCAATTCTGACACTGATAGCAAATCGAGACAAGTCTGAGCGGGAAATCAACGATGCAATCAACGCACTTCCGGGCGGGACAAATTTAGACCATATACTCTCGAATGCTGTCGCGCGTAATCGTAGAGAGGTCGTACACTTTTTACTCAGCGAAAAGCGCATGTCTCCGGATACAGTCTACGATGGTATGTCCTTGCTTGAACTTGCAATTTTACAAAACGATGGTGGTGCGACCTACCGTCCCCTAATAGACGAATTGCTTCAAAGATGTACTCGTCTTACGTTCCAACATCGCGTGGGTGATAGGTACCAACCTATATTACGTGATGCAACTCCATTGTTACTCACAGTTATAACAGAACAACCAATAGAGATTGTTCAGCAAGTACTCGAAAAGTCTCTGGACCTGGTCAATCAAAAGAACTTTGAGGGGAAAACCGCACTCCACTATGCTGCCGAACTGAATAAATTCGAAGTAGCTCAACTTTTAGTTCGTGCAGGTGCGAACCCGAATGTGAAAAACAAAAATGGCGCTACACCGTATTCGTCTACAGGCGATCTTCGTATACGGCGCCTTCTGAATCCGGGACCAGATCCAGGGTCACCTGAACGCCCGTCTGCAGTGAGCAGTGCAATTGCTTCGCTCGGTGCTGGAAGTCCTCCTGGGCAAGTTGCCCCGAAAAGTCCTTCCGAACTTCTCGACCCGCAACCTCCTCCTTCTCCTCCCCAAGGCGGACGGCGCCGGACCCGTCGTACGCGGTCGAAGCGCAAGAAGACCCGCGGACGCAGGCGTTCGTAATTACTTGCGTTTGGAAATAAATCGTATCATTTGCGAGTACCCATTCTGAAACATCGACTCCTTATCGGCAGGCGTTGTTTCGGTTAAAATATTGACCGTGTCGTCGTCCAACCAAACCAGATTCTTGAACCGACTCAGATCATGCTGCATAAAGAAACTGTACCATAACGTGTACAGCGTTTGCCCGTACGACACAGTCTCCAATGTAGATGGATAAATTGGAACCGGTCGTGCAGTAATGTGCAGTGTCAAGCAAGTGGGTGGTACACTGTCGGCAATGCAGGGTGTAAAGACTCCACCATCAATGTAGACATTGTTGTACACCATTTGCGGTTGAAACAGAAACGGTAAACAGCACGAGCACCGAAGTCCATCGATCACCAAGACATCGTCCGAGAACAAGACGGGTTTCAGTGTTGTCATGTTCGACGCAAGAAGTTTGACGGGTTGAGACAGTTGACCCAAGGTCTTTCCACGAATCGGAAACCCGTGTCGCTCAAAACACTCTTCCAGTTTTGTGCACCATTCGTCCATCGGGAATAGACCCTTTTTTATAGACAGTTCGTTCAGATGTTTCAGTCGTAACGGTGGCAAGACACCTGAGATTGTCAATTCTGGATCGCGAAAAAATGTATTGAGTTGTGCGGCATTCATACCGCATCCTAACCCAACTGCAGTAATCGATCCAACGGAACACCCGTAGATTCCATCTGGAAACTGCAAATGTCCCATTTCTTCTTCGAGGGCAGTCAGTGCACCGACTAGCAACCCACCTCTTGATCCTCCACCTCCAAGCGCAATGGATCGATACATTCTATTGTATCTGACAAGTAAGGGCATGCTGAAAGCACGTGATGTATGGACAGAACAAGAAGAACGCCGTGAAAAACGCATGTCAGCAATGAGACCCGTACTTTCTCAGTTATACGGGCAAATCCGGAAACAGGCAATTCATTCCCCCAATGCGCCGTATGTCGTCTTTGAAATACCTACATTCGTATTCGGATACCCATTGTTTCAACTGTCCGAAGCGCGGGAGTACTTGGTCAAGACACTCACGGACTCTGGATTCATGGTTTGGCCTGTGAATGAAAAGTATCTCTTTGTGTCTTGGGTGAAGCAAAGTGCGCGTGCCTCTCACCGCCCGCCGCTCATTACCAATTACCGCCCGCAAGTCTACGACCCGACCGATGTCGGAAGCATGCTTCGTTGAGGAGGAGGTTCGAGATACCCTACAGTTGCTGTAAAGACTGCATTCAAGAATGCGGATGGAATGGGTGCAAGTGCGGCAATGATCACGGCAATAAACTTTGTCACGGGACTTGCGGTCCACTTGACAAATGTGGATACGATATAGGACATACCCACTTCATTGTTCGGATCAATTGTTTTCCGATTTGCCGAATATCCATCCCACAGTTTCCAAGAATAGACCATGTTCGTCAAGAACATCAGAATCACAAGAAATCCAAGGACACCGTACGAGGCATACAAACTTGCATTCCACACCAGAGTTTGAGGAGTACACTGGATTTGTCCGAGTGTAGTGTACTCTCCGATGGTGACCGTTTCGTTCAAGGCATATTCGTCGGTATGGGTACCGTCCTTGTCTACATACACAATCTCAAGTTGAACAACTGGAAATCCGCGTACAGTGTCATCTTCAGGTGTAGTTGTCAGGACCTTTTTTGCACGTGTTGCCGTGTAAATTGGCATGACTGGGAACGTTACGGATCCTCCACACAAGGGTGGAATCTGATCAAGCACATCAACAGAATCTTTCGCAGTCTTTAGCGTTGCCTTTGTAATTGACGTTGCAGGTCCAGACGGAGGAATATGTTGAGGACCCGGAGTTACGGGAAGAACGTATCCTGCAGGTGTAGTGGGCGGTAAAGGAGGTGGTGGTACGGTTCCTGTCGCTCCAGTTGCCATTGTTAAGACGCAAACACGAGATTTGCGAGACCACTTACGATTCGCAAGAAATTGTACGACTCAATGTAGACGCCCACATTGTACGTATAGGTAAACAAGATTGCACCGTTTTGAGTGTTTTGGATGACGGTAACAACTTCAGACGGATCAAACAATGCAATGTTTCCGGGTGGAATCACTGTTGGATTCTGGTTAAAGACAGTGGATCGCAAAACGCAAACCTGGACCTGTCCAGTCGACAGTGCTGCCGGCAAGGGTTGCTGCAGTGTCATGCGCAGGGTAATCTTGTCGAATTTGCTGGCATTCATGGAACCGCTCGGTTGATACTGGTCGTGGTTGAGGGCAAAGGAGTACATGTACGCACCGGGCAAACTGGGTCCAGTTGTGTGTCGATACGACTGTAGCAATGAAAAATATTGATTGGGTTTTGTGTAGAAGCGCTCAAGTCCGTTAAAGAGCAACACACTGTCCACCACGGCATCTCGGGGAGACACGGAACTCACTTGGTACTGTCCACTGGAATACAAGACTGTGCCTACATTCGAACTGATTGCGGTAAAGGGTGCACGACCAGAATCGTCCCAATTTGTGTAATTGTCCCAGTCATTCTTTGCCTCCTTGTCTGAACGACGTGCATTGAACAGGATGCGTGTCACCAGGTTTCGAGCTGGAAGCACAAGTTCGGTGTTGGGACCAAATTGATTTTCGCTTCCGATAAAGACAATTTCTTTCATCAAGACCGTTTGATCTGCACGTGCCAACTGGTTCAGTTCCATTTCAGTCAAGGAAATGAAATTCGCATCAATGTACGGATCTGGGAAAAAGGTGGTCAATGTCGGGTTTGACGGTGTCCCATTGAGAATCGGCGGACTCAAGAACGTCGACAATGCAGATGCATCGGGACGAATGCGTGTTCCAAAGGTGGTACTCAATGGATTTGTATCGATAATCGTGTACAAATGTATAATCGGTCTGAGCACAACATTGATGAAAACGTCCGTGTTTTGCATCGAGACTAAGGGCAGAGCAGTTCCGGCATTCTCGCAGAACCAAAAGTGAAGGGGCACAATAAGTTGACGAGATCGGATCGAGGGTTCAGGCACTGTTGTCATGGGCAGGGCAAGACCTAACGGACTTTGAGCTGCAACTGCGTGGGGGTATTGTCCATTTCGATCAAAGGCATTTGCAGGGTCGTGCATTTCCTTGACGTGTCCAACCATCTTGTCAACAATCCCTCGCTTCGTCTGGTCGTGTGTAAGATGCGAATACAGTTTCATGAACTCGCCGGTCATGGTTTGAAGAACTTGACCGTTCGCAGTGAGTTCGATGTGATCGATTAAGTTGTATCCAATGTTCTTGATCCACTGAAATTCGTACCCGATTGCATTGCATCGTTCGTCGTATCCGGGAGGCGCAGTGGTTACCGTTTTCAGAGGTGACCATATATCGGGCAGGGTAATCACCAAGTAACAATCATTCACAAGTTGTCCGTAGCGATCGATGCGGCATGAAAAGGTCTTCGTGCTTGTCGCGTCAAATTCGAGATGAGATGCGGTGAATGTAAGACGAATATGTTCCATGGCAAAGTTCGTGTGCCGACGATATACAGTGCGAAAGTGGGTCATGGACGGATTTCCATTCACTAATTCGTTTTGTGCACCCTCGGCCGCAAGTTGCATCAATGCACCGGGCATTTGATTCTTTCTCTACATAAAGAACCAAGTAAATCCTTCATGGCAGGAAATGGAGCGCTTGCTCCTGTCGAGGATCCGGATGATTTCCTGCATAGAGGAAAACTCCCTGAAGAGCGAAAGGGCAGAGGGTGTGAGGAGATCTATGAGAGGGGGTATGCGTATGAACCCTTTGACCCTCGAACCTACGACATCCATCGCCCATGCAAAATCAATATGCAGGGTGCGCCTGACAAAACGATCGCGGTTCTTCCTCCGATAGGTAATCATATATTTAAGATTTTTCTTGATAAGATTCCGCTCTTGAATGTAGACGATCTACGGGGTGCCCCGGACGGGATCTACACATGGATTGTATTTTCGAAAGGCGGTGGCGAAAAGCAGTTTGTAGCATGTCCGGTACGGGATGCATTTGAAATCGGTACGAAACACGGCGCAATTGCGACTCGAGTGGGTGCAACGACTATACACAATGGCGGTGAACTCCTGAAGTCAGGTGGCACCCTACGATTCAATCTTCAATCGGGCACATACCTGCAATACTGGTTGCGGGCCCGCGCGCAAAAGGCAGAGGGATACTGCAATCACCTAGAACTCCATGCGTACCTACAAGAGAAATTCAAGGAGATGTTTCCAGGTGCAGTGTTTCAAGATGCCCCGTTTAAAATGGGGAACCCGACGGAGGCAGATCTCAAAATGTATCGGTTTGCGGGATTTCGACTTGTTGATGTGTCCGGTCTTTCATACGATGCGTGTGTTGCCAAGATCGAGGATGTCTTAAACCCTCCAAAGGGCGGTCGGAAAACTCGTAGGCGCAGACGTCGTTACACCCGGCGGCGGTGACGAGACCGTCTCTTGGCGCGACGACTACGGCGCCTGCGACCTCCGTACGGTCCGGGCGGTCCATACTGCGGTTGCTGTTGGGGAGCGGGTGCAGCAGGTGCAGCAGGTGCAGAGGCAAAGGGGTTCCACCAGCTCGATTGTGCAGGTGCAGGAGCACCAGGTGCAGGTGCAGGTTGCGAAGATTGAGTTCCACCCATTTTATATTACTTACGGAGATGTTGTTCCAACCGGCAAACAACAGAGATTGGTGTATTGAACAGGTCCGAGAGCAACAAGATTTGTATTGTAGACTTGACCGGGTACAAACTTGCGTTCAAACTGCATTGCCTTGTTTCCGCTGACCGCAGTGTACACATAATTGTATCGCCGGTGAGCGGGGGGCGGATTCGACTTAAAGGTCGCAGCAACAATCTGTCTCTTCCTCTGCGTAAGAAAATCCTGGACCGAATTAATCTGTGACATCTTTGATTTATAGAGAGGTGAAAGAATCTACTCAATGAGGTTTGTACTGATATCGACTCACGTGGACCAGACGACGGGGTACTCCAAGGTGAGTTTCAATCTGCTGTCGCAACTCGCGACACTTGCACCTAGGGTCAAGACGTACCACTTTGGGTTTCAGCGGCATCCGGATCGAAAGTCGGTTCGTAAGGCACCGGAGGGTGTTGTCTTGTACGATGCCGGTGCGAACGAGGACCCGAAGGAGGAGGGATTTGGGTTCAATAAGATTCATGAGTATCTGGACATGGTCAATCCGGACATTGTAATGATCTACAATGATCCTCTCATCATTTGCAAGTTTCTGGACGCAATGAAGGTGACCGAGACCCCTCCGCGGTACAAGGTCTGGACATATGTGGACCAAGTGTACACGGGCATTGCTCAACCTCTGATTGACAAGATTCGTGATTGTTCGGACAAGATTTACTGTTTTACGGACGAGTGGGCACGTGTCTTCAAGACGTATGGAATTTCAAAGGAGATTGGAATCATTGAGCATGCCGTGGATCCGACTGTCTTTTCGAACATGCCGCAGAGTATGCGAATGACCTTGCGCACATCTCAGAAAATCGCACCGGACTCGATCGTGTTCTTGAATGCAAATCGTAACAGTCAACGGAAGCGTCTGGACACAATGTTGATCGGATTCGTTCGTCTTCTTGCCAGGAATCCAACCTTGCCTCTGTACTTGATGTGTGTCACGGTCACCGGTCCGCAGGCAGGTGCATATTACGACCTTCATCGGATCTTTGTGGATCAATTGAAGCGTGCAAATCTTCCGTTTGAGGAGTTCAAGACCCGTCTCATGATTGTGGATACGACGCCACCGAATACGCTGCCGGATGAGATCATTAATCAGATTTACAATCTGACGGACATTGGGATCAATACAAGTGATGGAGAGGGGTTCGGTCTGTGTCAGCTTGAGCACCTGTATACGGGCGCGCCTCAAGTTGTGACCGATGTGGGCAGTTACCGTTCATTCTTGAATGAGAGCGTCACCGATTTTATTCCTAGGTGCGACATTGACGTCTATTTCCCGGGATCCATGCCGCTTGGATTGTCTGCGCCTACCTTTTCGCCTGAAGACACTGCAACTGCAATGGAGTCTGCCGTAAAGAATCTGGCGACTCGTCGTGAGAAGATTCGGGAGCACACCTTCTTGACATGGAAAACGGTATGCGCTGGATTTCTGCAGGATATCCTTCACCATGCAAGTGCGTAACGGACTCTGCCTTCCGATTCAATAACACCAATGCGAATCAGACGCTGATTGTCTGCAAAGGCAGACACATCAAAGAGTTCCCGACTGTCTGCGTCGTACAAGAAGAGCAGATCCTTAATCGTCACCTGCTGGAGTCTGCGGCGTTTTCTGTCCATGTTTCGCAGATACGATGCATCCGATGGATCTGTCTTGATTGCAGGATTGAATGCGAGGTCTTCTCCAGTGACTCCGCTATCGAAGCGCATGCATGAAATTACATTCTTCTCTCGACTGTGAAGTTTCCTGTGAATTTCGCAATCCACTGCGGATTGTTTTAACAAAAATCCAAGTCTCTGATTGATCACATCCTTTTCAAACGCTGCCTCATACAGGTATTCATCTGTGGACATGAACATGTCTACCGGCGAACCGCCTTCGTATCTCTTTTTCGATGTGTCGGCACGACGGACGCGGGCAATGTTCGGTCCTTCCGACGTCTTGAGTTGTTCTGGACTGAATACACTCATGTAGATACTCACGCGTACAGTGCGGGATTCAACGGGAAGCGTGGCGTGGGAGCAGATACGAACCGCACGACCAATGACTTGATCGTGGCGTGCCGGGGTCCAGTGGGGTTCCATAATGTGGACGTGCCGCACATTTGCTAACGTAATGCCTTCGGCACCACTGCTCGATGCCATCAGGAGACAAAGCAATTTCTTCCCCCGTGCAGCAATGCTTGTTTTCAAGGACTCGGGAAACTTTGCTTCATACCGTCCGTTAAAGATTTGACGAGACAGTTCACGCTCTTCAACCTTTTCCTCTCCCGTGTAAAATGCATATGCGGGTTTGTTCGACAGTGCAGGGTCTTCAATCCATTGTCCATTTTGGTTAATGATCTTGTACGGTTGCCATCCATTTGCGTCTAAAATTGCGGCAAAGACACCAAGACCTTCAAGCGATCTGTACTGAGAGTACACAAATTGATTTTGCCACTCTACGCCATCTCCAATGGACAGATTTTCAAAGAGTCGTTTGAGTTTAGGACTGTAGATGTCAAGCGATTTCAGTGTCAAGTACTTTGCAGATTGGGTCCGCAGGGCAGTTAATGCGTCGGGATGGTCGGGGACTGAATCTTCACTTGCCGCATCGTCATCGACTGCAGGGACCTTGAGTTCAGGGGGCACCAAGAAATTGCAGAGTAGGCGCGACTTGACACGGAACGACTTCATTTCATCCTTTAGTTTGTTTGCCGCAGAGGTGGGTTTGATCATTTCCCTGTTGCGGGCATCAAGGTAGGTTGTGAATTGCTCCGAGGACATGGGAACCTTTTCAAGCATCTTGTCATCGTCGACTCTGCGGGGAATGAGGCGCTCGTCTGCACCCTTGAAATAGGAAACAAGACCTTGGATGCGTCGTTGCAAAAGCATCGGATTCTTGATGGTCAGACCGTCCAGAAACAGATCCGCAAACTCTTCATATTTGGACGGAAGACACTCAAGTTCTTCAGACACAATCCGCTCAAGGGCAATGTCGCTGCCATTTGCCGTGTCAAAGGTGGTTTTGAAGGACTTGACCCAATCGGTGGGCAAAGGGATCCAGGGTAAATCTTTATTGTACTGCACGGCAACACGCTGACCGGTATTGTTGTAGACTGTAGAAAAGTACGGTGGATTGCGGGTGACCATGACAACCTTTTTTACTGCATTGAATTCGACGGTATCAATGTCACGGAGTTCATGAAGGGTTGCGGTCATTTTCGCTTCATCCCATCCTTGTATTGTCTTGAATGGAATTGTGATTCGCTCAATGGGTCCGCGCAACAAATTCATAAGGTACGCAATCTCATTGGGACGGTTAATCACGGGAGTGCCCGACAAGACCACGACTTTGCAGGACTTGGCGCGATAAATTGCATTGTACACCGGCAAGATCACACCTTCCTTGTCGGCAATGCGGGAGATGAAGTTGTGCACTTCATCGATAATGACAATGGAATCGTCGTACGGATTGGGTCCGTCTTCAGGAAGAAGTGCAGCAACTGCAGTGCGTGTCAATCCATTGTAATTGACGAATGTAAAGCGACCTGTCAGAACGTCATCAATTTGTTGACGAATGAGGTCTTGATCCACTTTCGAAAGTGTTGTGAAATTTGCCGGTTGTCTCGGCGTTGTCGTATAGAATTTGCCGTGTTTTTCAAGAAACGCTTCAGAAATCCCTAACGCTTTCCCTTCATCAGCACGGTCTGCGGAACTGACTTCACGTACCCGCCAGTGCTGTTCAGTGTAGAGCGGACATGTCTGAAATTCGTTCTTGTAGTTTGCGCGCAGACTTGCCGGCGTCATGACCACAACACGAGATTTGGACACAAGGGATTCAGCAATGGCAATCGACGAGCATGTTTTGCCGGACCCGAGACCGTGATACAATAAAATTCCCCGGTAGGGTGTTTCGATCATCATGTAGTCTCGAATCAATTTTTGATACGGAAACAGTTCACGGGCACTTGTTTGATTCAGACATAGGTCGACATCCTTGTCTTCGGACAGGGGATCTCGGTCTTCTTTTCTGTACTTGAGAAAGATTCGAGTAATTGAATCTGCAAATGCTTTGCGATTCGGCAAGATGTAGTCGGCGGCAGTACTCATTGTTTTTCGTTGGGATTTGATAATGGAGGCGTTCACACGGAAAAATCATCGGATCTGGATGGTGTCCTTCTACCTCTTTTTCATGTCTGCCTTTCTCTACATCAAACCGACTGTCGCGTTTGGTCGCGAAGGTCGTGTTCGTCCATTTGGAACGGGTGATCGAGAGGCAACGATATTCCCAGTGTGGACCTGGGTGTACCTGTTCAGTGTCGTGGCATATTGTTTGACAGTCTATTTTGCAGATTTTCAGTTGTAGAGTCTATACTTAAAGGTAGGCGCGCCGGTTGTTAAAGGCGGCCCACGCGGCGGCGGCGGATGCGGCGGTGGCGGGAGGTGCGGCAGGTGCGGCAGGTGCTGCGCCTTCTTTTATAAATTCTGCAACATCTGACCAATCAAATCCTGCACGATCTGGACTTGTAAAAAGTTTATCGACCCCTGCGGCATTCCGTGCGCGAATGTTAACTGTTTTGGGTCTGCCTTCTGCCGGATCGCCTATATCCGGTTCTTGAGAAAACGTTCTTCCATCAGGAAGTTTCATGATACCAGCATCGATCTGACTCTGTAAGAACCCGGTAAAATCGGACTGATTGCGGTTGTTCTTGTCGTTTGCCCAGAGGTTTGCGGCATACGTTGCACTCAATACACGTCCACCCATCCTACCGGGTGCTCCCGGTGCTCCCGGTGCTCCAGTTGCTCCCGGTGCTCCCGGTGCTCCCGGTGCTCCAGGTGCTCCCGGTGCTCCCGGTGCTCCCGGTGCTCCAGTTGCTCCCTTGCCTGTGGGTCCCGGGGGTCCAGTCGGTCCTTCCACATTGGACGCAGCGCCTGTAGGACCCTGTAACCCTTGAGTTCCAGGGGGACCTGCAGGTCCAGGCACTGTGCTCGCCGCTCCCGGGGGACCCGTGTACCCTCCAGTTCCAGCAGGTCCAGGCGGACCCGTTGCGCCCGCCGCACCCATCAATCCTAAAGGCGATCCAAGCGAACTACCTCCACCGGGTACGTTTTCGTATGCGATATCTCCAATTGCATGCTCGACAACTCCGTAATTCGTAAAGAACTCTCCGATCACCGCCTGTGTAAAATTCTTGCCGTACGAAGAAACTTGATTGACTGTCGATCCAGACCACTCGTTGCGATTGTACGGATTGAGTGTAAAGGTCTTGAGCATTGCTTGAAACCTTGCAACTGCAGCAGCAAACAGAGTCGGGTCTGTTCCAGGCAGTGGACGAGGGAAGGACAGATCTCCATCCGGTTTGAATCCGAAGCAATTGACACCAAACTTGCTCTTCACATCAAAATATCCGCCATTCACACCAGGACGACCGCATGCAGTGCGACGCGCAGGATCTTGTTCCTTCTGCAATAAGTCCCACGTTCCCTTTTGCGTGGGGTACAGTGCCATTCCGCCTTCAGACCATCCGTACCCGCACCACTCTGCACCGGCATTGTATGCAAGAATAATCTGATCAAGGGTTGCAAGTTGAGATCCGTATGCTGCACACACTGCAGGCGCATCTTCATACGTAAACTTATTGTCTGCAACGTGAAACACTTCGCTTCCCTTTTCGCCAAGTACACTTCCAGATTGCGAACCGAATGGCGGAGATGGGATGTCAGACGGTGTAGTTGGGAGTGGAAGGACTACGAGTCCATATCGGAGGGCAACGAGAAAGAGAAGAACACCCAGGAGGATAAAAATAAAGACAACGATAGCGGATCCAGTGGTGAAAAAGATAAAAAGACTGATGAGACCTACAACTGCAAGTGACAGACCTAGAAATGCTTCGGGTGATACACCGAAAAGTGTAGGAGTGGGACCAGTGGACCCGGTGGATCCGGTGGATCCGGTCGCACCTGTGGGCGAAGAACCTGTCGCACCTGTAGACATTCTTTCTCTTACTCCTTGATGCGATAATAGAACAGCAAACGCACATTGTTCGACAAGGGGAACTTTGTCTTCCCGTGGTTGCGGACATTGGAGTCGTCGTACTCGATCCAGTCTCCGCCCAGTGTACGTCCGTATGTCCACCAGTGCCCACCGTTCCAACAAACGACTGCAATCAGTCCGTACTTGAATCCATTGAGAACCACGATGGGCGAGTAGGTGACAGATGACTTGAGAGACGTTACGTGAAATACAAAGAGAGTTGGAAAGGTTGACATGAGCAGTTGCTTCTTGCATCCCTTTTTGGAGCACTTTTCGCATGTCCAGTCCGGAATGTCAATGGGTGTCACTGCCTGCTGAATGCTCTCAATAAGCGTCTGGTTCTTCATGGGTGGACTGATGGAAAACTCAATGAGCGAATCCACAACTGTCTCTGCGTGCGTACACGAAGTACACGCAACCTTGTTTCCTACCTTGAACCGCAGAAGCGAGTCGAGGTATGGAAGTTTATCGCAAAGGAATGCGAGAAGTTCGTGCGAGTCGCCGATGCCCTCGCCTGCGGGCATGACTGCGGTCTTGACACACGCATAGAAGTCCTTCAGTCCTTCCTCTCCATTGGATGACCAAATCTCGTGTAGACTCGAATCGACTGGGTTTGTAGTCTCAAGTTCGGCATTGATGTATCGCGTCTGAACCTCGGGGATGCGGAACACTGCCTGAATCGTTGCGTTCACCCAGCAGCTTCCAGATTGATTGCGGAGTCCGAACATTCTTTATCTCATGAATGCCGAGAAATCTGCCAAATATGGAACGGGTTCGTTTTTGGCCGAATATACGCTCGCAGAATACGTAGCGGATTGCAGATAAGGATTTTGTATAAGATCTTGATCTCCGGGAACTTGCGATGCAGAAAACAGATTAAAATCAAATGTAGATTGACCGAACCACGTTCCGCCTGGAGGTCCGCCGGCAGGCGCGCCGTCGGGTCCTAACGAACTTGATCCTCCTCCAGCGGGTCCAATAAGATCGGGGTATGCCAATGGAGTGCTCGATACGATATTGGTTTGAGGTCCAGCGAATGCAGGACGAACAGGTCCTCCGACCGGCATGGTATTTCCAGGAGTTGCCGACACATCGAATTGCGACCCGACGGTTGCACCGCCGCCTCCGCCTCCGCCACTGGTTCCAGTGCCGCCACTCCCGCTGCCACTGCCACTCCCGCTGCCACTGCCACTGCCAGTGCCACTGCCACTGCCACTGCCACTGCCACTGCCACTGCCACTCCCGCTGCCACTGGTTCCGCCACTGGTTCCGCCACTGGTTCCCGTGCTTCCGCTTGCGCCACTGGTTCCGCCGCTGGTTCCCGTGCTTCCGCTTCCGCCGCTGGTTCCCGTGCCCCCAGTGCCTCCAGCGGGTCCAGCGCCGTACCCAGCACCCTGTCCGAGCGCGTTAAGTATCGCATTGTACCCACTCGCTTGAGCGACACCTGCCGATTCCGCTGCCGCTGCAATTTGTGCAGCGCTCTGTTCTACATTTGCTGCGCCGCGTGGTTGGGATACGAAATACGCAACCATGAGTGTCTTGACATCTGCCTTTGTCAGCGGAGTCACAGTGGCATTGTCCAGGAAAGTGTCAACCGTTGACGATGTAAGTGCAGTGGATGCAGGTTGGTACTTTTGTTGCCAAAATTGTGTAAACAATTGCGTGATCAATCCATCAATAAGTTGAAGAGGATCGCTCGATCCCTTTTGCGATTCTAGGGTCGTCTTCATCCTCGACGGCATGAGTAGAACGATTGCCGCTGCATCTGCAGCACTGTACGGCGGACCCTTGATCTTGTCCGTGTCCTGGAAAAACTCGGGACGTCGAAGTGTCCATAAAACAAGAAGAACAAGAAACAGTCCAATCAAGATGGATACCTTCATTGTTCTTACGAAATACAATTTCAGACTATCGTAAGCAAGATTCCATGCGGCGTTCCGCTTCCGAGAGGAGCACCAACCGGCGTGGATGTCATGACACCTGCTGCTTGAGGTGCAACGGACGGCATGCCTGGAATGGGTAACGACGTAATTGTATTTCCACCTGTCGGGGTCGGCATTGCTTGAGGAAGCGGTGCAGTCATTGAAGTCACCGTCGGGGCAGGGGGGACTGCAGATGTCGGTGCCGCAGGGGCCGCCGGGGGCGCAGGGGCCGCCGGGGTATTGTTCAAGAAGGCACAGTCTTTTGACAGATCGATTGGATCAGCGAACGGTCCTGTTGATGTCTTGCGCCTACAGAACCCAAGTCCATCTCCTCGACCTCCATCAAACCAGATTCCATTGTGGTTCTTCTCGCACTCAGTTCGAGTGTAGACTCTCAGCGGAACACTCATAACTCCCCATGCAGCAGAAGGTGCTGATCCATCGGTTCCGCAATCGTCAGTAAATCCTTCACGTTGACCGACAAACAGGAGAAGAAGTGCGAACAAACACAAAATAGCGAGAAGAACGTCCATTATACATTCTCGGGAGGAGAAAATACACCGCACTCGCGGGTGGGCGTGGTTTGCGATACAGATGCATAATTGCCTTCCGAAAATTGAGTCGATATGCTTGAATCCGCAGGTATGTACTCTGCTTTCTGGTTCAACCGTCCATAAACTTGATCGCGTCCGTCCGACGGTTGGAGTGCTGCGCTCGGTGTGAACAATCCCTTTCCAGTATCTGTCTTTCTACCTGCAGGTTCGATATGGAACCCGTTCATGATAATCTGTTTCATAGATCCGGGATCTGTACCGCTCGACTGGTTGGAATTCAAAAATGCAGTGACCATTGCTTCGGTCGGTTTTGCTGCTGCAGGTTGATATACGGTTTTATAAAACGCATTCAGGGTGGGGATGTACGCGGCCGCAGTCTCGCGAGATGTCCCTATAGACGGAGCAATCGCAGTGATCTGACTCTCCCACGATTTGCATGCCGGGGGGCACGTACCTGTCGCTGGACATCCGCAGGGTTCAAAGACGTTTAAATATTCAGTGTCCGTAAACGATTCGTGTACAGATTTGAGGAGCAGGAGAACCGCAACGACAAGGAGTGCATAGAGTACCAACCTCATTACAAGGTGGCGGTAATTTCTTTCATGAATGCGGGGTTTGTGCAGATTGTGCGGAATCTGCGAACATTCTGGACAGACGTCTTGAAATCAAACCCAAAGTTCCGTGTCATAAAATAGAGAAGCAGATACGCAGATCGGTTCACACCTGCTTGACAGTGTACAAAGATCGTACCGACTCCAGGCGCACGCAAAAAGCGTCGGAGTGTCTCTTCAAACTTTGGATACCAGTCGAGAATCTTGACATCCTTTGAATCGACTGCCTTGATACATGCATATCTAGACGGATACCGTGTGCGAAACCACATTGGCGAATCTTCTGGGAATGCACAATTAATCACGTGGGTGATGCCGTGATCGGACACAAATCGAGGTGTCAGCATGTACCCTGCACCTAACAGAAGACCGGGGTACACATAAACAGGTGGTTCCATTATTTGATTACGAGTAAAGATCGTCTGTAGACTCTAGATTCGGTTTCGAATGCTGAAAATGTATGAGGTGGAGATCGCCAATGCGGCGCCGTTGCTCATTGATCCAGTCCGATGCGACGTAGACTGGATGTAGTCTCACCTTTCCGATTCGTTTGACAATACCCAGTTCAATTGCTAGAAATGCCAAGGGTGCCATTGTATCTTGGTGCCGCAACAGTCGCATGAATTCGGGTGTAAGTTTTGCCGCATGTTTGCGAATGGAATCCCGCACAAAGGGATGGGACGGAGACGACTCGATCGTGTCGTGCACGTAGACCTTACACATTGGACACTCCATGCCCTACTTTAAAAAAGGAGCATGACTTTCGTTTTCGGGTTCACCGGATGGTCCATCCGCCCACATGCCTGCGTTCGTAGCAACGGTCTGTTGAGTGTTCGTGCCGCCCACAGCGCGTGCAGGAATTGCTGGGTGCGGGTGCAGGTTTGTACTGACACGTTTCCTCGTGATGACGGCATGCGTCTCGTGTCGGGTAATCCGAGACACAGTACTGGCAGTTCCAGTTTGTTGACGAGGACCTGTCGGTCGCATACAGTTCGAACCGAAGCGCACGCTCAAAGTCCGGGTCCAAGAAACGTGCAGGTTCTACGTGTGCATTGCCCTCACCGGACACAAGCGAGCACATGGTCTCGCAGCGCACATTGTCGATTCCATACTTCTTCATGTACTGCTTGGTGACTGTCATCATGTCATCTGGACTTGTAATGAGTTTCTGTTCGACGATCCGAATCGGTGAATAGGTTCGAGTCCAGTCGGGTCCGAATCCACACTCGAGATAGGTTACTTGATGAAGAACGTCCTTTGCCTTTCCGATATACCACTTGTCATACGAGCACTCGAGAACAAAGAGAGATTCCTGCATTTTTGCCGTACATGTCGACAAAATACAGATTTGTACTTTCGTTTTTTACAACCCCATGCTCGCAATAAAGATCGAGATTGTGTGGGCAATGACAACTGCAGATCCTCCCAAGACTGCCGCACCGGTCCAACTGACAACTCCACCCGACGTGTACGCATTGGGAATGTATTGGAGAAGCAGGTTGCGAGGTGTCGACAAGGAAATGACGACTGCGGCAAGAAAGAAGGAAAAGTACAGACGTAAATTACGGAACATGAATGCCATTGCCGGCAGGGTGGGTTTAAAAGACGGTGTCATCTGAGACACGCTGGGTCCAGGCGTGGACGGCACCGGGACCATCGGACCGCTGGATTGCGGACCTTGCGGACTCGGCAAGAGTGCGTCGAGCGATGTGGCGTCGTCCATTTGTTTATAAGGAAGATGGGAATTCACATGACGCATCTTCGACGCGGAAGCGATAGCACTTTCCATCTGACTTTGTAAGTTTTGTAGTTACGTCGGGTAGTGGAACTGACAAGGTCTTGACAACCTGAAACTTGCGATGAAACAGGATTGCTGCAATGCCAAGTCCAATAATAAACGAAAAGAACGGCGCACCTCGTTCAAGTGCCTTGACAATGTTCAACATTACTTGAATGCAAGAAGATTGAATGAATCCGGTTCCGATGTGCATGGCACTTCAGTTGGAAGAAGACGAACACATCCAGTTTCGGTGCGATAGAGTGCAGACGGATCCTTGGGGTCAGGGATTGACGGAACGGTACGAGTCGGTGGAATCAGAACCGTTGCCACCACAAGTCCAAAAATTAGACCGCCGACGACCCATGGGAGTTGAATCATTACTTCTTACGGTAGGATTTCCTTCTGCGCCGCCGAGTCTTGCGTTTCCCTCCTGCGGTTGTAGGTCGCTCATACATAACCTCCTGTATTTGTTCCGGTTTTCTATTTATGGCAAGGACTTTATTAGGTCGAATTTTAGCTATAATCGCACGAACATCTCCCATTCCATTGTCAAGTCTACCATTTGGTAGTACTTTTTGATCTCCGAGTACTTTCCTGAAAGGACTCGTAAACCAATGCTGTTTTTGATCACCGGTAATATCTCTAGAGTTTACAAACCCATCCGTTTGTTCCTTTCGCCACCAAGTGAGTAGGTCTTCTGGGAAAAAATAGCGATCTACACGAGGGGCATGAGTTATAACAATTATAGTTTGACCAGGTCCAATAGGTCGTCCTTGGATAGCGTCTGTAATCATTTTTTCATCTTGTTCCATATCTATGGGTCTCTCGCGTGCGTTGGCAACGAAATGGTCTATCAAACACTTGGGGATATCAGGTGTGCTGCCTTGAGGACAGACAGTTCTAAACAGGTATGGAACAGGACCCCTCACAGCACCTGGAAGATAGTGTTGAAAAGGAACTGCTCCCATTTAGTACTATGTAAGATATAGAATAGAATGCGAGTCTTTACAGATGGGGCGTGCAGTGCAAATGGTCAAAAAGGTGCCAAGGGCGGATATGCCGCATGGTTCCCCGAGACTCCCGATTGGTCTGAGGCACACCTATTGCCAGACACCCACCCCCATACGAACAATCGCGCAGAATTGTCCGCAATTCGTCTTGCTGCTGAGATTCTTGTAACAAAAGGATGCGGCGACGAAGACATTGTGATTTATTCGGACAGTGAATACGCAATCAAGTGTTTGACCGTGTGGATCACTGGATGGGTGACGCGTGGATGGAAGACATCTGTTGGCAAGGATGTCCTGAATCGTGACTTAATTGAGGACATTACCAGCAGACTGTCAAGGTTTAAGACACATCGATTCGTCCATGTGAAGGCACACACGGGTGGAACGGATGACTTGTCAAGGCAGAATGATGTCGTGGATCGTATGGCACGAGAGTGTGTCGAGGGAAAGGCACCTGCACCGCCTGTTTTGGAAGAGGTGGCGCCCGGATGCCCCGTCTCCATAATGGGACCGGCGATCCCTCAACCGGTTCTTATCAAGTGGATGCGGGACAACCTGGATACACTGAACCCTGAACTTGTCGACAAGCATCTCCTCAAGGCGTTCATCGAACTGTGTAAGGAAAAGAAATTGAATGTCACAAGGAGTGTTCGGCAAAAGGTTACGCATCTAAAGGTTGAAGTGGAAAGCGTCTTCATCGAAAAGGTTGTACCAAGTACAAATGAATAACATTGTTGCCTGTCATTTTTCGAGTCCGACATGTACGCCTTGCAAGTTGATCGAACCGACCGTTTCCATTCTGAAGGAAGAGTTTGACACTGTAAAGTGGGTGTCGGTAAATACCCACCACGACAAGGAGGGTCTTGCGCAGACCCTCAAGGTGGTTGCCGTTCCGACAATTGTTCTTCTCAAGAATGGGTACGAGGTTGGTCGTCATTCGGGCAGCAGGAACTTGAGTGGATATTATACACTGTTCCGGGATGCAACTGCCTAAGGGCACGACGTACCTTGGCATCCTGTAGGACTTCCACCGGTTCCCGAGGTCGAGGTGATCGCTCCGCCCGCAGCACCGGCAGCAGCGGCGGCACCAGCAGCGGCAGGGTTCCCACTTCCACCCGCATTGACAACGCTGCTCGGCAGGTATTGCGGATTCACACTCTTTATGATCGAATAGAAGATACCTGCAACTGTGAGTCCATAGATCAACCCCCACATTGCGCCGGATGAAAAGGTTGTTATGCACGCCTTGATCGAAGACACTTGTGCACCGTAGAGTGCCATGAATGCAAAGATACTTCCAAGGGCACTTGCGAACCCGTGATTGTCAATGCTGTCAATGATGAAATACCACATGACGGATGACGATGCAGTGAGTGTGGGCGGAACAGGCATTGTTTCGGCAGTTGCACCTTGGAACGTACATCCATCATACGATCCGTCCGATGGGATTGCAGTCCCGATGCGTGGTGCTGCTGGAGCTGCCGGTGCACCCGATGCCCGACTGTATGCGCTACCAAGCAGTCCGGCAATACCGTCAATGATCGTATTCAGTGGAACTGTGCTAAAATATCCAGCGAGTCCGACAACTGTCGATGTCCAATACACTCCTTGGTATGTGAAGGCATCTGCCAATATACCAAAGAGTAGCAGGAAGTGAGGGACATACCTGAAAAGAACTTGGGGTTTCGGCGGACCCCCTGCATTGCTTTGCGCCATGACAACGGAGAGAATTCCGAGAAGAGCAGACGATGCTGCAAGGAGAATGGATTGCCACCAGTTTAAGGACGCAGAGGCGTTTGTATCGATCGAAGATACGGGTGTAGGGGGCATCTGCTTGTCTTTTGTCCGATACTTGTTTTGTGTTGATTACTACAATGGGTGCAGGTTCGTCGTGCAATTTCACCATAGTCACTGACCCTATGCCGGGCGGGGATCTCACTGCAGGTCTTTCCATGTCAAAATCAGAAGGGTGTTCGAACTGTACATTTTCAATCAATGCGGCAAACTCTGTGTCAACCGTAGACATTGCACGTTCGCCTGATTCAGATCCGAAGTATGGAAACCGAATTCACATCCGGCCGATCATTCCATTTCAGGTGACCTTTAATGGGTCCGTGTACTCGATTCCGCGTCTTGAATGGCAGTATCCATCTCCGTTACGCGTAGAAGGGCAACTTGCAGACGGAGTGCTTGCCTGCATTGGGGAGACCATTACGATTTATATTCCGCTCTCGTCGACCCGCAATTTTGCCGGTACTGTAGGCGGAGCACCTCCCTCGGGGTCGACCAACTTTTTTGCATCGATTTCGCCCCGACTTGGCGAACTGAGTGTGGAACGAGGGAGGGTGTTTGGAAGTGGAAAGTCAATTGAGGGCATTTCAGTCGGTCAAAATTGGAGTCTGTCGCAATTGGTTCCTGCAGATGCACCCTTCTTCACATGGGTTCAATCTGAGTATCAACAGTACACCAAGTATGCAATTCCGTGTGGAGAAACACGGATTGGGTACCGCGAGACACCTGGACCTCGAGTGATTTTTATAAAGACTCCTGCAGTGATTGCGGACAATGATATGGCAGCGCTTCAAAGTACAGTCGGGCGAATTGACCCAACCAAAATCATTCCGTCGCTTCCCCACGTATACTACTACCCTCCGAATGCCCCGTGCCCGACCGGAAAATGCCCCGCTAAAAAGACGCAGAGCACTTCGAGTACAGGTGCATTCATGAAGGTCGCAATTGCCGGAGGTGTTCTGATCGGACTTTGTTTTATTGCAATTTTGATCCCGCTCATTTTTGAACGGTATGGTTGGTTTACGCAGACAGCGGCAAGACTGAAATCCGCATCTACACTCACAATCCTGTTTGTGATCTTTCTTGTACTCATTCTATTTGGATTCATTGCTGCAGGCATTATAGCGGGAACAAAGTAAAAACGAAGGCATCTTCAATAAATGCACACAGAGTAAAGAATGGTACTCGCCGTATTCATTTCGCACCAGGGAACTCTGTCTGAAGTTGCAATTCCGGCAAAGACACCCGATGTCCTCACGTGGTTGCGAAAGAAACTGAAGCAACCCACACTTCAGTTCCAAGGAAAGTTGACACACGATGACGTGGTGCTCTCAGTCTTTGGAGTTTCGACAGAAGATGAGGACGAGACAACGAATCAGCACATGCTTCCCCCTCCGTTCAACGATGACCTGTTTTCCGGCACAATTGCAATTCTCCATTCGATCAATCAGAATGTAGATGACTACGATGCATCGGTCACGCAGTACAAGGATCTAAAGTCTGTAGAGTATGACGAGATTTATCACTCCTGTACGTTCCAAGACGAAGAGGAGGATGAACTCAAGGATGAGGACCCTCCTGAGGAGGAGGAAGGAGAACCGGAGGATGAGGACAGTCTCCCGGTGGAAAATCGCGAGTCTCGTCCGGTGCACACTGTGCACGCATCCAACGTCTTGGTCGACAATACACTGCGAACACTTGTGCGGAATCACTTCAATAGTAATCATGTGGAGACGGCAATTCTTGAGCGCACAATCAAGGATGCAAAGGCGTGGTTTATTGATATTGGGTGGGAGAACCCAGTGTTCAAGAATCTGTATCAGACGCGTGCAGTTCAATTGTTCAAGTGTCGTCATTTGCTGGCAACAATGACACCGGATGAATTTGCAAATTCAACACCGCTTCAACAGGATCCAGATCGATGGGCAAAGATGATTGAGTCTGCGAGTGAAAAGGAAAAGGCAACGTATTCGAAGCGTTCAACTGCATCGATCTTTATGAACTGTTCGTCGTGCAAGCGCAAGACTCGATGCGATTCGTACCAGATGCAGACTCGATCCGCAGACGAACCCATGACGACCTTTGTGACATGCCTTGAGTGTGATAAGCGTTGGAAGTTCTAGTTTTCAGACAAAATCTACAGAGATCACAAATGGATACAGACCAAGTTCGCGATGCGCTGCGCCAGTGGATTGCGGCAGACGATGAACTTCGTGCTCTCCAGCGCCAGGCAAAGACAATCCGCGAACGCAAGGCGCAGTTGGGCACGACGGTCCTCGAGTTCATGAAGACAAACAGTCTGGACAATTTTATTATTGAGGGCAGTGCGGGTACGATTGCCAGGAGTGAGCGCACGGTTCGTCCTGCACTGAAGCGATCGACGCTACGCCAGCAACTTTTTTTGCAATTTGCCGATCAACCTGAGCGTGTCGCGGAAGCTCTGCGGGCAATTGAGGGTATTCCCGAGGGTGCAGAGGACATGTCGGTCGGTGGGACAAAGCGTGAGGTCTTGAGTCGTCGTTTGCCTCGCACTCAGAACATCTCACTTGGATAGAAATGGACTGGTCATGGACAGTTGTAGCGGCAGTCTTGATTACATACGTCCATCTCTTTAACCGCATTGCCACGAATTATCTTGATTCAGACCGAACACTCACGTGGAAAGATGTTCTGCATACATGGGTTCCTCCATTTGAGTTGACATTGAAGGTGTGAAAACGAACCATGCAACTTCAATGCACTCAAGACCATGGAGTGTCCGCACGAAACGACTGAAGTTGAAGAGGGAAGTACGACGTGTATGCAGTGTGGGACCCTTCTTGGGAGTCACATTGATGAGGGTGCAGAGTGGCGAATGTATTCGAATACAGAAGAGGATCCATCGCGAACGGGCGCAGTGACTAACGAGTTGCTTCCCGAGTCTTCGTATGGATCCATGATGATGCGGAGGCGTACACCGGGTCAGTCTGAAGAAGCAAAAACAATTGCCAAAATGTCTTCGTGGTCCTTCTCGAGTCACGGCGAGCGATCGTGGATGGGTATTTTCGATGCAATTCAAGGATCCTGTACACGAATCGGTCTTCCGAAAGCAGTGATTCACGACGCATGTGCATTGTTCAAGAAGGTCGAAGATGCGCGCAAGACACGTGGAGAGACTCGACGTGCACTTATGGCAGGATCGGTCTTTACTGCATGTCGTCAACACAATGCGACGCGGACGCATGAAGAGATTTCTACACTCTTTCATGTGTCCATTCGAGCACTGTGCAAGGCATTGGTTCGATTCTTGTCGGAGGCATCGAGCGTTCTCGATACGCAAATCGGAATTGCGGAGCGAATTTGTGCTGATCTCGTAATGAATGACGGAGAGCGTGACAGTGTCATGAAACTCTTGACGCGTTTGCCCGAAATGGAACACACACCGAAAACCATTGTGGCAGGTGTGGTGTTCTTTGTGTTGGGGTCGCGTCTGGCAGAGGTCACAAAATCGAGCGGGGTTTCGACTGTCAGTGTTCGAAAGATGATCGAAAAGTTAAAAACACTTGCGGTATAGTAAAATGAGCACGGCAGCGCAGAGACAGGCAGAGGTAGACATTACAAATGCCGAGGTCATGAAAGCAAAGAAGATCCTGGACGAACTAAAGAAACTTGAGGGTCCGGGTGCTGACAAGCAGGCACTTGAACGCGCGCAACAAAAGTATGACACTGCAGTTAGAGAGAACAATGCAGCGCTCGCGGCACAGTCGAATGCAGGTGAGGGGTATGCGGCACACGGCGGTACGTCTCGGCGCCGGCGTAGACGCAAGACTAGAAGAGTTTCGGGGCAAACCAGACGATCCTATCGAGGGCATCGGTCGTCGCTGCGTTAGGCATAAGAACGACACCTCCAGTGCCCGGGATGTTCGACGTAAAGTAAATGTTTGTTCCAGAATGAGCAATGTACATTGCAAGTAAGATGCCGTTCGATGTCATTCCAGGAACAGAGATCGTGTAGGGAGCGACACCCAGAGGCGGTGAAAACACTCCACACTGAGTTGGAAAAATGTTCGTAAAGAGCGAATGGTTCGAGGACACTGCAGTCAACAAGGAATTCGAAGTGGACTGGTCGTGTGTGAATCGCAACGATCCATATCCATCATCTGTCCTGAAATCTCCATTCACATCTAAGACTGCACTGCCCGGATCACGACCGATCGACAATCCATTTTCGACGCGCGCATATCCTGCAACGTCCAAATTCAGACTCGGAAAGCGTGTAAACGGAGCTGTAATATACTTCATTCCTGTATCGCTTTTTCCAATGGAGACACACCCTGCGGATAGATCGGCAGCAATTGCCACTGTATTCGAGGTTCCTACTAAAAATTGATTGGATGTATACGGCGTGCTGGTTGCCGTCAACTGATTTCCAATGTAGACATTGTTGTTTCCGACTTGACATCCGGTGGAGGTTCCGAGAAAAATGTTCGAAGACCCAGTGGACGACTGACCTGCATTGTACCCAATGGCAATTGTGTTTGAGTTTGAACTCGAATTTGCACCTGCAAGGGTTCCGATGTACACTGAATTCGAGACACTTGCAATGTTGGCGGCAGCACCATATCCGAGACCAATCGCATTCGAGCATGCTCGCACAGTGCTCCACGTATTTCCAGAATTAAGACCAACGTACACATTGGACTTTGAATCCCCTATATCTGCGCGGTAAAGGATGGCATTGCTTGCAGAGACCGTGTCGATATTCGATAATTGGAGACTCGTTGAGAACCCCGTCCCACTGTACGTGTAGACAGGGCGGAAGACGTTTGTCAATAAAGACTGGACTCCCGTTGTGCTGCTCATTGTATATCATTTAGGTGTTTTCTGTTGTAAGTAATATAATGTCGTACACTCTGTTTCCAATCAAGGCGTCGGAGCAGGATCTGTATCGTCTCTATAAGCAGCACGTTGCGGTCTTTTGGACACCGGATGAAATTGATTTCAGCAAAGACGCTGCAGATTGGTCTCGCCTTTCAAAGGAGGAGCGGCATTACATCTCATATGTCCTCGCCTTTTTTGCGGGATCGGATGGAATCGTCCAGGAGAACCTTGCACTTCGCTTCCAGCGGGAGTCGGAGTCGCAGGTGGTCAAACTGTTCTACTCGTTCCAAAATGCGATGGAGGGAATTCACTCAGAGACATACTCCCTGCTGATTGATACGTACATTAAGGATGAGGCCGAGAAGTTGCGTCTTTTTGATGGAATCAAGACCATCTCGTCGATTGAGAAAAAGGCAGCGTGGGCATTGAAGTGGATTGATTCGCAGGAGAATTTCTCGACTCGGTTGATTGCCTTTGCCTGTGTTGAAGGCATCTTTTTCAGCGGCGCCTTTTGTTCCATCTTTTGGTTGAAGAAGCGCGGACTGTTGCCGGGTCTCACCTTCTCGAACGAACTGATTTCGCGCGACGAGGGACTCCATACAACCTTTGCAGTGGCAGTGTATCATAAGCAGGTTCCAGTTGACCTGTCTGTCTTGTCTGCGATTGTGCAGGAGGCAGTGGCGCTTGAAAAGGAGTTCATTTGTGAGGCGCTTCCGTGTTCGCTCATTGGCATGAATGCGGGACTCATGTCGCAGTATATCGAGTTTGTTGCGGACCGTCTTGTGGTTCAGTTGGGTGGATCCAAACTCTATTCGTCGCAGAATCCCTTTGACTTTATGGATCTCATTTCACTCGATGGCAAGACAAACTTCTTTGAGAAAAAGGTGTCGGACTATTCTCGCGAGATCCGGAGAATTGCAGAGGAACTCCGACTGGATGCCGATTTTTAGTAGACAATCACGTTACCGGCAGGTGTGAGGACCTTATTGTCCCCGCTCTTTGTTGGACCCACCGGTTGCAGTTCACCCTTTACATCTGACGGGACCGGTGCATCGTCTGCAAAGGCGACACCAAAATCCTTGTATGCCTGGCGTTTTCCAAACACCACTGCGATCAAGATAAAGACAAGAAAGACGCCGACAATTGCGGCAAGAATGTAGAGTCCCGTTGTAAAGAGGTTTCCAAGGAATCCGGATACAGTGTTTCCGCCGGGTCTGGATGCAGCGTATGCGCCCAATCCAAGAAATCCGAGATTTTCAAACATGTCGCCTCCTTTTTGGGGGACCTTACGCATTTATACATACGAGATAAAAACATAGACAATGCTCCCATCCAAACTTGGGACAGAGGTCAGAGTTGTTGTCGTGAAGACGGCGCCCGAAGAGGATTTGAAAGGCGAACTCTACTTTTACAGATGTCTGCAGGCCTTGCCCCGGATCAAGGGTCTATTTCCAACATACCACTATGGATCTGAAACCAAACTCGAAATTGAATATATTCATTCAGTCACACTCACTGGACTGTTTACGACGATGCAACTCGGTCCCTCTAACATGAATTCACTTTTTAGTGCGCTGGACACGCTCCATACCTGCCCAGACGTTCCTATCGTAGTGACCCCCGAAGAGATTAAACAGTCCTATCTGTCCAAGTTGACGCATCGTATCTCGCGTCCGGAGTACACTGAACTTCCGAATGTTACAGGCATTTATGCACTCCTTCTCTCGCGTCTCAAGAAGTATACGCCTACCTGCGTATCGGTTGTGCACGGAGATTCATGGTTTGCGAATCTCCTCTGGACGATTGAGGATCGAATCAAGTGTGTGGATATGCGTGGTCGTATTGGCAATACCTTAACATTGAATGGTGACCCACTCTACGATTATGCAAAGGTCTATCAGTCTATTCTTGGATTTGACGAGGTTGTCTTTGGTCTTGAACCCGTTGACGCTGCGTACCGCAATCACGTATTCTCCTTGTTTCTAGGACATCTTCGTGCTCGCAATGTGAATACAGACGATGTCGTGTTGCTGGCACTCTGTAATATGGTTGGGTCGATTCCATTTCATTCTCGGCGCTCGGAGTTATGGACCCTCATTCAAACCTTGCTGCGGACATAGGCAGCGTTGACACCTGTAACCTCTGCAACCAGGTGGAATGTGGCACCGGCAAGGAAGAGCGTGACCCACTTGTCTTGTCCAAGTTTGTCCACCGCCCAAAAAATTGGAAGAAACGCGAGACCGACGATAATTGCTTCAAGGAAAACGTTCATTTATCTTGTCCGTCAGATTCTAAAATTTGTTATAAGACTCAATGAATAAATGGAACTTCTCCACACAGCAGTTGCACTTCTTGCGTCGATGGTCCTCGTTCTCGCGGGAATGGTCGGATGGTTGTACTGGCAACAGACACGTCTCTATTCCAACATGAACAGTATCATCATGGTCATTAACGAGATTGCCCGCCCGCAGGAGGCGCTCCCTGAACCTGAACCTGAACCTGTCACTGCCCCACCGCCCTCCGAAGAGGAGGAGGATGACCGTGCGAGTGTAAAGGACGAACCGGATGTCGTGTCTGGACCTCCTCCGCCGATCGATACGGATACGTTAGACAGCAAGACATCATCTGAGTTGCGCGAGATGCTGACTAAACGCGGAATCCCCTTCGGAAAGCGGGACGCAAAATCGGTGCTTGTATCGTTACTGAAGGCAACAGCGTAGGAGGAGGTGTAGGCAATCCTACAACCGCCTTGCGAACCCATCGTAAACGTATCGGTGCGCTCGGAATGTTCGACGTACAATCACACGGCATTGTCTTTATCCTTGACTTAAAATATGATGTACCATCGGATGGTTTGCATGTGAGATCAACTCGCCCCATGCAAGGTATTCTCTGAACTCACGTTCGGTACGAAAAAGTGGAAACACCGGATAACAGTTGCGCAATTCCTGGAAGGCATTTGCAATTTCGGGTGCATTCTGTGATCGGACAAATGCCAGAATCTGGTCAAGTTTTGCCCGGCGCGCGTCGTAGGGCATTGCCTTGAAATTCGTACAAAATGTATCCATTTGTCCTTCTCGGTGATTTACGTGAAAATCGCGAGATAGATGCAATGAGGATCGTCAGTTTTGACGTGGGACTTCGAAACCTCGCGGTTTGTGTTCTCGAGGGCACGAGTCGCCACGATGTCCGCATTGTGGATTGGACAATTATTGATGTCCTTGCAGAGCGTGCAGGGTTGGGTGCACCTCGATGCTACAAGTGTCCTGCTGCTGCGTCATGGGAGCATGCGAGTAGTGGTGAATTTGCGTGTGGCAAGCACCATCCCAAGATCAAGAAGGTCACCAAGAAGTCCTTGTCCGAGAAGACGCCTGCAGAGTTGGATGCCGAAATGACAAAGAATGGATTTCCACTCTCTGCAAAAAAGGCGGATAAGGTGAAGTTACTGTACAATCAGTATACGCAAAATCGATGGAAGAAGAGTGTAGGATCTGCACTGTCTGGATCAGTCCTTGATCTTGCACCTTGCATTGCAAAGAGTCTCGATGCGCGTCTTGCAACGTGGGGAAAAATTGATCATGTGTGTGTCGAAAACCAGATGGACCGACGTATGTTTGGTGTCCAGGCAATGATCCAAATGTACTTTGCGGCGCGGGGCATCAAGTGTGCAGGTGTGTCTGCCACGCATAAATTGTCGAATGTCGTGATGCTGACCGATTCCACGACAACGTACAAGGGTCGCAAGGCAACTGGAATTGCCCATGCGCGTGTCCTTGTTCCCGAAGTCAATCAGGAGCACTTTGCAAAGCACCCCAAGAAGGACGATCTTGCCGATTCCTTTTTGCAGGGGTTGTGGGTCCTCGAACATCCTTAGGACGCGGCACCCGACGCACCTGACGCACCCGACGCACCCGACGCACCCGACGCGCCCGAAGGTCCCGACGCACCCGAAGGTCCCGACGCACCTGAAGGTCCCGACGCACCCGACGCACCCGACGCACCCAAAGAACTCGATGCACCCGAAGGACCCGAAGGACCCGACGGACCTGAAGGACCCGACGGACCTGACGGACCTGACGGACCCGACGTATTTGCAGGTGCCGACCATCCACTCCACCCACCCCATCCGCCCCATCCACTGACGCTGCTAGTCCCCGTGCCACCCGTGCCACCGGTTGCTCCACGCCAAAAACTCGACACAGTCGTCGGAGTTGTATCGGTCATTGGTTTGCCCGTGAAGATGCTATTGCCATTCGAATCGTAAATTCCAAAGAGAAACGAGAATCCAAGGAATGAAAAGAGCGAGTTATCTTTTGTTGTGCTCGAGGTCGTCACGGATGAACAGGGCGTCCCCGCAGCATAGAATGCAGATGCATCGCTTGGGTCAAGCGAAGATGCTTGGATAACGAGACCGCAGACAGCACCAGAAAATCCACCCCCCGGACCAACTGTCACATCTCCTAATGCAGGTTTTGCGATCCCGGGTAATACGCATGACTTGACGAGTTTCCCGTTAATATAGATATCTACGTTCTTTTGGAAGACAGTAACGGACACTGCGAACCAGGATTGCAGAGGTACGTTTTCGACCGTGCAGTTGTAGTGATCATCCGACGCCCCGCCGCTGCTCAATGCGGACGCCTGTGTCGACCCGCCCGAGTAAATGCTGATTCCTACATCCAGCGTATTGCTCACGGGATCAAGACTGATACGAGGGTTCATGATTGCGCGGTTGGTCGGGTCTACGCGCTGCAAGACAACCTTTTCTTGTCCGAATCGATAATCCCAATTGTCAATGTACATCCAGTATTGAAGTCCATAATCTGTTATCTGTCCAACTGGAAACCCACCGGCACCTACAACCACACCGGATGCGCCGTCAATGGACGTCGGCATAGGACTCGACGTGATGGTCGGACCGATTATGTCCATAGACGCAGCGTAGAAGAAAAAGTACACAACCGCGACAAGGAACAGGATCCCGGCAATAATCCAGAACCATGTTATCCACGGCGTTACAGTCGTCACCTGAAGTTGAAGCGGACTCTGGGTCGCCATTTATGTTTACAAGGGAACTTTATTAGAAGATCAATGGAAAAACGAACCCTCAGTTCACAACACCAACCTGGTGTATCTGTAATGTACTGCAACAACTGCGGTGAGAAGGGACACGTGTTTAGGACGTGTAGGTGTCCGATTATTTCATCCGGTATTGTCTTGGTCAACACTCCAACTCTGCCTATCAATACGAAGGACGTAAAGTTCTTAATGATCCGCCGGAAAGACAGTATGAGTTTTGCAGAATTTATGCGAGGAAAGTACGATCCAACCAACGAGACGTATGTATCGACTCTTATCGTCAATATGACGCAAGATGAACAGCGTCAGATTACGACAGAACCGTTTGAAACGATTTGGCAACGACTGTGGAAGGGAGACACGAGTTCGCCTGAGTTTACGCTGTCCAAAGAGAAGTTCTTGTCCTTGAACCTTGCGAAACTTGTTGAAGACAATCCGTCTGTCTACAAGGAACCCGAATGGGGATTTCCCAAGGGACGCAGAATTCGGAGTGAATCTGATTTTGACTGCGCGATCCGGGAGTTTGGAGAAGAGACGAACGTTGTCCGTGATGCGTATATTGTCGTGGACAATATCTTGCTTGAAGAGATCTTTGTAGGTCTAAACAATGTCACGTATCGACACATTTACTTTGTCGCACTTCTTGTGAAACCTGCGCTCATTGATTTAACCCAGAGGTTCACGCACATGCAGACTCGTGAAATTTCTGGTCTAGAGTGGAAGACACTTGACGAGTGTAGGTCCTTTGTTCGTCCTCACCATGTTCAACGCATGTCTATGCTCGACTCGTTGCAGAACATTATCGAGTCGTACGAAAGTATGTAAAAAACGAAATTTAGGACGACAAAAACAATTCATCTCCCCGACAACATGAACTTCTGCTACGGTTGCGAGACATATCGACTTTTGACAAATACGGGAATGTGCGACACCTGCTCCAAGTGTGAGTGTTCTGCAGGAGGCAAGATGTGCTATCGGTGCTCGTCGGAGTACGACGACCCGTGCCGCACGTGCAATCAACACAGACGCGGCGGCGTCTCTCCATGCGGACACTGCTGGGTCTGCTACGACTATCTGTACGGGACACCAAGGATTCAAGAACTCAAGAAAATCATCGAAGAGATCGAGGCACGACTTCGTAAGGGCGGCATGACCAAGGGACAGAAGGACGACTGGATCTGGATTCTCCAGAACCGCCGCGGCGACCTGGCGCACGAGCGCAAGGTTGCCATGGAGGAGATGTGGTCTCACTATGACGCTGACGATCTGCGCAAGATGGATCGTCAGTTTATCTGAAGACATCTCCACAACCAACTTTTTACATGAAAAAATGAAATTGAAATGGAAAAGGAAAACCCAGACCAGTTCAAAATGACGCAGTGCCATCTCTGTGGGATGCTTCTCAGCAACACGCCCTTTGTCTACAAGATCTCAACGGAAACCATGAACACTGCAACACCCATCGTCTACATCACATGTACGGACTGCATGAAGGAAATGCACATCTATGCCAATCTCTTTGTCAGACAACACAACCGCTTCCCCCGCATGTACATTGACTTTTATGACCCTCCGGTCTAAGACCTACGTGTGTGCTTCTTCGTTTTACGTGCAAGACGACGGGTCCGGAGGCCCCTTGTGGACCGTGTCCGGAGGCCCCTTGTGGACCGTGTCCCGCCTCGATACTTGACGGGTATGATTGTGACCTTTTTTAACCCACTGTCCGGACCGTCAATGTCTTCAATCAACGCCTTGTATGGAGGAAGAACCATGATTTCGCGTTCAGGATCAAGACCTCTCCATGCAAAAAACCGAACGCCGGGTTTCACATTCATCTTTAACATACAACACATCCCCCTTTTGCCTGAAAAGGTATATGCTACATGTTTATCATACGATGTGGAAAGGGGCAGTGTACCATCAATGTTCAGTGCTTCTTTGCCCTCAACTCCACGAAATACATTGATCTCTTGCGTCAGCTTGGGAGCTCTGGAGAGTGCAGTAAGAAACCCAGTCATGAACTCTCGGATAAATCCAGGACCCGATAGTTCTTTTGATAAGGGCGGTCGCGCAGGGTCTTTGCTATCTGCATGTGTTTGCTTTCTTGCATAGTCTACCACTCCAAGGGACTCCTCGGTCAATCCTAGCATCAAGGGTCCCATAAAGCTGTGATGATCCCCCTTGTATGCATCTAAGGCCTTAAACTCAGCAGGGGTAAGCGTTGACTGAAATTGATTCAGTGCAGCTAGATCGACTGGCGATAATACATTTCTAAGCTCCAAAGGTGGATTCTTCTTGTGGTACTCCTTCTCCGCGGCGTCCGAGGCAAAGTCCATCTCGAGTGGAGGGATAAATTCATCCCACGGGTCTGGGGGTAAAGGTGCAACTCCAATGGGTTTCCAGTCCCAGTTTACTTCTTGAAACATCTGTCCGGGAGGGAAGGAGGTTTCATCAAAATAAACGCTTTCGCTTTCTTCGCCGTCTCCTTTAAGTTGTGCGTGGAACGAAGTTTCACCGCTATCCAAAAGATGCATCTTCCTACCAACGTACCTGAGGAGTAGTCTGCGTTGTTTCTTCAAGTACTCATCGGAATTTCTAGCAAATGTAGCTGTGAGAAACCGCGCTTCATCCGACGGCGCCGGAACGATGTAGTTTGTATAGAGTTTTAGCTGAGAGAATGGAACTGGGGCCGGAGGGGGCATTATCAGTTGCTCTCAAAAAATTCGAAAACGAAATCTTGGGCCACAAAATCGATTCATCTCCTGCCACTACTACACGCACTACATACATTCAACACGACAACATGGGTTCCAGCAACAGCAAGATCCAGTGCCTTCAGCGCCCCGCACAGTCCGGCAAGACGAAGACGATGCAGGGGATGATGACGGAGTACAAGGTGATAGAGGAGGTCTACCGCGGCACCGGGCACAACCCGCTCAACATCATCATCGTCTCCAACAACAAGAACCTCGTGGACCAGGCGAAGGTCCGCCAGGAGGAATTTGAGGCATCCAGCATTGCAAGTGACGAAAGCGCAGATGACCACGTTACGGGCACCTGCTTCGCGTGGATGTCCGGAACCAAGAAGACGAACATCCACTACGATGCACTCGCTTTCAAGATCATTGAGGGCGAGGTGACAACTGTCATCGTATGCGCGCACAAGAAGCGCCTCGAGTACCTCTACAACCTCATGCGCCGCCTAAATGGCAGTCCCAACTTTGCGCGCATCATCAACGTGTGGATCGACGAGGCGGACGCGTCCGTGAACCTGTGGAGCAACCCGGCGGTCGACGTCACGCTCTTCGGCAAGGTCGATAAGGTGACGCTCGTCAGTGCGACGTTCGATAGCATCATCAAGAAGTACGCCCGTGTGCGCATCCGGGAGGCGGCGGAGACCTACCCGGAGTGCTACCACAAGCTGATCGAGTGCGTGAAGGTCGCCGACGACTCTGCAGGGTGCGCGCTTGACTACCTCATGGGCGTCTTCCCCAAGTACGAGGAGACGCTCATTAAGAAGGGCATGCGCCTGTTCGCGCCCGGCGACATCACGATCGCAAGTCACGACGCCATCGCGGAGTTTCTGCGGACCAAGGGATTCGCGGTGCTTGTGCTCAACGGCAAGCGCAAGTGCATCGTGCGCCCCAACGGCACAGTTCTGCCCATCGTGGGGTACGACGACGACGGCAACGCGCTGGAGATCGGCAAGGCGGTGGCGAGCATCTACCACTCGAACGGACTCGCGGAGTTTCCGTTTGCCGTGACGGGGCAGATGTGCCTTGGACGCGGACTGACGTTCCAGAACGAGCGCTTCCTCTTCGACTTCGGCATCGTTCCGCCCATCAACGATGCGTCGACAGCGTACCAGTGCGCTGCGCGGATGGCGGGCAACATCAAGAACGTCGCGAACTACAAGGCGCCGACGCTCGTGACGACCACGCCGATGTGGGCAATGATCGAGCGCCAGGAACTGGTCGCGATCAACCTCTCGCGCCTCGTGTACGAGAACAAGTGGAACGACGTGGGCGAGGGCGAGATGCTCGAGGCGGGTGGCGGACCTCTGCCCGGACCGCCGCCGAAGGTGCGGGACTGCGACGTCTCCGATACGTTCCAGACCAAGGAGCTCGCAAAGACGTGGTGTGGCGAGCACCTCACGTGCGGATCGAAGGGGTACGACCTCTACGATGCGGCCGGAGCGCAAGGACGCACGCACATCAAGATCGGCACCGGCAAGAACACGCTGCGCCCGATCCAGACGGACGCCGAGGCGCGCGAGGACACGAAGCAGGTAGGTATTGCCAAGGACGCCCGTATCACGCCCGTCCTCCACGAGGGCGACATCCGCTACGTCGTCATCTACAAGACGAAGTATCTGCGCCCGGCAGTGTAAGGTAGACGAAAGCAGACCGCAGAACAAAAACTTTTTACATGAAAACGAAAGTCTCGACTTCATAGCAGAGGTAGAGTAAGAATGAAGAGAACACTTGCAGCACTCACGCGGGCGCGCAACCTGGCACCTCCTCGCGAGATTTGGGTTCTGTACCGTGTCCTGGACCCGCTCCTCCTGACTCTCGCGACAAGCAACTTCGCCCCCATTGCAATTCGCGACATGTACGATGCCCGCACTGCCTTCAACCCAGGTCTAGTCGGTCCGAACAAGTTTGTTGTAGGTGGCATCTGCGAACTCGTACTTGCCAAACTCATCGAAAACTGTGGATTCACCTGCAGGAATGTCGCGTCCGAGTCCACGAAGGTGGACCTGGTCATTGCGGGATTCAGTACCTTGTCCCTCAAGAATTGTGCGGCAGTGTCAGACGTCACGATTGCAAACTATGCTGGCAATGAGAGTGGAATTGCGCCCTTGCCTCCGACACTCATCACAATCTGCGGCGAGAATGAATGTACATTCCTCTATGTCGACGAGATGATTCTTGCAGCGTCCGGGTGGGAAAAGACGGGTGAAAATGGATTGTATTCTCAGACCAGTGCGCGCCTGAACATGAAAAAGGCGTTCATCCAAGACATGTTGCGGCGTTTGCAGTCTCCACACGTGCTCCGGTTTCCCGCACCGCCTCCCTCGACAGTTCCTCCAATGGACCCAATCAAGATTCTTTACGAGGCAATGATTGCGCGAACAAGCGCACCTGCCACGTGAGACACGACATTGACATTCACGCTGTTCCCCAATTGCTTGTATGCAACCAGATCCTTGTCTGCAAGTTTATGTGTCTCTGGAAAACTCTGAAGACGTGCACATTCACGCGGAGTCAAGAACCTGCGCTCCGGTCCGTAAATCGGCGTCTGTACCATTGCCACCAAAGTCGGAAACCTATCCGTCTTTTTTACACGAATTCCCGACTGGCGCAACTGAATGAAATGGTCCCAGATCGAAGTGTACTCTCCCGCCTGCCACTCGAGTTTTGTATACACCTTTCCCTTGGCAAGAACTGCAGCGTGCCTCTTCATCCAATCGTCCCAGAACACGGGATGCCACGCATAGAGCGCCTTGTTGTTGCGAATGTAGTCTCGTTTCCACTTCAAGAACTCGGGATTGTCAGCAAGTGTAAAGTATTCGAGATAGACTGAACCACGATGAGCACACGATCTCAAGACCGGCAGCGTCTCGTTCCATGCATTGATGGCATCGACTAGATCCTGCTTGATCGCATACGCCGGATCCGGTGGGTCGAGAACGGCAATGTCTTCCTTGACGGGTCGGGGGATCTCCACTGTATTGCCTACATCTTTCCGAATCCCGACAAAATAGACTCGCTCCCGATGTTGCGGAACACCGAACGCATCCGGACTGAGAATCTGGACATTCACCCGGTACCCAATCTCATCCAGCGCATGCAGTATACCCTGCATCACACGTCCTTCTTGGATGCTCAAGAGTCCCTTGACATTTTCAAGAAGGAACCCTTTTGGACTCTTGGTCTGCAAGATCCGAACCACTTCATAAATCAAGGTCCCGCGTGCCTGATCTGCAAACCCTGCACGCTGTCCGCCGGTACTAAAAGGTTGGCATGGGAACCCTGCACACAAGATATCGTGGTCTGGGACATCGACAACCTTGCGAATATCGCCCACCGGTTCAAGATCAAAATTGAGTCTATAATTTTCACGGCACTTGGCATCAATGTCTGACGCAAGGACACATGTCCCGCCCAGCGCAGTCAGTGCGTGATGGAATCCACCAATCCCGCAAAAGAGATCCACAAATGTGAATACCATTGTCACTCCACTTCTTATACCATGTCCGGTTCGTTTTTACTCGGGTGGATCGCAGTAGGGAATCACCTTGTTTGTGACCTCCGGGGAGGGCGAAGGACCCATCAATGGACCGACGATTGGAGCGCCTGGGTACACTTCATTGTTAATCGCACGCAGGGCACCGTTAATCAGAACCTGGGCACGCAAGTATGCCGTGTACGACGATGCATTCCCTAAATCAGGGAGACCGGCATAGGGCACCTTGACGGACAGGGTAAGTGTAAAACTGGAAATGTTTCCCGACGCATCTGTGGCAAAGACAGTGAGCGAGTAATTGTTCAAAATTCGCATTGGAGTTCCACTAAGTGTTGCGGTCAATGCATTGAATGTCATTCCAAGTGGAATTGCCGTTTGATCAATGAAATAATACAGTGCATTTGTTGCAACAAATTGTATAGGGACAATCGTGAGGTAGAGGTTAAAGAAATAGATCTGTGTGGTTGGCAGTGTGAACACCGGTCCAGGCCCGAGTGTGCGTGTCAGTGTTGTCACAAACGACGTTGTTCCTGGGGGTCGAACGTAGACTGTAGGCGACAAGACAGGTCCGATTCCACCAAGACCATGGAGAACACCTGCAGACCACGCGGAGGGAAATCCGGGCGTCTGGTAGATCTTGGTCGCATCCGCGACACTCCATCCAGTTGCAGATGTGAATCCTAGAGGTCCAGACACAAGTTTACTATCTCGAACCCAGTTGCTGTTGTTCAGTGCGTCGCCTGTTGTATTGTAAAAGACCGAGTACCCTCCGCTCACTTCGCCAATAAATGCAAAGGTCCCGTTTCCATACAGAAGTTCACTATTGAACCCTACCTCACCTGTAAGACCAGCAATTGGAACCACGATATTCCATTCAAATCCATCGGATGAAAAGTAAAGACCACTTGCGCCTCCAGCAAGGATCGTCCCTGGAAGATCTACATTGATTGCATTTGTCGGTCCAATACTCTCCGCTTCAAAGATCAGGGCACCGTATCTGTCCGGGTACGCATACAAATCAACTGTCGTTCCCACATAGACTGCGCCTCCGACTGCGCGGATTGTATTCGGAGTTCCTGCAAAAGTGCCTGCAAGTAGAGTCCACGTCAGTCCATCGTCTGTAGACGTGTATACGTTACTAAGGGATGCAGCATACCACCGAGTTCCATCATATGTGATTTTTTGAAAGAAGGAAGGTACATCGACTAAGGTGAATGTGTTTCCGTCAATAGAACGATAGAGTTGAGAAAAGGGAGGCGCCGGACCCGGCGTCATTGTCGCTGCAAGAAACACATTGCAGTCCACATACATGTTCTTCATTTTGAAGTCTGTGATTGTATTGTTTGCAACTGCAGTCCATGTCGCAGGGTTCGCAAATGTATTGGAGGTCGAGTCGGATACGAACAACCCTGCAGATCCAGTCAAGAATGTACGCCCAATCAGGGCATTCTGTGTTGCGAGTGTGAATTGAAGAGACGAGTCTGTCAAACTACCTGCAGTGGCGCCAACCGTAAATGCAACTGTCGGTGGCAAAACCTGGTTAGGGGGCAGACTGTCTGTCAAGGTTCCTCCTAGTACACCTCCCGATGTGATTGTGAGTCCATAGGGTGTAGGGAGTGAAAGTGTAAAATTGGATCCGGGGATTTGACTGTACGAGATTGCGGTGACGGGTACAGTGAGTCCGTTTGACCACGTATACGAATTTCCATTTGGCAGCAAGAAAAGCATACTGTCCGCTGTTATGGCAAAGAGTACCGAGGTACTTCCGGTTGAATATCCCGTTGTTGCCGTCACGTTTGCGGTCCGACTCCCAGTCACGAGCGGTGTGCCCTGAATAAGTCCACCAGACGTCAAGTTCAATCCAAGCGGCATGTCAATGGATGAATATGTCAAGATAGGCAGTCCACTTGTAGTCGAGTTTACGCGGACACGTACCGGCGTCATGGGAATATTCTGCACAAGAGATATCGTAGACAAGGTATCAAATGTAAAGGTATCGTCCACTACAACTGCGGTCAGAGAGGACGTTCCGGTTGCAATTCCATCCGTTGCCGTAAGTGTCACTGTATTTGAGTACAGAGTCGTGGGTACACCTGAAAATGTAAGGTTTGATCCAACATTCGATACGACAATGCCAGACGGAAGTGTAGACGATGTAAAGGACGTGATGGGCAGGTTTGCACTGGATGTTGCCGTGTAGACGATCGGCGGATCAAGAGATAGAGATCGACCTATAATGAATTGGTTCGAACTACCCGGTGCAGGCGCAACGGTGACTGTGTCTACTGCAACTGTAATGGTTATCGTCATTTCACCGACAATATCATTGGTGTTTGTGGCAAGAAGGGTCGATGTCGTTGTCCCTGCAGTGGTGGGTGTTCCCGTCAAGAATCCACGCTGAGTAATCGAATTAAAGGTAACCGAGACACCTGGTGGAAGTGTTGTCGATGTCATTGACTGGATATTCGCATTCACTGCAGTCCCTGGAAAGAAACTGAGTGCGCTCAGCAGATATGTATTCGGGATCGGGACACCTGTATACAATCCATCGATGCTTGCACCGTCCCGGATAGACCCTACAAACAAGACTGCCTCCGTGTACGAAAACGCAATGGGTGTCGTGTTTGACAAGGTTCCAGCAACAGATCTCAAATTTGCAGTAAAGGTTCCAGATCCGAGTACACTTTCAGCACCGCTCGTAGTTCCAATGCACGAGAGTCCAATCGAGCAGTTTGAGTCCGCTGGGTAAAATGTAGTGCCTGGCATGAGATACAAGGGTGGATCTGTCGTAGGGTCAAAAAAACTACATCCTGAAGGGAGTACAGGCAGGTTGACATATCTAAGTTCACCGGGGCGGACAACTGCATTTCCAGACGCAGTAATGACAAAGGTTTCGCTTGACTGTGGATTTACAGTGAGTGACGGACTGGGTACATTCGAAATCGCGATGCGCGGAGACAAGACTCGAAAGGTCATTGTTGTTGTCACCACGTTCCCTGCAGCATTGGTTCCAATAATTTGATAGGATGCCGGTGCATACGTTGCATCCGGGGTTCCATTGATAAACCATTGTGTTCCGTTGCTACCAATCGCAAAACTCATGCCGATCGGCAGGTTCGGCGAGGAGTAGACAGTTGTCACGGCAAGGTTTGCTGTATTGAGTTCAATCACATTGCTATACACTTGACCCACGAACAAGGTCTGGTTGGACAAGGTGAGACCTCCAAATGTAAACCGTCCATTTCCAACCACGACAGTTAAAGGTGAATTGGAGGCAATCTGCGTAGTGTCCGTCGACAATTGACACAAAAACTGGAGTTGTTCACCGGCAGCGGTTGTGGCATTGGCAATTCCATTCGGATACCTACTGAATCCACCGAACACCACGTTGGATGCGTTCGAGTCATAGTAGCAGTATTGTTGGAGTACACTTGAGTTGCTTGCAAAGGTTCCGTCACGGTAATTGCTGAGAGGATTACCAAACACTTGGTACCCTATCGGAAAGGTAAAAATGTATGGACCAAATCGTTCGTATTTGTAGAGTGTGGGGATCACTGGATTCTGAATGGACATCCCTTCTTGTCTATTTACACGAAGATACGTAAATACAAGTGCACCTGTAGCGTAGTGGATAACGCGTCCGCCTTCTAAGCGGAAGATCGTGGGTTCGACCCCCACCTGGTGTAGTCCAGACAATATGCCGGAACACTTTTCCTCTTTTCCAAATAGGCGGCAACGATACGATGGGCACCATCCAATAATATGTATCGTCCATTCTTTCTTGCAACCCAGATAGGGTCTGTTCGCAGTTCTCGTCTGTGGTATGCAACTGAATCCAAATCGTCCTGCCCTCGTGGACGATTTTCAATGGGATACGGATCGTCGCAAAGTCGAGCGGGATCAAAATTATCCAGGTCTCTGCAACTTGAGAGTGGAAAGGAAACCAACACGCTCTCAAAAATATGGCAATAGGCAGACAGTTCCCAAGATGAAAAGAGACCTATGCGTATCGAGGTCTGGATCGAATCGTTCATTAATCTAAAGAGAGACGGATTTGGTTCCTATAATGGACCCAAATCCGTACCTTGTCGCATCTTCGCTGCTCTTTCTTGCTCCGTCGTTTCTTTGTTACACGCTCGATCTTCCGTTTCTTTCAGCGATCTATGGACTCGTGGCATGTGTGTCGTCCACATACCATGCGACAAAGTACCCTGGTCTTTTATGGATAGACTTTCCTCTGAATCACCTCAACCATATCGCCACTGTAGTGTATATTTTACAAGGTGGATGGGTTTCCATGCCTGCATATGCCGTGTGGTTGACCTACACGGTGTACACGTATTACGGAGGGTACCGAACATCGTCTATGATTTGGGATCAAGACTACACTCGCGCGACGCCGTGGCATGCGATCATGCATGCAACAACCGCTGCAACGACCATGTATACGGTCTTTGTTACGTGGGTTGCGCTACAGGCGGCGGGTTCTTAATTGCCTCAAACTGCTTGGTACCCTCTTCCGTTGTCAGACCCCTGTACACCATATCGAGTTTCAATTTCAAAAGGTTCCAATTGTCGTCCATACTCTTCGGCGCGAAGATTTCGAGTTGCAGAGTACCACGTTGTCGGTTCAAATGGAATACGTTTTTCAGGAATTGCTTCTTGCGTTGCCGTGTATTGGACAGACAAGAAGTATGCGAATCCGCCTAGAACCACGATCAGACACACAATGTTAAAGATCCAAGATGCAGTGTTTGCAAGTTGGGCGCGTCGAATCAAAAGCGTGCGCTCAATGTCGGCAAGGTCAACTCCGAGGTGCTGCATTGTGTGGTTGCGTGACTCCAATTTACGCCAAGAAACGACAAGGTCTGTCGGGTCCACGGAGGAACTGAACAGTCGCAGATACGAAGTCGGTTAGGATAAACGGCAACAGATCGAACAATGTTATGAATTTCACGAGGTGTCTTGTCTTTTAAGCAAAGTGTCAAGACAGTATCTGAATACTTGAGAAGATCCATTGTTTATACAGACTGAAGACTCTGCGTATACGGATTGCTCTTGAATGCATCCAGCAATCCACTCGTGCCAATGTCGCGTGCATACACATCCTGCTTGAGGGGTTCCGTGTACCGCATAGACCCCTGCTGGTCCGCCGTCGGTGCCTGTCCGCCCAAGGTATACATTGGCGCCTCGAATCCACGCACGTTATTGAAGATCGACTCGTCGCGATGTGTTGCCACATTCGTCGATTCAGGTCCAGACGCAATTGTCTTTCCACCCACAGCGCCTGCAGGTGTAGGCCGACCCACGACAGTTAATTTCATGAATTCCTGGTACGGTTCCGTAAAGGCACGAATGTACGAGAGGTACCCACCGGCAGCAGATTGTGCGCCCACAATTGCATCTGTCGACGTTGTCGTACGGTTCTGCTCCTTCATGACTTGGGTCGGGTAGATGCCCGACGCAACCTGCTGACCCGTTGTCGTGTTGAGGCGCTCCGGCCCCAGAACTGCAAATTTGTCCGGGCGATTCTTCTTGACGGGCGGTTGCAGACCCATTTCGGTAATGAAGTGTGCACCCGGAACTGTCTCGCCGGCAAAGGTGAGTTTCGGTTTGGAGGCAACGCGGGTCTCGTCCGTCGTCTTGGGCAGGGCGTATTCGCGACCGGCATCCTGCTGGTATCCGCCAGAAGGAAGGTTCGTGTATCCGTCATTAATGCCCGGTCCGACTTGGGTCCGTTCCACCGGAAAGACATTTGCCATGCGTTGACTTGTCACCTGACGAGACTGCTCAAAGTCTGTCTCGATCTGAACGCCCCACGGATTTCCCGTTCCAGGTTCAGGGGCAAAGAATGCAGGTAATTCGTCCTTGTGAAAGAACGTATTCTTTCCACTGCCTGTAAAGGTGTCCAAGATACCGTCTGTGGCACCGGAATACATGGACTGTGTCATGCGTGAACCAAAAAAGGGAACCATGTTGTTATGCCCCGTCTCCGCCTGTTCAAGTTCAACCTGTCCAGTTTGAAAATGTTCAGGGGTTACCAGCGTTTCCCTTGCATCTCTTGTGGAGTGCTCCTCTTCTTCTGTATTTGGGTTCTTTGGACCACCCTTTTGATTGGCAAGGGCATACCCCAGGGCAGCAAGTCCTGTTAGCAGTACGAACTCCATTTGAATTTACTTGAGCAAAGAATTGCTGAGTCGAGACGGCGTATTTGTTTGAAACGGTGGCACTGCATGTGCCTGGGGTTTGAAAAGCATCCATTGAAACGGGTATGCTGTCGACGCAGGTCCACTGGGAAGTGTTGCCGTTTGTGCCATCTGGGTACGTTGAAACGGTTGAAGTGTAGGTGCAGGTCGGTCCATTGTTTTCTGCTCTAGAAACAATTGAGGGGAATGGATACAAAAACCATCGTGTCCTACGTCTTTCCACCTGAACTATGGACGCCGTTTACGTCTATTTTTTCGGGTGCAGGCAACATCGGACTCTATATTTTAGGGGTCCTGTTTTGGGTGACAATTGCCTTTTATTTCTTTTCAACATGGTATCAGAGTTACAAGGCATCCGGAAGTCCATCGACCTTCCCGATTGGAGTCTTGGTGCTCTTTCTGGTTCTCTTTATCCTGCTCATTTGTTTTTCTGCAAGTCTGGGGGACGTTTCCGTTTTTGGATACAATCTATTCGGCATGAACAAGTGTCCGTCCGATAAACCGGATATGAACAGTGGACTCTGCTATACCAACTGCGATGCAGGGTACCACGGACGGGGACCGGTGTGCTGGGCAGATACAATCAGTCGTGGAATCGGTACACCTGCAGGGTTGGCGCCCTGTCGCGATGGGTACCGGACAGAAGGATTGATTTGCAGTTCAGTCGGGTGGGACAGTTGCAGATACAATACAATTATCGGGTGTATCGGCGGATTTACAGGTGATTTCTACGGACGCATGGACGACGGTGGAGTCTGTCCGGGACCCTCTGATTTTGGTGGAGATTTGGGCGCGTACGATGGAAACTACAGAAACTACACCGCGTCGACAGATCCCGACAAGGAGAAGGGAGTCCACCCAGAAGCAACACCGCTTTTCAATACGCCGCCGATCGGTCGTATCCACCCGCCCAATATGTGCTACAAGAAGTGCCCGGATGGAGGATGGACCTCTGTAGACGGAATGCCCTACCTCTGTATCCGTACCAAACCGGGCACAAACGATGCAATTCCTCTGTCCTACGGTCGGGGTGCAGGTGTACCGCCTCATTGGATCAAACTCCTTGACAAGGAACAGGTCAAGTACATATTTTAAGAGACTCTACGATGTACACCAATGGGAATTCCGTATTATGTCGCATCCCTTCTTCGCAGGCATCGAGACATTCAGTCACGGTACACTACCTTTGAATGCGATGTCCTCGGAATTGATTTCAACTGTTTCATTCATAAAGTGCTTGAAGATTCAGATCCGATTGGTAGCGTTGTCCGTGGACTTCGTGCATATCTTGAACGCATAACCGCATCGCGGATTTACATTGCATTTGACGGGTTAGTCCCCTATGCAAAGATTGTGCAGCAGAGATATCGCAGGTTCAAGAAATCAGATACGGGAGAGTTTGATCGAAATCAAATTTCGCCTGGGACGCAGTACATGCTCGATCTCGAGCGTGAACTTCGGCACCAGTTTTCACACATTGAACTATCTGGAACAACTGAACATGGGGAAGGGGAACATAAGATATTTCAATGGTTACAGCGACTTGACCCATCCGACCGTACTCGCATTGCCATTTATGGGTTGGATGCAGACTTGGTGCTCATTGCGCTGGCACAATGCAATCTCGGGTCTATTTTCTTACTTCGAGAGGATGACGCATTCTCCATCGCGGGACTTGCACGTGTCTTGCCATTACCGGTAGACGCATATGTTCGCAAGTGCATCCTCTGTTTTGGAAATGACTTTATGCCGACCCTTGCAATGTTTTCATTACGAGAAGACGGGCATGCACGGGCAATGAACACCACGCTTGAAAAGGCGGCAGGACTTGAAGCAAAGGTCCTCGTTGAACGAAAGGCAGTGCAGACACCGCATGCACTTGAGGCAAGACATGCGCTTCGACTTGATGGCATTTTAGATTGGACACCCGTTGTCTATGCATTTTGGAAAACGTACTTGTGGACACTCGAGTACTTTACAACCTCTGAAGTACCGGACTGGTGTTGGGTCTATCCGTATGCCGAAGCACCTCTTGTGCAGACACTCGTCGATCTGGATTCACCCCTCGAAGTGTCGTGGGAGTTTCCCGAACCTGTATTTGGGATCAAGGAGCAGTTGGATTTCATCTTGCCGAATCGTGGAGTGTATCCAAACGAGTTTTACAGTGAAGAGACGGAGACACGACCGCTCTGGATGAAGAAATACACGTGGGAATCCGATCCACTCATTTCACTTCCGTGGGACCCTGCGCGTCCGCTTACGTCTGTGACGCCGGTGGTGATTCCGCGTGCCACCCTGTAGCGCCGGCATATCGGACAATCCTGCGTCACGTAGTTTCTTGTGACACTCTTGAAGATCGTCGTGAAATGTAGCAAGTGTCTTGTTCAATTGTATATTTTGTTCTAGCAGTTCTGCATTTCGCGCGTGCAGTTCCGCACATTCATTCGCAAGTGTTAGCATCCGCGAACTCGGAGGTGGAGGTGGTCTGGGTTCACCGCTCATTACTGTCTTCCTCACAAAAAAACGAAATTGTGTTTTCAAATCTAGAGGTAAAGCGGACCCAAGACAAAATGTGGACCCTTTGGTATCACGATCCGAACGACAGCGACTATGCGCTCAAGAGTTACACGACAGTCTACAAGATCACCACAATTCCAGAGTTCTGGAATGTCATTGACGGAATTCCCAAGGATGTATGGGAGACGGGCATGTTCTTCTTCATGAGAGACGGAATTCCGCCGCTCTGGGATAGTCCCGAGAACACCAAGGGAGGTGCATGGTCCAAGAAGGTCGATGCGAGCGATACGCACACGGTCTTTGTGGATTGCATGGTGCATTGCATGGCAGACTCCTTTCTCAAGAGCAACAATGAGTGCATTGCCGGGGTGACACTCAGTCCCAAGGGAAATTTCCACATTATCAAGATCTGGAACACGACAACGGCAGTCTGCGATCGTCGTCTCTTCTCCCCATCCCTCAAGATGAAGGTGGGCGACGACATTGCGTACAAGGCGCACAATCTGCGTCCCAAGTAATTCATCGTCTGCGCGACCGGCGGTGGCGAGTCTTGCGGGTCCGACGTCCACCACGAGCACCCGGGTACGCGGCAAGAATATCTGCCTTCAAGGATTGCAATGCAGTTGCCGGGTTCTGCTCGTCCCAGTTGTTCTTTAACATCTTGACATTGTCGCTCAGATACGATTGAGATGCCTTGAATTTTTCAATAAAGCGCGCAAACTCGTCCAGAGACACACCGCTCGCAGGCATGCGCTTTGAGAGTTCATTGAATACGCTTTGCGTGTTGGTCATCCACGGAGGTGTCTCGCCCATTGGTATCATTTTCGTAATGACAGACACAACCTTTTTTGCCGTGGCAGTTTCTTCGGGTGTAGGAGGCGCCATTGTTATTTCCGAGGAATTTTAAAGACAAGGTCACGAATCTGGTTGACTGCCTCGTCGGGAATCCGTTTGTTCATTGGCGTCTCGGTAAGACAGTTAATGTGGAAATAGATACAGTACATCCCACACTCGGAATCCTTTCGCTGGTGTCGGGTGCTGTTGTACGTGAGTTGCATGGGTTTCGAGTGGATCCCCGTTGCATCCCACTGCATTGCCCATCGATTCATCAATCGCTTGATTTCGGGTTCAGGTTTGAACGCATACGAATCAAAATAGGTCATTCGGGGAAATTCGAGTTCTGGACGGATGTCGCAAAAGACTGCCGTCCAGTGTTCGCCCGTTCCTTCGTGGGTGTCTGTATTGATTGCAATTCCGATTCGACGGTATCCCTTCTTGTACAGTTTCGGAAGTTTCATGGAGCAGAGTGCAGACACCAAGCATTGCGACAATTCTTCCGTCTTCAAGTCAAAATCAATTGGAACGCATCCGACAAAGTAATAGTCGTCAAAGAGTTTCGCGAGTTTCTTTTCAACCGCATCAATGTCGTCGGACGATAACCATTCATATCGGTTTTCCTTCCACTCGGACGGTGCCTTTGATTTTTTCAACATGGACATGACCACGCATGCAGGCGCACCTGTCGTACATCGTTGATGAAACCGTTGAAGCAACTCTCCCCAAACTTGATCCGTCGACCCGGGTGGGATCGTAGAGGATGTCTGTTTATTATAAACTTTACGGAGGTTTTCAACCTCGCCCTTGTCGACGTACTGAGTCACAGGAATCATTATACACTGAGGTGAAAACTTCGCGTTCCAATTTTCAGAACCACGTCCGACCAAACAACAAAGATGGAGACAGATCTTCTTGTGAATCCTCGAGTCGCAGGCGGAATTGCAAATCTCGAGTCCGTTGAGATGCCGACCCTCGACTTTACGGATATGCCGTCTGCGTCGGCCCCAGCGGCACCGTCTCTTGTCCCGAATTTTGAGACCACAGGTCCTGTGCGGGTCGACGGTCTTGATAATCTGAATGCTGGCGCATACACGTCCACAAAACCAATTCGGATGTCCGACGAGGTTTTGATGAAGGAAAAGTATGAGATTCTGCGCAAGTTTGAGCGTCTGTCCAAACTCGGCGTCCCGATGCGTAAACGGTTCACGGTTGACTCGCCGCTCGAAGAAATGAAGATGGAACTGGAGTTCATTCGTCGTGAAAAGTCGATGGATTCCACCATCAAGCAGTTCTCTGAATGGTTCGTTACAGGCATGTCTGGTCTGGAATGGGGGTCGAAGAATGTGGCAATGCTCAAGGCATTCGGTCTGTCTCTTGATGGACTGTCCGAGGCAGCGCAAATGAATGTCGTGGATCTCGAAGACGATTTCGAAGAATTGTACGATCTGTATGGCGAGAACATGAAGATGCACCCTATGGTCCGCATCCCGCTTCGCACCTGCATGATGATCTACATGGTCCACCTGACCAATCAGATGGCAAGGAAGGCACCGATCCCGAATATCGATGACATTATGCGCCAGAATCCGGACATTGCTCGTTCGCTTGCCCAGGCAGCAATGGCAAACCAGACGCAGCAAATGCGTGGAACGGCAAGTGTTCCCCCTCCGCAGAATGCCCCGAACCCCCTTGCTGGACTCATGAGTTTCATGCAGGGGTCTGTCCCGCCCGCGCCCCCGCCCAATGTGGTGCCCAAGCAACCTCCGGCGGATAAGCGTGTGAATATCGGTGTACGCAAACCTCCGATGGTGGTCGTGCCTCCCGCCGCTGCCCCTGCCGCTCCTCTCCCGGAGATCAAACCCCCGTCCTTGAACATTGAGGAGTTGTTGCGGGATATCAAGACAAATGTAGGTCCGCCCAAACAACCCAGTCGTAAGGCAGGATCGACGGGCAAGTCGGTGACGATCAAGTTATAAAAACGAAGATATCCGATCCAAGAACACGCTGATTCAAAATGTATCCAATCGGTTGCAGCGAACTTCGCAATGACTCGCAAACACCTGTGTTTCTCGGAAAACTCAATGCGGCAACCTTCTATGCTCAAATTCTGAGTGCGGCGCGGTCCGGACATACGTCACTCGTCTCCAAGTCCATGCCACCTGGACTCGTCTTTGATACTGCCTATGCGTGGATCAAGAACTGTTTCCCGTCGTGTGCAGTTACGATTGAAATTCATGGTCTCTTTACAGGCGATCCAGAGCATCGATCATACGCTATTCGTGTTGATTGGGATCCACGAGAGGGATGACACGGGAATCGAAACCAATCGAGGCATATCGTCCATTGTCGAAAAGGAACAGTGAAGAACCGTACACGACGGATTCGGAAGACATCCCAAGCAATATTCAATTGTTTTTGACTGAAACAGAAACGGGAGCGAAACAAACAGCGGACGGTACGAGGAGTTCAGTCGCATCAGCATATGATAATACTTGCGAGGCGTTGAATATTCGACAAAGTGGACCATACACCACACTTCGTCGGGATATTGCGGCGGTCTGAATCCAACTGTCGATCCGCGCAGGTGCTTGAAGAAATACGGCGTGGGGTGTGTAGTGTGGATGGCAAGTTTTGATCCTTGAAGCGTCCCGACTTGCAAGGGATGCCATGTGTAGATCATGTCATTTGTTCCATCAATTGCCAACCAGTTTTTTTCACACTCTTGGTTTCCAGGAGAGTCGAGAAGTACGCAGTCGGAGTACATTGCGAGTGCAGGATGGTACCGACCGTGAAGGATCCGGATCTTCTCGGAATACTCCCACGTGGTTGCCGTAAACTTGAGATGTCCATTTGCATCGTGGTAGACGCGCACATCTTCGAGACCGACAATATGTGCATTGCGTCGAGGCAGGGTCACGGATGCATCCAGCAGGACTTCATGTTTACCCGATGCAGGGTCGTACCACACATTTTGTGTCCTCACCTTATTGTCTGCAGAGGTGATACCCTTCTCCTTCATGACATACCCGCCTGTTTGCGGGATAATCTTGTAATTTACAAACCGTATATTGTGCACGATCTTTCCATCTTGAAGATAAAATGCAACGGAACTCGGATGGTAATCGTCTCCTAACGTATCCCACGGAATCGGATGCGGCACACTCGGTAGATTGAGCGATTCGACATAGAAAAAGAGATTCGAATACACATTGTCCTGGTATTGACAGTGAGGTCTCAACATAAAGTCAATCGATGCACGCGCACCCTTGCCCGACTGACCAATGTAATACATTAAGATCGTCTCTTCATAGTCAAACAAGAAGGAATACACATCTGCCTCCACAAAGAGGGAATCGGACGGTTTCGGAAGTGCGCGACCCTTGAGAACATAGTGATATGCCTTGTAGTGCTCTCCAGACTCCCTGAAGTGCCTTGCAAGTTTATAGAGCGGTTCTGCACGTGTTGGACGCCGCTCAACTGCCTTGAGCATCCAGCATTCGAACATTGGAAGGTTCTTGAGTGCCTTGTAACACTCGCCAATTTGGTAATACGAATACCAGATCTCTTCCTCCCATCCACCTGCAGCAATACGATCCTCGTAAAACTCAATTGCCTCTGCGTACCTATGAAGTGAATTGTACGTCTGCGCCAAATAGAACATGTACCGCACATTCTCCGGTTCATCCAGCAATCCCTTTTCGAGAAGTGCGGCATCCCGTTGAAACTTGTCCGACTTGCATCCACCGTCGTTGCGGTCGTCAATGTAACAAATTGATTTGGGAAGCGTCTCGGTAGGTCCATCCCAGTATTCGTGCGTCACGCCCTTGCAAGTCCAATCGTAGTCCATGCGGATAAGACGAGCATTTGGATATTCAAGATTTCCATTGATCTGTACGATGGAGTATCCAATCTCCCCCAACTCTTGGGACCGAAGAGACCCTGCAGAAAAGACCATATCTGCATCCAGCAGCAGTCCATACGTTGTTTTCAGGTCCCATCCAGTCTTTCGAAGATATGTCTGTGCGCCCACAAATGTCTGTGTGCGATTGTACCCGAAATCCTTCCAAGGAACTTCCGTCAGGCATCCGTCATGGGTCTTTAAAAACTCACGAGCAAGTTCGCAGGTATTGTCAGTCGACCCCGTGTCGCAGATACAAAATGCATCCACGACAGATTCAACGGCAGCAAGGCATCTCTCCAAGATTGCCGACTCATTCTTCACCATGAGCAAGAGGACGCATTTCATTGCGTCGGTTTTATTCAATAACTCATTCACTCCTTTAAATAAACAGAATGACAACTGACTTTGTCAAGCAGACTCTTCGTGAAAACATGTCGCGTACGCTTGTTCCGCACGTGGCCGATGGGTTGTGGAGCATCTACGACAATGCGCGCACCGCGTGTGAACGCAACGGTCAGATGGACCAGGTTCTTCGCACATTTCAGAATTTACTTACCCGGATTCCCGAGTGGAAGGAGGAGACGCTTGTCAAGGAAGTCGATCGAATTGTGGCATCGTCCAAGTGCGACTATCTCGAAGATTTGTTGCTCGGTGTCTTTGTGAGTTACATTCGTGCATTTGCTACGCTGCAACAGACTGACAAACTCCATGTCGATATTCAGTTCACCCCTCCGTCCATCCAGGTCTTTGTACACACCCTGTACAAGCATGCGGCAAGACATGCGTGGAGCAACGCATACCTCTTCAAGACAGTTGGCGTGCCGTCCGAGCAGCAGGCGCGCAATCGTCGCGATATCGAGACGAGTATTTCTGCGTGTATGAATGATGTAATTGATAGTTTCATACCGTGGAAGCGTGTGAGTCAGGCATACTTTCGCCCGTCGGACGCGCCTGCCCCTGCCGCCGCCCCCGCGCCTGTCCCTGTCCCTGTATCTGAACCGCCCCCTGCCGTCAAGTTTGGAGACAATGAGACACACGAATTTGAAAGCGAAGATGAAGACGACTCGCCGCTTCCTCCTCTTAAGGTTGGAGACGAGATTACCCTGGGCGACGATGCATTCGAAACAGGGTCGGATTCTGGATCGGTCCATCTGGAGGAACCGAAAGACTCGGTAGCGTTAAATCTGTGAATGAAAGGTGTGGATTCCAAATTAAATGAGTGAACTGCAAATCTATGGCATCACGCTTGCCATCGTAGTGGTCAGTGCAATTGTGATTTATCTTTTAGATCGTCGGTCGAAGAGTGAACCGATTGTGTGGACGGATGCATTGAAGATTGGCGCAGGTGCCGGCACGATTGCTGGAGGTGTAGTGTATTCAATGACAACGCAGGATGGCAACGCTGTCGTCGAACCCCTTGCGGGTGCGGTTCAAGAAATGTTTGTTGGAAAACCCACCTTCTGAGTTTTTTTTGTTAGGAGAACATAAACCATGATGCTCTGGAAGTTGCTCTTTACTGCGACGCTGTTCTACCTCCTGACCCCTGGCGTGCTCGTCCGTCTCCCGCCGGGAGGATCGACGATGACCGTCAATGTAACCCACGCGCTTGTCTTTGCGGTTGTGTCCAGTCTTGTGTGGCGTCTGGTCAAGGGCAAGAGCATGATGAAGTAGACTACTTAGGTACACACTTCCCGTTCTCCATCTTCTCAGTCGGTTTGCAGGACGGTCCCATTCCCATCTTCTCAGAGATCGAGATGCCACCCCCGCCGCTGACGAGGTGCCACGCGATGAAGAAGACGACCAGCGCAATTAACCAATTCTTTGCAGACATGAAAGGAAGACGCATTTATACATCCACACAGAAAAAAGGCGCATCGGCAGGGAGTTTAGGAATGAGGAATGCCTTAAACTTTGCAAGTTCTTTGCGCGGAACTGCATTGGCACATGCGCGTGCAATCTGTTTATATAAATCAAAATCGTGGTACCTGTCATGATTGTCATGCGTTTTCCGGTACAAGACCGACGACCCATCCGGAAGCGTCATCCAGTGTTTGAACAACTCAAACAGCGGATGGTCGTATGCGTGATCGGGTCCTAACGGAAACATATCCCAAAACAAGGACGTTGCAAAGCGTGCCAAGTCAAACGACGGGTTCAGCGGGATCCGTGCATGTGTCGGAGTATAAAAGGGTTCGATGTTATACTGCCCCGCTGCCTCTTCATCGATCTGGAACTGCGAACTCATGAAAAATCGGGGATCTTTCATACCCGTCAACCGAATCGACAGCGCTGCGCGATCGAAATCAATCACCTTGATCAAGATTCCGTATGTCGGTACACGGTAATACGATCCAACGTGCTTGTAGTACAGGTACTCTTGATCGGTTTTTACGTACATGACATTGTTTCCATGCAGGTCATTGTGAACAAATCCGAATGTGCGTTGGGCATATGTGAGTGCCATGACAAGTTGACACACGAATGCATACACGTGTTCAGGGTCTCGGTCCAGCAAATCGTAAAAGGTGCCTTCGCATACATCCATGACCGTTGTCACTGCAGGAACCTCTGAAAAGGTTGCCCACGCAAAGGACTCTGGTTCTCCTTCTTCCTCTTCATCCTCCGTTTCGCCTTCGCACGCACACGATTCAATTTCAAAGACATCGTCTTCGGACGATTCAGTTACACTCGCATCATATTGCTGGGGTGCCGAATATTCAGTGGTATACTCTGTGGGGGACGCATCCTCAACGTGCGCAACGTCCACATCGTCCACATCCAGTTCAATGTCCTCTCCTAACAGCAGACCGTTCCGCTGGGAACGTGTATGGGTGAACGTATCTGCTCCCGGAAGTGCCCGCAACTTCAGTTGAAAGGTTTTTCCTACATTGTTCATGAACCAGGGACGATCGGAAATATCTTCATAATCGTCAGAAATGTCCAGCACATGCGAGCGAAGTATAGACGCATAAATTCCATAGACTGTTGGGAAATGCTGGCATCCCGACAAGGACAAGAATGCAGATGTCAGTGCACCGACGTATGCTGCAGTGTGTGGACTTTGGATTCGTTCCGAAATGTCGCGGGCAACATCTGTCGGTTTCGGGAGACCCGGTGCGGCATACTCGCCCTTCATCGTTTTAAAGGGCGACAAGATCATTGTCGTCTTGCGATGCACCGGCAGTGTCCGTCCAAGCGTTGTCTTGATATGAGTTTCATCAACAATCGAGTCGACTCCCTCTGGAAATTTCAGACCGTATTCAGAGACGGTGGACAAGTGTTCCGTCTTGAACAATTGTTCTAGGCACGGCAAGAACGGTTGGACATTTGAAAGTCCCCAGAGATCTCCTGCAAGTTTAGGAAGACGATGAACCTTTGCATCCACGGCAACTGTCCTGAGCTCCTTAACCATTGTGATTCTGTCGCAAACAAACTGGTGGTTTCTCACGCAACGGCAAGGACTGCACATGTGGCAGTGGACAGATGAATCATTCCATGAAACAACATCTGGACAGTCCAATCGGGGTCAAATGACATGATCGAATACTTTTGCCCCACGAAATAGGCAACTAGACCATACACAATCGAGCATGCGGTCGAAACTGCGCTCCATCCTCGAGATTCATAGATTGAACACGCGAGGTACTGCAAGATCGCAATACAGTCAAATGCAAAGATAGTGTCCGATCGAGTCCAGTGAAATCCAATGGTTGTCAGTGTCAAGAATACACTTGACTCTGCTGTCCAGTAGTGACCGCGCATATATGCAATGTACGCGGGGACTAAATAGGAGAGTCCTGTTAGACACAAGAAGGGTTCGGGGTGCTTATGATCAAGATGCCACCCCATACTGTAAAAAACACCGATATTATGTATATGCCTTTATACAATGAACTTCCAGTTGAGAAAGTTCGATATTAACATGATCCGAGACCGATGCGAGATCGATTCTCGAAAGAGTCCAATGATCGTCGTCATTGGCAAGAAAGACACGGGCAAGTCTTTCTTGGTTCGAGACATTCTGCACGAGGCACAGAATGCATTCCCGGTGGGCACAGTGATTTCTGGAACAGAAGTTGCCAATGAGTTCTTTCAGCACATGATTCCATCCAAATTTATTCATGACAAGTACACTCCAGAGATTGTTCAAAATGTCATTAAACGGCAAATGAATGTAAAGCAGACGCGAAACCGGAGCAAGTCTGGAGCAGGATCTGGGTTAGATCCCCGCGCATTCTTAATTCTGGACGACTGTCTGTACGATTCCTCGTGGATCAAGGAAGAGTCGACGCGCTACGTCTTCATGAACGGTCGTCACATTGACCTCATGACCATCATTACCATGCAGTATCCGCTCGGCATCACGCCCAACCTGCGCACGAATGTTGATTTCGTCTTCATTCTTCGCGAGAATATCCTGGGTAATCGTCGTAGAATCTACGAGAATTATGCAGGTATGTTTCCGACCTTTGATATGTTCTGTACCTTCATGGACCAGTGCACCGAAAACTTCGAATGCCTGGTCATTTGCAACAATGTGAATTCAAACAAGTTAGAAGACCAGGTGTTTTGGTACAAGGCATCCGATCACCCACCTTTCCGCATGTGTGACCCGACCTTGTGGGCAGACAACAAACCCTTCCACTCTGCTATACTAGCTGGCGCCGAGTACTCGGCCGGTGCTTTGAAAAAGAGGGGCGCAGAACCTTCTGTTTGGGTCCGGAAGGAGGGTGGCGACCGGTAATGCGTGCTCCACCCTTCATATTTTCTCCTGGAGATGGAGGGTTGTATCGGACATCGCTGGGATCGTAGGGATTACTACGGGCAACTACAGGGGCAGCGACAGGACCAGCGACAGGAGGAGGGAGAAGGGGAGGGGCAACGACGGGAGGAGGAGGAGGTGCAACGACGGGAGGAGGAGGAGGGGCAACGACGGGAGGGGGAGGAGGAGGAGGAGGAGGAGGAGGAAACCCTACTGCAGGACTATTTTGGACAGGTCCGATTGCAAGACGTGGATCCTGACCCAGATTAGCTATAGCGGCGGCCGCTTCAGCGTCCATTTGTTGCTGCTTACGAAGGACAGATTGTGCAGATAAGTTAATTGGGAAAACATATGCGACCACAGACAACGCTGTTTCTGGTAATAAAAATCTAACTCTAGTTGCGTATGCTGTTATACTTAATCGTAGTTTTTGAAAGCGTAGATCGCGAAAATACGCCTTTTGAGAGTCATTAAGTAGAAACGTACGATCGCTAAATATATAATCTGTAATCGTATCTAGTTCATCAAGGATGCCGTTTAGGGGAAGTACCGCGATACTTTCGGATAGGATCGACCGCACAACCTCTGCATTTGATCGTGTTTCCACAGCTGACCCATACGATAGCTCGGGACGATCAGGCAACAATGCTCGTGTCCGATACAAATGTGCACCTGCCAATACATCTAGAAAACTCCACTCTACACTTCGGGAGTATGCGACCACTGCGAGTGAACCTGGCGGTACGGTGATCTGGTCCCATATCGCACTTGCTGCTGCTGGAGCTGCTGCTGCCGCCGCTGCTGCTGCTACTGCCGGACCTGCCCCTGCTGCTGCTGCGCCTACCCCTACCGCCGCCACATTGGAAACAATAGGTATGTTGATTTCTACGTTGCCTGCGGGTTGTCTCGCATGAAGCTCTCCACTGGTCCATCTTCTCATGAATTCCGCCATATTGTCTAGTCCAAATGAGTACCCCTTGACCTGCATGTCTAGAATTGCAGGGTTTCCTTTGAGATCCTTGAATACAACAACTGAATGCGCACCAGACGTATCGCATATCGATATTAGGGTTGCGCACCCTGGAAATAAGGTGTCTACGACTTGTTTAAGACCATAATAAGAAGCAGCTGGTCCGACGGGCACCCGCGTATTGGTGTGAGAAATGCCGTGACCAGATAAATTTAGACGTTGTTCCCAATATTGGTGTGAAATTGTAGGGGACAATGCGTCTAGTACACTGAAAAACTCAACTTCAGCTTCGGTTAGCAATCCGATCAGTCCTGCAGATGCCGCAACACAATTATGGGGAGTAATCCGTTGTGTCGCGATTTGTTTCTGGAATGTGTTGATGAGATCATACGGTGAAACTGGAACCTGAAAAAGACGATTCGGTGGTTGACGTCTTATTTCAGCTACAATGTCTCGAGCACGATCATCGCGAATAGGACTTCTAAGCATTCTAGACGCTAGATCGTCTTCGGTCTCAGCGGCACCGCCACCACCGCCACCACCCCCTGCTCCAAAAGCGAGAGCAATATTAATCGGAGACGCAGGCGACCCAGCGTCAACGAGACCATGCTCGTGAGGCGGGGGGACTCCTCTATCATCGGGAACTCGACTGCGACGATTTTCAGGTGTTCCTACCACAGGCGGCGGTGCCCCTTCTCCACCGGACACTTGTTCTTGAGATGGAGAACGAGGAGGCGCTGGCGAACTCATTATACTTTAGATCTCTTTTTTTACTCTCGAAGAACACCCTCACTCGGGTGCACGGGAACGGACGCCTCCTGCAGTGCCGCCGCTGCCTTTTCCTTCGCAACCTCCTCAGCATTTGCAAGACGGCGACGGGCATTCTCCTCCTTCTGCTTGCGAATCGACTCATCGCGCTGCTCAGCAAAGAACATTTCCTTGTTCACTTCATTCTCCTTGTACTTGCGCATGAGCTCGTTCAGTTCCTGCTCTGCATACTCGACCTCAGGCATCAGGTGCTCCGACGGATCCCACGGCAACCACATACCGACCTTGCCGATAAAGAGATTGTCCTTCGGGTACCGACGCTGAAGAACCTTGGCAAACATCTGCGTCTCCTCAACCGAGGCAAAGCAGCGACGAACCTTGACGCCCCGGATGTTTGTCTGAAAGTCAACCTTGTTGTCGTACAGTTCTTGCAGGTCCTTCTCATTCTTCAAGAGAAACACCTGGTACTGCTCATAGATATCCGTTGCCTTGACCTCGGCATTGCGGACCTTGACGAAATCCTCCGCATCCTTTAAGAGGTCATCGATCTTGATCGAGTACTTTTTCGAGACAAATGCCATCAGGTGCTCAAGACCCTTGATCTTCCACTCGTAGTCCATCCACTCCACAAACTTCTCAAAGTAGAACTCCTGCTTCTGCTTGATTGTCTTCTCGGGACTGATGAAGGATACAATGCAGTACTTTTGCGTCGGGATCTCGGGGTCCTCCTCGAGATAATCAACCTTCTCGCCGTCTTCTGTCTTTGGGAGTTCAGTGTAGGGCATGATTCCTTTTCTAGAGACACCTTAAAATCCTTTCAAGTAATAAACGATGGAGCGAAATCCATATTCAAACCAACGTATGCGGACGTTAGCAGACCTTGTCGCAGCGCTGCACGATCTCGATATGGATCCGAACAATGTTGCTCAGGGCGGAATGCCTGCGCTTGTCGACGCAAGCAAGTATGTGGAGCATCTACAGGTGTTCGAGCAACGGATAGGAAGTGTAAAGGGTCTTATTGCCAACGGTCAACCTGTTCCCGGGGAAGTGGTGGACCCGGCACTTGAAGCATACAAGCAAATGCTTCTGATAGACAGCAAGAGGGCAATGGAAGATGCTAAGCGTATACTTGCATCTCAGGGTGGACGGCGCAGACGGCATACGAGGCGGAGAAAGACGAAACATCGTACATCTCGGCGTCGTCGTGTAGGTGGCAAACTTCCTGTCTTTGAAAAATTGGAGCAACAAGGACCTGAAATCGACCGCCTTGTCAAGAGTATACAGGACCATGTGGCGAATGGCAATCGTCAACTTGCATTCCCGGACTATGTACGCTTGCGTGGACTGGTAGGACACCCGGAGGCAGAACGTCTATTGAAGGACCTCCCACCCCCGGAACTCGCAAAGATATTGCAAGCATAAGATAAATGTATTCCTTGTTCACATCGTCAATCCTCATGTTCGTGCTCACGCCCGGCATCCTGATCCCCGCCTTTTTAGGTTTCTTTTATTCGGCGCTGCTTCACGCCGTTGTTTTTTACATTGTGCTGTCGTACGTGTCCAATATTGTACCGTGGTGGGTCATTTGGATCCTTGCCGCGATTGCAGTGTACAGGGGGTCGGTAGGATTTTCTTCTGCCTCTTAAAACAAAATGGAGTCTAAACCGAAACCCACGCCTTCGATGGGGATTGACATGGGAGAGTTAGTGACACGTTTAGTAAAGTACGTCTTGGAGGGTCTGGCGGTTGCGATTGCCGCCTACGTCCTGCCTGGCAAGACAATGAAGGCGTCGGAGATTGGCATGATTGCCCTCGTGGCGACGGCGACGTTCGCGATCCTCGACATTTATGCGCCGAGTGTCGGCGCGTCGGCCCGCACGGGTGCTGGTTTCGGTATCGGCGCCGGACTGGTTGGATTCCCGAGCGGCGGTCTGCGGGTCTAAGTGCTGCAGGGCATCAAACACAATTTGATATCCCCTAAATTCGCAATCACATACCGAATCATCAAGAACCAATCATTTTTCATGTGAATTTCGAGATTGTTCGACAAGTTTGAGCACTTGGTGAAGAGCACCAAATGAGGCAATGAATACGTGCCGCTTACAATCTCATCATTCCTTGTCCTGGCAATTGTGATATCGGATGTCGAGTCGCCCATCGTGACCGTCTGTGACGCGAATGGACCCTTGCATGTGAACGTTAAGGTGCTGCCTACGTTCTTGATATCGACTGTCTTTGCCGACAAGAGTGTCATGTCCCGACAAATCTTTTGAAAATCCATCGAAGGCATTGTGATGCGCGTGGCGAATTCCGTCTCGGGCATGTTAATGTCAGACTCGTCGCGATCCAGCAGGTTCAACTTGTTGCGGATCCGACGCTTCTTCTCTCCATTTTCCAACGTGATGGTAATGTGGTTCGACTCTGCACGACTGACCGAAAAGGTGATGGTGTCGTCATTCGTTGCCGTCTTGATAATACGATAAAAGTGATCCGTGTTCAGACCGACATCTAACTTTGGTGCACTGTGATTGTACTCATAGTGCTCAAACTTGGATGCATGGAGGCGCATGTGAGTGAGAACCGTGCGCGTATTGTCCATGGCAATCATGCGGATTCCGTCCTTGTCGAACACAAGACTCATCTCGACCAACATGGATTTCAACCCTTCGGCGAGGATACGAATCGGAGCAGTTTGCACTGTCTTTGCAACAACCAGGTCCTCACTCATTTCTTGTTCTTGCGTTTCTTCCTGAAAGTAGATTTGCGTCCCTTGCCGCGCCTCCCGCCTCGTCTTGTCGGAAGTCCCCGGTGCAGTAGTTCGGTGTTCAGTCTCTGGCGAGATCGTGCACTTAGCGGTTGACTTGCCTCTACTTGGTCAGGTTCGAGTGGTGGAAGACCCAATCTCGCTCTTTCCAGGGGATCTGTAGGATTTTGAGGATGTCCCAGCGGTTGTACTGCTGCGAGACCGAGATTGATCCGTTGACGCCTCGCACGTTCAGAAAGTGCTTCTTGCTCTGCTACAAGTTCTCGTGCACGATCAGTCCTCTGTGATTGACTGTTTGCAAGTGCAGCTTGAAGGTTTTCTAGGGCAGAGGGCGGTGACGCGGGCGAGGGCGGCGAGGGCGGTGAGGGCGGTGACGCGGGCGAGGGTACGGATGAGTTCTCGCCACTTGTAGGTGCATCGAACTGCCCATCTAGACCCCGACCTGCATCCGGAGTTTCGTCTACACCCGTTACACCTGACAATCCACGCCGCGGGGGTGTTTGTGGAGCAGGAGGCGACGGGGGAGCAGAAGCGGGCGACGGGGGAGCAGAAGCAGGCGACGGGGGAGCAGACAGTCCTTCCTCTCCAGATCCAGATGTATTCCCACCTACCCCTTCTGCATCCGTCTCTACATCCGTCGGTACTTCTTGCACATTTTCAATTGCTCGTTCGACTGTGGTTGAGTCGATAGGATTCACTTTTGACGCCCGATCAATTGCCTGCATGAACTTTATCGACCACCCTGTGGGCGTATTGTCATACTTTGTGCGCGTACCGTCGTTCCAATCCTTGAAGTTTTGCTTCATGGGTTTCAGCACATCGTCCTCTGTCCCAAACCATGTTGCAAAGTCTGTTCGTAAGTTTGCTCGTGATGTTGCCTGGTCTGGAGACTGAAGATACCGCACTACAAATCCGGTATTGGGATGTCCGTTTTGATTGAGATACGGTGTGCCTGGAGTAGGAAACCGCGCAGACTGTCCCGCTGCCGCTGCTGCTGCCGCCGCTTCTGCCGCCGCCTCCGCTTCTGCCTGCACTCGTCCCTGTTCTGCTATCGCCGCCGCCTCTGCCTCTGCTTCTGCCCTCAATCGCGCTTCCTCCGCTGCTGCCTCTGCCTCTGCCGCTGCTGCCGCCGCTGCTGCCTCTGCCGCCACTCGTTCGCGTTCTGCCGCCGCCTCCGCTTCTAACCGCAACCGTTCTGTTTCCGCCGCTGCCGCTTCCTGTTCCCGTTGCAATCTTTGTGCCTCTGTCTCTGCCGCTGCCAATTCATCGAGACGAGGAATACGATCCACCTGTACATTCGTGCCTGGAGTCTGAAACTTGACAACATTTCCAGTTACAATGACCTTCCACGTTTCAGATCCTCCACCCTCAAGCGGTACCAAAACTTGTGGGTTCCCATCGGCATCCTGCGATACATTTGCATTCGGGTGAAGTGCGTGGACAAGTCCCTCTACCCTTCTGAATTCTGCCTCTGCTACTTCCCGTCTGCGTCGTTCAGCATCGTCCGCCAATACGTTATTCAACCCCGCACTCCCGCCCGCACCGCCCGGTCCGCCCAAAATCAGTCCTGTACCCGCACCCGCATCCGGAGGGGGCAAAACCAGTGCTGAACCGCCACCACCTGGAGCGCCACCACCCGGAGGGGGACTCGGTGGAGGAGGAGACCCCGGCGGAGGAGGAAGGGGAGGAGGAGGCCCCGGCGGAGGAGGAAGGAGAGGCGGTGGCGGACCCGCACCCGCAGGGGCACGCGGAGGTTCAGGGGGCGCAGTATATGAATTTAAGAGTCCAAGCTCTTCCGCTGCCTGGTCGTAGGCCGCACGTGCTGTCCCGACTGCAAGAAACGCAGCAGCGGCATCCGACTCTGCCTGAGACACTTGTTTCGTTAAGTTTGCAAGTTGATCGGTTGCTTTCGGAAACAGTGTCTGTGTATCTTTTAACTGTTTCTTGACCGTCACAACCGCCGCATTTTTACGCTTCAGTTCTTTTTGCGCATCTTCGAGAACTTTCACCAGTCTGGATACATCTTCTCTCGCGGTTTGTAGTTTGAGTTGCTTCTGATATTCGAGTGGCGGGAGTGCGTTCTGCATTTTGACCTCGGAGGAGTTTGCCGTAGCAGCAGTCCGCACAGCATTGGGGTCTTTCCACATGGACGCAATGGCGCCAATCCCTAACAAGTTTGCCGCAATTAACGCTTCGCCTATACCGACGACCATTAGTCTGTATATGCGAAAATTGTTAAGGAAACGAGACTCATTCCAATCGCTACCCAGCGCAGACCCTTGATGGACTCGCCAAACCAAAAGACACCCATCAAGGTCACAATCACATTGCTCATGAGATTCCAAATCAGATTGACAACTGTCATGGTTTCATACCCCAATGCCTTGAGGAAGATGTAGGGTTGAAGAGCATATGCTGCAGTTGCCAAGGGGAATCCAACGCCATACGACAAGGACCCTACCGACACTTGCTTGACCATGCCCATCATTGCAATGTCGAGCACTGCCATGACAAACCCAAAGAGGATTGGAAGAATGGCAAAATTCCCCACTTTCCAATTCATAGACTTGATCAAGGTATCCACGCTATACTTCATTGTCCTTTAGAGAGACTTGGGTTCAATGATAAAAATGGTCTACGGTCGTCACCCAGTCGAGTCTTTGGAGCGTCCGCGCAAATTTCGGGATACACGTCCATCTGGACACTACGATCTTGTCATTGTATCTCCTGTACACCAATCACCCGATGTCGTTCACTGTATTGCCGACACCTTGAAAAAGTACGTCAAGGGACGGTTCTTATGGGTTGCACACTGCAATACGCATGAGTTTCTCGACGAGACAATGTTGCCCGACTTTGCATGGATTGTGCGAGATACAATTGTCACACGGGCGTACACAATAAGTCTGACACATGCAGTTGCACGTTGCTTTGAATTTGCATCGCAAGTCACGTATACCAATGTACTTATCATGACATCTGGGTCCTCTTTTTTCAGGGAGTACACAGTTCCAACCTATCCCCGCATCGGTCTGTTTTCGCATGAAATTCTCTTGAAAGACGTTCGATTGAGACATAATGAACCCATCCCTGCATCTGAACTTGGCAAGTGTTCGGAGTACCTTGCCACACAGGAGTGTCCCCCATGGCAGTATCAGAATTTTGACAAGGACACGGAACTCCACACGCTCTTTCATGCACGTGGATTCAGATGGATTCTCGGATCTCCTTTGAGCGGACTCATGTTTCCATCTGCAGTTGCCGATCAATTGCGTGATGATTTGTTTACACTCGAATCCAATCCGGATACGAATATTCCAGACTATGCATGCGAAGAAATTGTCTTTGCAACCTATGCGTACAATTACGCAGTGTGTCACGGTCTCCACATTGGATTGAGCGAATCAATCATTCATTGGGGAGAGCGGTATGTCGTTACGATCGATCAGATTGAAAAGTATCGTATGTGTGCGATTGCATTCCCGGGACTTGGGCATGTCGTTTGCCGTTTACCCGAACATGTTGATAAAGTTCGTACGTATCTGCGGTTTTGAGTTCGTAAAGGATTCAATATTGACTCGCCGACCTTCCGCAAAGACAGGTTCAGTCGACGCGACATCTGCAGGTGCAGATCGGCGATCAGCGTGTGTAGATCCAAAGTCTGCAGCTCCACGCTCGACAACTTTGGTTCGAGGTGGAAAGGGTCCGCCCTTGAACGCATTGCCAAGAAGGGAATACTCAAGCAACTTCATTACTTATGACGGCGAGTAAATGCACCGGGTTTACGGGCATTCGAAGACTTGCGGCGAGATACGATACGACCCCACTTGTTCATCTTGAGATCTTTCCGCGTCAGACCACCTGTTGTGTGCTGCGCAGTTCCATTCCAAACGCGACGACGAGTTCCAATTGCCGGGATCATTTGTTAAGTGATCGAGGTAAAAATCCAAGACTGCCCGAAGGTTCGATCCCATCGATGAACCCTGGTGTCTCCACACGACCGCAATAGATGGAATTTGTCCACTTGAAGGGGAACTCGTACACGCGTTCGCCTGACAATCCCATCTTGACGTCACAATGAACGAGAAGCGAGGGCGCGACCTTCGGGTAAATACGGTTGAGCAAGAACCCCTGGTCATGTTGCCATCCCAATGTCACCTTGTCCTTGCCGAATGCCTCGTACTCTTCCGTCACATTGATCCCGGATTCTTTGCGCAGTCCCCACAATCCACCCATCAAGGGCGCATTGTGTGCAGGATTGTCACGAATCGTGTGCGCAACAAAAATACTCTTTAGAAACTGTCGGATTGCCCATCGATCTTTCCAGTGGATACGACTGTCTGCATCCCGGACCATCATCAAGTCAACACCCGGTTCATCGATTGCAAAGAATCGGTCAATCATATTCGGTTCCCCCGACTTGCCGGTGAATCGCAAAATCACATTCGGTGCAGTGTGCAGATGGTCGACATATGCCGGGTCCACATCGGTACCGAGGTACACAAAGATTTTCCATCTCGGGAAGTGCTTCAAAATCAAATTGATATTCTCGTTCATCCCGTCGGGATAGTACTTGGGATTTGGAGGTCCATACAAACAGAATGAAAATACGTTCACCATCTGCTTACTCCTTTATTGACATTTAGCAATATGAAGATCGACCTAGCAATCCACAGTTCCGATTCGAATCCATTCTATTTAGACTTTTGGCCGCTGGTCTCCAAGGTTTGGAAACTCAAGTTTGACGTTACGCCTGTTCTCGTGTACATTGATGAGAATCACGACATTCCGATTGATACGACATATGGCATTGTGCTCAAGTACAAACCGATCCCTGGGATCCCGGTGTATCTCCAATGTCTTTGGGTCCGCTACTGGATTCCGTCGCAGTACCCCGACAAGGTGTCGATCATCTCGGATATTGACATGTTCCCTATTTCTCGCAAGTACTTTGTGCATTCGATTGCACTGATACCAGACTATCGGTATGTGCACCTGAATCCGGATACCTCGAACTTCCCGAGTTGTTACCACGTGGCACTTGGATCCACATTTGTCAAGGTGCTGCGTCTTGCAGAGACCTGGACAGAGTCAATGTTCGAAGTGTACCGATCAGATGCCGCTACATACGAGCACACGGTGGTTGGATCGGATCTTATGAAATTACAGAAATGGGGGTTAGATGAGGCATATGCAACACAGAGACTCCACGAATATCCAGACAGGTCGATCTTTGTCCTTTTAAAGAGAAATCGCCCACGCCTTGATCGATCGGATTGGACGTATACCGAGGATGACTTTACCCAGGACTTGATTGCAGACTCTCATTCGATTCGTCCGTACCAAGATCACAAGGAAGAAATTGACAAACTTGTCGACCTCATCTTGAAATCAGGATTGAGTCGTGTTTATTCCTTTGGCACCTTGGTCCGCAAATACGCCTGAGATCGCCCGACATTGTCGTAGTGTACATCCTTTTTCTCAATATCGGAATAGCAGGGTATTTGCGTTGCCAGGAAAGGGTGTGCCACGACCAGATTCAGGTCATTCAATGCCATGTCGACAACGGTACCTTCTTTCCATTCAAGAATGGCATCGTAGGCAGAGGCAGAGTAGATCACGCAATGAGAGGTGCTGACATTCGGTACGTTCAATAGTTTGAAACCGCGAAAGGACTGCACGACTGTAACTGGCGGCGTCTCTCCATTGATCAAGACTGCAATGTTCCCGCATCCAGTGATACATTGGATCTTCGGGTGGGTCTGCAGGTACTCGACACACGTCTTCATGCGGTCATATAAGACTGTATTGGAGACCAGAAAGTCGCAGTCATCTTCGAGCACAATCACATAAGGACGCCCCTCCTTCTTTGCACGGGCAACAATCGACTGATGGGACAGACGACATCCGTCTGCGCCATTGGGTCGTCGGATGCCATGGACGATTTCTAGATTGAAGGACCGGTAAATTTTGTGTAGTTTCTGAAGATGGATATATCTGTCGTTGCGGTGCGGCAGGTGGATCACAAAGAGATCCATTATCAACAGGTGGGCAAATGCGGACCGTATTTTTCCGCAAGGCGCGACCTTTCAAGTGCGACGCGTTCAGGAGTAATGAACGTATTCGACATTTGAAGTTCGTGTTCACGACCGATATACGTGACTTTATCAAGGATTGCGGGTAGACCTGCAACCTTCCAGAGTCGGTAGTACCACTCCGTGTCGATATAGTAGAAGAACTGAGCATCCATGGTTACGTGCTTTAGGGTATCGCGGATAATGACGGCAGTAGGACCCGATACAGTATTGGATACAAGCAGTTTTGAATGCCAATACGGAACATAGATTGAATTGTGAGGTTCTGTTATCTGGGCGCATGCAATCCATTGGGCATCTGTCTTGTCCATGAATTCGAGCGCATCCTTAATTGCATTTGGGTGTGCGAGACGTTCGTCCATGCAATTGTACTGCAAGGTCTTCCCTGTTGCATACTTGAGCGCATTGTTCCAGTTCTCACCAGCGTTTCCGTAGTGCTCCGTATACCGAACGTACACAATCTCCACGCCTTTCGGGTCCAGCGTCTTGATCATGTCCTCGATTGCAGTGTCTCTACTGTGATCGGATACAATGCACTGTATGGGGCGATATGTCTGCGCAATCACTGCATCCAGGTTCTCGCGCATGAACTGAGCGCCCTTCCCATAACACTCGTAAGACGTTGTTAAGATACTGTGCTTCATTTACAATAAAGTGTATACGAACACTTAAATGCGATTGATCGACACCGGTGACCGGTTGGGTGGGATACTATCTACTCATATCGCCGAACTGTTATATGCCCACCACCACAATATACCTATAGAATACGATCAAACGAGATATGACGATAGCATATTCATGAAATCACTTTACGATTGGATCAAAATCCACAATCTGACTGCGGTCGTAAAGGATGTTGAACTTGTTTCAGAGGGAGACTGGTATAGAACAATGATTCACACACTTAAGGCAATCAAAATCGATTACGTGAGTTATTTTTACACGTACCTCCGAGAGTGTGTATGTACATCACTCAATCGGTATGCAATAGAAAAGAACTACCAAATCCCATTCAATCCGCATAAGACGATCCTGGTTCATTTGCGTCTGAACGATGTTCGTTCTCTCCCAGATTACGAGGGTCGCATCTGCAATGACGAGTATGTGAGGTTGATCAATGCAGATCGATACGAAGAGTGTGTGAAGATGTGTCCAAACAGGCAGTCACCACTCAGTCTACAAAAGTTGGAACTCCTTATTAGAACCGCCACTGGGGAATTTCCAGACCATGAGGTTATACTGCTGACTTCGCCCGGAGAACAGATTAATCTACCATATAGAGTCATCTCAAACCAAGATGAGAGTTTGGACATGTATTTGTTGTGTAAATCCGACGTGGTCATCCTATCCAGAAGTACCTTTTCTTTAGTAACTCTGTTCTTCGGCGATTCGAAACATGTATACTCGCCCGGATGGTGTCATTCGGCGTGTATGGGACTTACTACAAAGTTCGACCGATCTGCATCTGTTTCTCGAACGGTTCAGTACTATTCATAGACGATATGGCATACATACATGCGTAAGAAGAACCATACTTTAAACGAGCACATCTGCAATGAAGGTGGCGCTCGTCGGTTCATGTGGGTACGTAGGTAGCATGGTGTATGACCACCTTGTATCCTCTGGGACGAATCTCACCTGCTACGATATCGCACCTGACGACATATACCCTCCGCATATCTGTAAAAAGGCGAGCGAATTGTCAGTCGAAGAGGTCTCTGGATTCGATGTTATCCTTTACCTCGCAGGTATTGTTCGGAAAGAGGATTGCGAGCGAAGATCTCTAGACGAGGTGATTGCTATCAACGTAGCGGATCTGCAAACACTTGTTGCAAAATGTACAACCCAACTCTGTATTTATGCGTCTACGGGTGCGCTTTATACCCACCAAGATGGACACGGACACTACGAGAAAAGTATGCAAATGCGCGAGACGGTTATTCAAGGAATGTTAAAGCGAACAATTGGTCTTCGGTTTGGATCGATCATAGGTCTCTCTAAAAACATGAAGCAGGAACCGCTCCACAATGCAATGTATTCGAGTGCATTTACATCTAAGGAGGTCGTAGTGAAAGACCCGTCGTCAAGGCGCGCTATCTTGTGGTACCGAGACCTTATGAAGGTTGTGGATGCGCTCATCGATCAGCGCGATACTGTTCATCCAGGTGTATACAATGTATCGTCTTTCAATACGACAATTCTAGAGACTGCAACCCTTATTGCAGACCGTACAGGTTCGAAACTCAGCAGTATGCCAGGCGTAGACACACATGGATTTCAAATGGATTCCTCTACGATTTTGTCCGCGCTCAAAATCGAGTTTGAGGGTTCGCAGGAGACGATCCATGCACTTTTCTCTTCGAACGTAGACCGCGTTGTCAAGAATCCAGTGGATAAGTATCTGAAATGCATCATCTGCATGAGTCCGGATCTCGAATCAATTGTCAATCTTGGATCCCAACCACTTGCAAATAACTTTCTACCGACACCTTCAGAGTGTAGCACGTACCCTCTTCATTTATATAGATGTCGAGTCTGCACACATACGCAACTTGATTACTTAGTTGACCGTACGAGTCTATTCGCAAACTATGTCTATCAAAGTGGAACGTCGGCGACAATGCGTGCATACTTTGCAGAGTTTGCCGAGCGCTACACGCGGACAAGTGGATCGACTGTTCTTGAACTCGCATGCAATGACGGGTCGCAGCTGGATGAATTTTCAAAGCGCGGGTGGATAACCTATGGCGTCGACCCTGCAGAGAATATCGTGTGCAACGTGAATCCGGTTCACAAAGTCGAGTGTAAGTTCTGGGGGAAGGATGACATACCGAGTATCCGAGGAGTCCATTTTGATCTCATTGTTGCGCAGAATGTATTTGCACACGTCAATAACCCAATAGACTTTCTTCGGCAATGCAGTGCGCACATGAGCGAGACGACGTTACTTGTCATCCAGACATCGCAAGCAAATATGTTCTTCAATAACGAGTTCGATACGATCTATCACGAACACATCTCCTTCTTTACAATTCGGTCCATGATGCGGGCAGCGAAAACAGTTGGTTGCTATCTAGAGAATGTCTACAAGACAGATGTCCACGGATCGTCGTACGTATTTGAACTCAAGAAGGGTGATCGTGTATCCGATCTTCCTCTTCTTGAGTGGGAGACTTCCCAAGGACTCTATACAGACGACCTCTATATGCGGTACGGACAAAACGTTACAAACACGAAAACGTCTGCGATCGAAGCGCTCGATCGTTATAAAGCGCAGGGGTACACCCTTATCGGATATGGTGCCGCTGCAAAGGGTATTACGTTCTTAAATTTTCTATTCGACTCTGCCCCTCACCGCCTTTGTCCAGAGTACATTGTAGACGATTCACCGCTAAAGATCGGGACATATAGTCCGGGTACGCAGACGCCCGTAAAGTCAGTAACTGCCCTACATACACTGAGCGGGAAGGTGCTCGTCGTGATTCTTGCATGGAACTTTGCGAGTGAAATTAGACAGCGTATTAGTGAACGCATGCCGCAGGGTGTTGAGTACAAATGTCTCCAGTTCTTTCCTTCATTCTCTACTCATGTCACGAATAGTTAATCTTCTGCCAAGCAATCGACTGGTCTCCTGTGATTGGGTTGCTCTCGTAGTGAACTGCATTCTTGGACATTAGGGCATTCACATAGTCCATGTCCACCAGACTCGGGTGAACATACCAGTCCTCGTATACACATTTGGGGTCATTCTCGTGAATGTCCTTGAATATGCACACATATCCCCGCTCTTCAAAGATCTGCCTCGAACGCATCCTAGTGTTGTAGAAGTCTCCGCGATAAATATCGTGTTCGAACGTAACCGTTGCAAACGTGTACGTATCGAGTACTTCACTGTTCAACTTCTCCAACGTCTGGATAGTTGAACCGTTATCTACCTCAAGGTCGATCTGAAGATAATCCATCTGAACAGGGACGTTGTTTGCCTCGAACAGGTTCTTGTAGTCTATCGTGGTCGCGTCCTGGATCACGTGGATACTGTTCGAGCGATGCTGCTTATAACTGGGTAGATACTTGGACTCATACTCAATCATGATACCCTTCCAGTTGTATGTCTTTTCGAGCAGGTATGAGTTGTTAATATCGATCGGATGGTTAGACCCAATCTCGACGAAAAATCCATTCTGCTTCTGCTTCATAATCGTCGTCACAAACCTGTCCTGTTGCGCCTGCCCTCTGAACATAGTATACTATTTCGACACAGTAAAGTGTAGACGTATAAACGCTGCCGGAAACATTGATTTATAGACTAGATCAGTATGTATAGAAATGGAAATACACGCATTCATCCGGAAGTTGGATATCAAGACCCTCGTGGAAATCGGTGCACACTTTGCAGAGGACACGGTCATCTTCCGTGCATCGCATCCGAATGCCCGCATTGTTGCATTTGAACCGGACCCGCGCAACCTTGCACTGATTCGCAGTCTTGGGCGTGACACGCTGTGTGAGTTGCACCCTCTTGCGCTTTCGAATTCCAATGGACAGCGGACGTTCCACCTTTCGTCTGGACATGTATCCGGACACCCTGACCAGATGCACCGTGACAATCCGTACTCATCGTCGTCTTCTCTCAAGGCGCCGACCGGTCATCTTACAGTTCATCCAGTTATCAAGTTCGAAGAGACTGCAGTTGTCCAGTGCGTTCGTCTCGACGACTTTGCGCCTCTCAAGGATACGACAATTGATTTCATCTGGGCAGATGTGCAGGGTGCGGAGGACCTTGTCTTTGGAGGCGCAACCGAGACCTTGAAGCGTACTCGGTTTGTCTACACGGAGTATGCAACGGATCTGTACGAGGGACAACTGAATCGCACGCAACTTCTTAATGTGTTTGGCAAGGACTGGACTGTCGTCCACGATTACGGTAACGGTCGTGAAGGTGACATTCTTCTCAAGAACATCACACTTGCATAAAGTCTCGCATCCTCAAACCACAAATGCTGCTGGACTCCCAGACGCATTTATGGTTTTGTGTTGAGTTTTGAAAGTACATACTTACGCTTAGTTGCTGTACGCAAGACCGCCCATGCCGGACATCACGCGCAGCACGTTGTAGTTGACGGCGTAGACGCGAACCTGCGCCGTGCGTCCACCGCGCACCGTGTTGACGGACACCGTGAGCTGCAGCGTCGCCTTGTCGATACGCGAGAAGTTGCACGAACCGCTCGGTTGGTGCTCCTCGGGCTTCAGGGCAAACGAGTACACGTTGATGCCCGGCGCCGGCGTGCGCGTGTGGTGCTGGTACGGTTGCACCACGCTGAAGTAGCGACCCTCACGCTCCGTGAAGCGGTCCTGTCCGTTGAGCTGCAGCTTGCCAACCTCCACCGGGTTCTTGCCCGTGCAGCGCACACCGGACTCGAGCACCACCTTCGCGAGGAGGTAGTTCGTCGTGTCCTCGAAGAGCGCCGCCTGGTCGTTGACGTCGCCCGTGCCGTCCAACCAGGACGAACCCGCCAGCGAGGGACCGTTGGCAATACCCAGACCCGGGAGGTAGGGACCCGAGGGACCATCCGCCGTCGTCGGCACCATGGTACCCGCGGCGCCACCGCCCAGCGAACCGCGGGCGAGCACGTCCATGATCACGCCCTCCGTCGAGAAGTCGTCGGAGTAGTTGAACGGTTGGCAACCGTTGACCTCGCGGATGAAGGACGTCTGGTTGCCCGGGTTCGAGCAGTCGACGAACGAGTCGCGCTGGCACACCCACACGAGCTCCTTCACCGGGTGGTTAAAGTTGAGCTGGATCTTGTTGCTCGAGCTCGTGATCGACTCGGCACCCGTGAACTGCAGCTGCTCGATGAGGTACTCGTGCGACTGCTGGGCAAAGCGGCGGCGCTCCTCCGTGTCCAGGTAGACATAGTCAATGTACAGCGACGCGGCAGTGAGCGACTGCACCGCCGTGGTCGCCGTGCCCTCGTAGTACACGCAGTTGACCCACTGCTCGAACTCCACATTGATGCGCACCTCGTGGTACTGGAGCGCGATGAGCGGGATCGCCAGACCCGGGTTGCGGCAGAACCAGAACTGCAGCGGGATGTACAGCGTCTTGGCGGGCGTGCCGGCACGGGGCGCGCACGTGTTCGTCAGCTCGGCGCCGGCGCACGAGGTGTCCAGCGCATAACCCCTGCGGTCCTTCATGAGCACCAGGTCGTGCGTGTTGCCGATCATGTCATCCAGACCCTTGACCGTGCCCGTGTCCTGCGAGAGCTGCGTCCAGATCTGCATCCAGTCGCCGTACTGGCGGTCGATGCGCTGACCGCCCACCTCGAGCTCCACCACCTTGATCAGACGGTGACCGATGTAGTTCAACCAACGGAAGCGCTGGATGGTCGTGTTGTTGCCCGTGCTGAGGTCGACCGTCGGGAGAACCACCTGCACATACGTGCGGTACATCAAGTCGGCATTGCGGTTGATGATCGCAGTCACACGCTTGTTAAAGTCCGCCTGTCCGTTGAAGGTGACCTCAATGGACTCCATGGCAAAGTTCGTGTGGCGCTTGAACAGCACCTTCCAGAAAGTGATTTGCGGGTTGCCCGAGATGTAGATATCCTGCGCGCCATACGAGACAAGCTGTAAGAGACCACCACCCATGTTGTTTAGTATGAGTGGATAAAAAAAAATGCCGGAACTTCTTCATTTTCAGAGACGACGACTTTCAAAGAAAATGCGCATCTATGCCGTGAACTGCGACAAGGGTCGCGCCGACCGGTTATATGCTGCCGCATCCTCGTTACACCTCGACATGGTCCTTGTTGCAAGTCCACTTGCCGATTCGGAGGAGGTGGTGCGTCGGGGCAAGGCATGTTTTGAGAGGGGTACGAGTTACCCCACTGGATGTGCGGCAACCATCGGACACTTGCGTGCGCTCGAGCAGTTTGTTGCCGACGGGGATCCGCTTGGAATTATCATTGAAGACGATGTGCGATTCCATCGTGATTTTGTGCGGATCGTGGACGCAATGGTCCCGCATATGATGAGTGGAGAGACAGATGTCCTTTCACTTGGATATGTGAACATCCCCTTGGGTGAACGGACATGGGTGGGTACCGAATTGATTATCAGGAATGTCGGTGTCTCCAATCCATGGGGCGCACAATGCTATATGGTGACGCGTGCATATGCGGCGTTTCTCGTGAACATGTTTCGAGAGGATGACTTGTCGCTTCCGTATACGAATCACTTTGTGACGGACTGGGTCTTGTTCGATCCGGCAAACGGATGCAGACGAGACACACTTATCTTTCCGATTGCAATTGAGTCGCCTGATGAACAGACAATTGCGGGGAGTACAAACAAACCGAACATTATCGAACAATGTGCACTCAACCCTGACGATTTTCGTCTGTAAGATGTAAATGGACGACGTTCACTTGGAGGTTCCTTTCGATGAACTCCGGTCATCTAAACTGTATAAAGTCCTCAAGGATCCGACTACAAAGGGGTTTCCAAAGGTAGATCAGATGTTCAAGGTCGTTAATATTACTCCTGATAGACGGTATGTAACCATAATGGCGGTACCTCGCGGGGATTCAGAGTTAATGATGCAGATGGAGCACGATACGTATCCCGAGCGTAGTTTTGTACTGATGAACCCTCCGGCGGCCGCGGCGGCGGGTGGTCGGCGTAGACGCAGTCGGCGTGCTCGTAGACGCACGCAGAGTCGCAGACGCTACTGATTCTGTCGATGATAACACCTGCGACACACCGGTTCGTAGACTGCAGGTCCTCCCACGACAATTTGTTGGTCTGAGTCACATTTACGGCGTGTAAAGGGTGCATGCGTGCCGTCGTTGCAATCTACGCACAGTGCAGACAAGAGAGTGACGGAATCCGCAAGAGGGATGCAGAGTGTCAATTCTCCAAACAATGCTCGATTCGAATCGCCATTGAGTCCAACGAGAACAAGTTTCTTTCCAAGAGTGTCCACAACAAACTCGACCAGCGTAACAAGTCCTGTAAAGAACTGCGCCTCGTCGACCACGATAACATCAAATGGATGCAAGAACTCGTCTGTGAGTGTATTTAGCGTATTGGTCGTTAGACATGGAATCCGTTCACCTGAATGAGTTACGATCTCATTTGCATTCAGGTACCGCGTATCCAGTGCATGGTTTACAACAAGAGCTTGCTTTCCAATGGATGCGTAGCGCCGTACAATGGACAAGATGTGCGATGTCTTGCCGGCAAACATGGGTCCCATAATAAGTGTGAGTGACATTTGACCTTTCTTTCAATCTTCTGTTTAGACTTTAGAGAGCAGGTGCGCCCTCTTGGCACGGGCGCGCAGTGTCGACTTGCGTCCGCTGGTCTTGAGTCCGTGAGACTTCAAGACGCGCTTGAGCGCCTTTGCAGTGTACTTGCGCGCGCCTCCGGCCAACACGGGTGCATTGTAACTTTCAGCGACTTCTTGAGGCATATTTACACATTACGGGTGAAAAAAACGCAAATGGATGAGGATTCTGCACTTGCGATTGCCATTGCAACGATCGTCGCATCTATCTTCATTTGTGTGTGTGTCTCGTATTTCCGGCGCGTCGAGTACGACGATCACCTCCCATTGGAGTAGGTATGGATTGCCTCCCGTCGCTCTCTAGCTAACCGATTACGTCTTTCACGGTTATCGATCGCGTATTGTTTATAGTACTCCTTGAGTTTGTCGGAGTGTTGTTGCCTGTATTCGATATTGTACTCTGTTCTTTTTTCTCGGTTTTCAGTGTGGTACTCTCGTCGCTTCTGCAGCATTTCATCGCGATGCTGCGCGTAATATTCTTTACACTTGTCCTTATGCTGTTGTCTAGTTTCTGGAGTATTGTCTGTTAGAGGATTCCGAGTGTTCAAACATAGGTTGTTGTTCTTATGTTCGCTGATAAACCATAACTCTCTCTGCAATAGTTGTTGTTTTGTTTCACATGGAAAAGATTCAATAAGAATGATCGTTACGTTATCCCACCCAACCGTCTTGATATGGTTATACATGTGATTTGTTTCTGTATTTTTGGATGCATATTTGTGAGATGCTAATCTAGACGATAATGGTCTGATAGTGGATCCGAAGTAGTACTTTCCATCGGAACATTGAAGTTTGTATATTTTCCCAGTCTCGTACCCCATTGCATCCATAACTTCATTTGTTTGTAAGTCACTCGAGAATCGCACGAGCAGTGATATGCATTGCGGCAAGTTCCTGGACCCATAATTTCATAGCGTATGGTATCGTCTTTTGCAGGAAATCGGTTCGGTTCCCGCAGGATCCGCACGAGTAGATCTTTTCAACTGGATTCACGATGGCAAGTGTACCGCACTCCCTGCAGAACCCCGTCAAGAACGGATCGGACACGTCCATCAGACGCTCCTTTGTAAACATGGAAATGCCGTGCGACAACATGCAGTCCCTCTCCATCTCACCTACACGCAGACCACCATCCCTCGACCGTCCTTCGCACGGTTGACGCGTTAACGATACAATGGGTCCGCGACTCCTCGAATGCCGCTTATCAATGACCATATGCTTGAGTCGCTGATAGAAGGTGGGACCCATAAAGATTTCTGCTTCAATCATCTCGCCCGTCTGTCCGTTATAGAGAATCTCATTGCCGTACGGATGCATACCAAGTGTCGTCATGTGCTTGCGCAGCGCATCCACCTTGAGATGGTTGTAGGGTGTGCCGTCACCCAAGGTTCCTGTACGACTACAAATCTTGCCGAAGATCGTCTCCATCAACTGTGCAATGGTCATGCGAGACGGAACTGCGTGAGGGTTCATGATGAGGTCCGGACGCAGACCCCCTGCAGTGAACGGCATGTCTTCTTCGTTCAACAACATGCCCACCGTTCCCTTCTGACCGTGCCTCGACGAGTTGCCGGTGAAGACACATCCGCCCTTGCGCCGCACGAGAAACACCTCGGAGGGAACACGGATGCAATACACCTTTCCGGAAAATGCAAAGACACGCTCCGTCTGTCCATCTTGGGAATTGACATGTCCGTGATTGAGTGTGGGGCGAGTGCGCGTCCGCCGAATTCCGATCCTCCACGAATCTGCAGTGCTCTTGATTGTACGATCTCCAAAGATAACCTCGTGACCTGCCGGGTACTGCAGGGATGACTGCGACGTCCATCCCGCCTGCTGAATCACCCTTTGGATATCGTCGCGCAGTGCGATTGACGAGGTCAAGTAGGAGAGACACGTGTCAGACTCGTGACCATCACCCGAACAGAGTCCAAGCAGCAGAGTCTTGGACTGCTCTGCGGACAAGGACCACGTCCAGGAGGGCAGAGACTTTTGCGTGGCACCGACACTCCATGCCTGCATGTAATATGCGAGATTACGCTCATTAATGTAGAATTTCCGCGACGTCTCGCCGAAACTGTGTGCGAGATCCAGGCGCTCGCAAATGTCTCGGAGTTGGCACTCGACACGCGGTTTGTTTGCAGCGAACTCGAGACGACGAATACTTTGCTCTTCGTTGATGTACACCCATCCCTCTGCGAACCAGATGCCGACCAGCGTCAACCAATCATGGGCAGCGGATCCGCTAAAGTGAAACGATCCAATTGTAAAGTCAAGATCTGGCGTCGCCACCGGTGCCGCAGACTGAAACCGGACACGCTTGCCCATCATGTTGCGTGCGGTTACGAGTTCGTACTCCTTGCGATCGCGCTTCTGGACCCACATCCGGTGGTTCAGCGTGGTGCACAGCGACACACCCTGCGTCTCCACCTCGTACATGTTTCCCTCGTGGTCGAAGGACATGCACTCGAGCGGGTTCACGTACTCCATCTTGCCCGTGTCGCGATTTAACTGCGCGACCTTGTCCTCCATCTCTACGTCGGCAATGGAGACCCATCCGCGGTTCTGGGTCATGACCTCGTGGTCGTCCGTGAGGCAGAACTTATCGCCTATCTGCGGGACACGTTCGGACACCACACGGACCTTGATAAACGGATATCCATCCGAATTCTTGTCCTTCCAGACCCCGTCGATACGGCACGTCTCGGCATTCTTGTGCGTGGTCGACACGTCGCGATACGCATACCCTGCCGCATCGTTGCGCAGATTGGCAACCTTGCCAATGACCACATCATTCTCCTGCAAGATCGAGTTCAGGATCGGAATACCATTCTCACCGATTGCATCGTAACTTGTATTCTTGAACTTGCGGGTATTGTGCTTGTTGGGTTTCATGAACTTTTCCTCACGACCCGAGGTCACATTGCGGTGCTCCTCATCCTTGTACATGGTGTAGTAGAGACCACGAAACAACCCGCGATTGACTGCACTGCTGTTCATGATGATCGAATCTTCCTGGTTGTACCCTCCATAACAGGCAATGGCAACAATGGAATTCATTCCAAAGGGCATGGTGTGCATTTTGAGAAGGTTCATGCTTCGTGTCTCCACAATGGGGCGGGTCAAGGAGCACAGAATGTATGCATTCTTGTCGAGACGCTTGGCAAAGTTTGTGGCGTACGTGCACATGGACTGCTTGCCCATTGCAGACTGATAGGTGTTTCGAGGCGACTGATTGTGGTCCGAAAGCGGAATCGTGCCTGCCATGTGTCCCAGCAGAAGCGAAGGATGGATCTCGTAGTGCGTATGGGTCGTCACGCTCTCACGCGTCACGGCAATGCGCAGGGTCTCCGTCTCGGATGCATCAATGTACTCGACGCACGTACGCACCCACTCCGTCCAGTCATTCACATTCTTGGTAGGCGGACTCTGTCCTACACGAAACACGGGACGAACTACACGACCGCCATCCGTCTCAATTGAAATGGTATTTGCCAAGGTGAACCAGGCAATGGACGTATGCGGGTGGATGCGCATGGAATACTTTGCTTGGCGCAGGGCAGTCACCAAGGCGTTTGGGTCGAGGGTATACGCCACAATCACGCCATTCACAATCACCGGCGTTCCCTCATATCCCCTTGACGTCGACACCCACTCGAGCGGATGGTCCTGCAGAAAGTTCAGAATTGTATGCGAAGGAATGTGCTGAGAAATGGAGGTGAGAAGCGACATGGTCTTGACGATACCGACGGAATGACCCTCTGGAGTCTCCACCGGACACATGAATCCCCACGACGTTCCGTGCAACTTACGAGGGGCAAGCAACTTGCCAGACTTTTCAACCGGTGTCTGGATACGGCGCAGATGCGACAGGGTTGCAGCATAGGACATCCGAGCAAGAACCTGCGATACACCTACCTTGGTCGCATTGGACAGGGACGACGACGAGGACATGCCAAGTCCGAGAACTGTAAAGTTTCCAGTGGACAATGCCTGCTTCAACTTGCTCTCGATGGTCGACATTTTCAAGATCTTGTACAAGTTGCTCGAATTCAAGATCTCCATGGGACGCGGCGTACCCTTTTTCCACGAATCGTGATTGACCTCCTGCACAAACTCGTTGCGCGTATCGTTGCAGACCTTTTGGAAGAGTTGGCGGAAGAGATGGGTCAAGAGCGCACCGGGCATCACAACGCGCTTGTTCGGGTAGGCATCGCGGTCATCGAGCGGGATCTTTTTGAGGTAGGTCAAGAGCAACCGACGAATCATGGTGGCAATGACCAGGACCCTGCGTGCATTCAGAACCTCGGGCGTCGATGTCTCTCCACTGAACTTGACGTGAGGCAGCAACTCTGTCGTCAAGAGGTGACGAACATATGCGCACTTGTCCTCCTGGGTCGTTCCATACTGCAGATGATTTGTGAGGTAGGACACTGCATCCTGCTGACTAAAGACTCCAAGTTCTGCCGTGTCACGGAAGGAGGCACCGAGCAACTCGACGTACGGATCTGTGTGGGACCCCCAGATGAGAGACGCAATCTCGAGATCGGAGACAATACCCAGTGCCTTGAAATAGACCATGATCGGAATGTCTTCGCGGAACCGGGGCACGCACGCCGTCATGGGAAATCCGAACCCATTGAACTTGGAACTCAGGCGAATCTCGAGTTTCTTAGGCGGAGTTGTAAAGGATTCGTGCAGAGACTTGAACTCGACGGAGAAGAGATGCTTGGACGCCGACCGCTTGTTCTGGAAGATCATGATCCGATTATCTGCAATCTTCTCCTGGCACAAGATGGTGCGCTCTGATCCATGAACCACAAAGTACCCGAATGGATCGCGTGCACACTCGCCCAACTCCTCGATGCTTGCCGGGTAATCCTTCAGCAGACAGAGCGACGACCCCAGCATGACAGGCACCTTGCCGATGGAAATGCCATCAAAGACGTGGGACTCCTCTGTATAGGTATCAAAGAGAGGACCCTTGTACGTCCTTGCCACAAAGCGCACGTCCATGTACATTTGTGCCGCATACGTAAAGTTACGCGTACGTGCCTCCACTGGCAGCATGGGTTTGACACGCCCAGTTGCCTCCTGCAGACGGGGTTTCATGTAGGTCACATTCTCAAACGACAACTTGAACTCGTACTTGTACTTCTTGGTCGTTTCATCCTGCTCGTGCCAAACGGTGATGGGGGGCGTCGACTGCACGATCAGCGGGATCTTGGTGCGGATAAAGTCTTCAAACGACTCGATCTGATGGTCGACGAGGCGAGCGACACCGTCCTTCGAAAAGTAAGCAGTTGCAGCGTCCCACTCCATGCTGAATTGCACTGGATTCCCTCTAAATAAATGCTCTTCGTTTTTACAATGAGCACCCGGATTGTGAAAGTCGGAGCAGGACCTCCTCCTGTTCCTGTCCCTGTACCTGTACGGTCTGTCACTCGGAAAGCACCGTCTGGAGGGTTTAAGAAACACAAGACATACCCTGCAAGCAGTCTCCGGAAGACACGGAAGATTCGTCCAGTCTCGAATCCCTCACAACCACCTCCGTCTGCTCCGGGGGTGATTCGAATCTTAACGGCCAAGGGACAAGAAGCAGATGAGACAAATATAAAGAATACAATTGATCGTATGAGTGAACCCGAAATACGCCGCACACTTGCAAAATCCGGCATGACTCTCCGATCAAAGAACAAGCATCTGGCAAAAATCATTCTCGGGAGCGGAATGGCGGCAGGAATGATTCCCCATTAAAGGGGTAATGACGTCTCTATGGGGTCCACTTGGATGGATGACCTTGCATTCGATGGCATCTCTTTATCCGGATATCCCCTCAGACTCTGAGCGCAAACTCATGACGTCCTGGTTGACACATTTTCAGGATACGATCACATGCCCATCCTGTCGCGACCACTTTACGACATCGCTCGAGTCGTATCGTGCTCAGTTTCCGAATATGATGAGTTCGCGACAGACCTTTATGGTCTTTACACTCCGAGTCCACAATTCAGTGAATCGGCGTCTCAATAAACCAATGTACAAGACGGTGGACGAGTGTTACGAGACGTTGCGCAATGTTGTAAAGTCCAAGACGACTCGCGACTATCGCATGGCATATTATACACATATTCGCAGACAGTGGAAACTCTATCAAGATGCGACAGGCATGTCTGCACTTCGAAAGATCAATGACATGCTAAAAATCGAGGGGGACTATGCAGCACCTCGCTCGAACAATTTTGAAGTCCCGATTCAAGACGATGTGGTTGTCATTGGAGACTTGCCGATCCAAGTTGCCGGAGCAATTGTGGATATCCGTCCCCAGCAGTCGCAGACAGTTGGGCGGCGATTACGGTTTACAGGCGGTGTGATGAAATTTTTCTGAAAATTTTCCTGATTGCTCTATAAATGAGCACATCTGAACCTGAAGTCCCTGCGCCTGCCCCCGCCCCTGCGCCCGCCCCCGCGCCCGCCCCTGCGCCTGTGCCTGTGCCGACCATCACACTGACCGAGTTGCTTGGAGTCCACGCGGTTGTGGTTGCCAAGGAGACGGCGGACAAGGCGTTACTTGAACCTCTGACGAAACTTGTGGCGTCCCACGACCTTCTGCGTCCCCTGTTAGTTCAGTGGGCGACGGGTGGGTTTTCGACAACCACCTCGATCCAGTCGTATGCGGTGACGGCGCCTGGCACGTGTGCGGACGGTGTCAAGCGTGCCCTCTGCGAGTACATTGAGTACCTGCTTGGCACGACAATGGGTGGTCTGATGACGCAACTGAGAGCGCTTGCCCCCGAAGTTGTGTTCAGTTATGCCTTCCCGGGCGATGCCTGCATTGCGATCTTTGCTGCCCGTGGACCCGCGCCTGCGCCCGCGCCTGCTCCGGAGGTGCAGGTCACGGAGGTTCCTGTGGTGCCGTCCGCTTAAGTGATTAGGCGGATACTGTGGTTATAATGGTCTGCCACGACGATCACGCCGCTCGATGTCAAGGCGACTCCAAACGGTTGGTTGAAGCTCGCGCCCGTACCCGTTCCGTCTGCAAGGGCGGGACTGCCGCTTCCTGCAAGCGTGGTGACGACGCCAAGGGGCGTCACGAGTCGGATGCGGTGGTTGCCCAGCTCAATCACGACGATCACGCCGGTCGAGGTTACGGCGACTCCGGTCGGACTAGCAAAGTTAGCGGCCGTTCCCGTTCCGTCGGCGAACCCACCACTGCTGCCTGCGATCGTTGTGACCACCCCCCCAGGATACGTGATACGTCGGATACGGTTGTTCTCCGCGTCAGCTAAGATGATGTCGCCGGTCGAGGTCATTGCGAGTCCCCGCGGAAGACGAAAACTCGCACCCGTGCCCGTGCCGTCTGCAAAGTCGTAATTGCTTCCCGCGAGCGTCGTGACTACACCGCCGGGGTAGGTTACAAGACGAATGCGGTGGTTGTCCGAGTCAGACACGACGATCACGTCGGTCGATGTCACTGCGACTGCACCCGGTCTTCTGAAGCTCGCACCCGTACCCGTGCCGTCGGCAAAGTCGTAATTGCTGCTGCCTGCAAGCGTCGTGACAACGCCGGAGGTGGGATTCACGAGGCGGATGCGATTGTTGAACGTGTCGGCGACGACAATAATCCCGTTTGAAAGGAGGGCGACTCCAAGCGGGTAATAGAAGCTCGCTGCTGCGCCTGTGCCGTCGGCGAATGTTCCGCTGCCACTACCTGCAAGCGTCGTGACAACGCCCGAGGTGGGGTCTGCGAACCGGATGCGATTGTTGAACGTGTCGGCGACGACAATCACGCCGCTCGATGTCAAGGCGACTCCAAATGGGTAGGTGAACCTTGCGTTTGTTCCCGTTCCGTCGGCAAAGGCAGGACTGCCGTTGCCAGCAAGTGTAGTGACAACACCACCGTTCACCCATGTCGCCCCACGTCTCGCTCGCCCATACGACACTGCACCATGCGCAGATCCAAGAAACGGCATCTTATTACTTTCACAGAATAGAACTACAGTACTCAAATGTCGGAGTCCATGCAGTCGATTGCGAGCGGATTGAGAAACAAGAAATTGAAAAAGATCATTGGCGTCTATCAAATTGAATTTGTAGATTTCAAAGCATCCGGGTTAGGCGATTTCATTCGCGGATCCTTCACCATGATGCAGTTGGTTCGTCTTCTCAATAAATACACTCCTGCCAATCTTACGTACGACCTTGATTTTCGTAACCATCCAATGAGCAAGTGGTTGGTGTGCGACAAGGGATTGGAGAAACCAGAGTTTTACTCAGAATTGACCAACATGCACATCGATACGTTAATGGTCAAACAAGACGAAGCAGATTTGGGGTACCAGCACCTGCTTCGCGAGATGATTCGATTCGTCAATAAGTCGGGCGGTCCGACGGTCCATGGATTCGTCTGCCGCGATGATGTCTTTGAAGAGATTTTGCAGTCTGAGCGTGATGTAATTAAGTCTCGTATGGTCCCGACCCCCGAGATGGATGCATATGTGACGGACACTCTGAGTGAGATGGGGATCACAGGTCCGTACTCGGTTCTCCATATCCGCATGGCAGATGAAAAGTGCTTTCCCCCTGTCCCGATTGATCAGTCGGTTATCGACGCGCTGATATCTGCAGTGAATGCGAAACTCGGCGACGAGCAGTATGTCTTGATTTCCAACAGTGATCAGGTGAAGGATGCGTTTGCCGGGCAGAGCATCCACTCCAAAAAGACGGCAATCTGCCACATTGGACAGAATGACACGCAGACCCTGCAGCAGACCAAGGATACGTTGCTGGATTACTTTATCATGTCGCGTGCCGAGAAGATCCACGCCTTTTCGACCTATGATCGGACTGGATTTAGTTTGGAGTGCAGCAAGGTCTATTCAATTCCGTATACATTTACGAAAATCGCCACGGATCCGCCGCAGCAGAGCATGCATTTCCCAATGGTTTAACCGAAGGTGGTGAGTTGACCAAGTACAGTCCATGCCGATCCAGTGTACATTAATGTAAAGGTTTCTAACTCCACACGATTTGCCGTCGCGGTGGGCGCCGACCCACCTGACCACTTAATCGTTTGTGCGACTCCAGCAATCTGGAGCGCGCTGATGTAGTAGGGTGTTGCGCCTTGGACTAACGTAAAGACCACCGAGTAACTCTTGTTGGCAACTGTGGGCAGATTGGTCAAGTTAATGGTAAAGTTCGCAGACATTGAGGATACATACCAGATATTGCCCGTCGACCAATTGGCAACCACCGTTCCGCTGCCTGGACTGGCAATTGTATTCAGCGTCTCCTGAATCTGCTGGACGGAGATGGTTCCTGCACATGTGAGCGGCGCCCGGACAGTCAATGCGGTGCTCGAGTTGGAGGTGTAGAGCGAATTTTCGAACGGCAGGATACCGCCAGATCCAGAGAGAGGTGTGAGTTTGCGGATCTTGCCGCCATTACCCTCGTTGGCATAAATGAATCCATTCGGGTCGATTCCAAGCGTAAACCCAGTATTGCCAAATGTAGCAGCGGTTCCAAGACCGTCCAACGACGGATTGGGTTGGTTATCCATCGTACCTGCGATAACTGATACCACATATGTTCCTGCGCTCACCTTTATCACTGCACCGTAATAGTCCTGAGCGTATATGTTTCCAGCGGGATCTAGAATGATAACATTTGTAGAAACGTAGGGAGAAATGGATGCAAGAGATGTTCTTACACCGGATGTAGTAAGACTGAAAAGTTGACCACCGTTATTTGCCCCTGTAAATGCATTCAGAGTAGGGTTCCATACCAAAGCGCGAGTAGCTGGCGATCCACCGGTCACTGATATTGTTGATACGACACCTGTGGATAGAACACATCTTCTATACGTACTGAAATTGTCAGCGAAATACAGTGTTGTGTAGGTAGAATCAAACGCTAATGCAACTACATCGTTTAGTATCGCGTTCGTGCCTGTACCATCTGTAATAGTTCCCACCGAAGACCCTGCAAGTGTCGTAACTGTATTCGTGCTTAAGGTATACTTGCGAATGCGTGATTGATCACCTATATATACGTCTCCCAAAAGATCAATTGCAAATGCTTTTATGTTAGTGAACGTAGCAGATGTTCCCACGCCGTTGGTTGAACCCGCAGACGCAGTACCTGCAACAGTTACCACGACACCGGTCGCCGGATTGAATTTACGAAGGTACGTGCCGTAGTTATCCGCAAAGTACATATTCGAATCATAGGCGTTATAGGACATATACGTAGACCCCATCACTCTTGCATTCGTGCCCGTTCCATCTGTTATCACATTGCTGCCGTTGCCGATAAAGGTGGTCACGTTCCACAGTGTGGGCGTCGCAGGCACGTTATTGATTGCGCCTCCAGACAGGGTGACACCGCCCACCTGTCCGTTGCTCAGTGTGACTCCGCCCACCTGTCCATTCAAGAGGGTTACGCCGTTGAGTGCATTGTTGCTCACTGACAATCCGCCAAAATAGGGTTGCAAGGTTACCTTGCGAACATTGTTGCGATCGCGATCTGTAAAGTACATGGTAGATCCAGGAATGAGGCAGATCGAGGATGCGAACCCGAGAGACGCCCCAGTTCCAACTCCATCTGTAGTGACGGACCGACTAGACCCTACAAAGAAACTTGTGACACCTGTCGTCGGAGACACGGAAATGACTTTGCCTCCAAGCGTGCTCGTGTACAACAATCCGCTTACAGAGTCATAGGCCATGCCAATGCACCAGGAAAAGGAGGCGTTCGTGCCTGTACCTGCCACGTCACTGCTGTTGTTGTTACCCGCTACAGTTGTAACCGTTGCAGTTGCGATCACGATCTTACGAACGCGGTAATTGTAATAGTCGGCAACGTACAAATTTCCGATGCCGTCTGTTGTAATGTGCCAAGGACTGTAGAAACGCGCATTCGTGCCTACGCCATCTGAAAAGGTATAACTTCCAAACGATCCCGCAAGCAGGGTCACCACACCTGCAGGCGTAACCTGACGGATTACGTGTTGCTGTTCGGCGCAATAGATGTTGCCTGTTGCTGGATCGACGACGACACCGAAAATCTGATTGAAGGATGCGTTGGTTCCAGTCGCGTTGGCACTCCCCGTGTTCGGTCCTCCAGCAATTGTGGTCACAACACCGGCAAGAGTCACTCTGCGGACTGCACCCACCTCACCGACGATCAGTGTTCCATTTGTCGGGTCGTACGCCACAGAGTAGATATACTTGAATGCCGCCGAGGTGCCTGTGCCGTCTGTAACGGTTGCGCCACCACTTCCTGCAAAGGTCGTCACAACTCCGGCAGGGGTGATCCTTCGAAGAATATTGTTCGTATTGTCGGCAATGTAGACGTTTCCACTCGGATCCACGCAACTTCCAGTTGGAAAGTTGAAGAGTGCATTTGTTCCCGTGGCGTTTGAATTTCCGCCACTTCCACCGATTGATCCGGCAAAGGTCGTCACAGTTGCCGTTGAAACTACGGGTATAGTGCTAAGAGACGTTGCATTCGAGATGTTTCCGCCCGAGACTGCCAGGTTTCCAAGCGTCACCGAACCTGATCCTGTGCGATAGTTCGCTCCATCGGAATAGATTGTGACGGTTGTGCTCGGAAGAAGGGACACTGGTGAACTCAATCCCGTCGTCGTACCGGCAAGGGTCAGCGTCTGTGTGGAACCGAATGCATTTGAGAAACTCCACCAAGATCCGGAGGTCGCAGACGAGAGCGCAGGGAATGTGATTGTATTGGACGGTCCCGCAGTTAAGCGGAAGGTGGTGCCCACCACGTTCGACGATGCGGTCAGGTCCACAGTTGTGCCCGACACGTTAGAGGTCGCATACCGATAGGACAGCGGCGCCTGGACTGTCAATGCAGTTGACGAGTTGGAGGTGTACAATGACCCGTTGTACGGCAGCACACCGCCGGATCCCTTGATAAACGTCATTTTGCGAATTGCGTATGCGTCTCCGGCAATAAGGTAACTGCTCGTTGGGCCAAGAGAACATGTAACTGGACTGTTCCATCTTGCAGATGTTCCAACTCCATCTAAGGGTGTGTATCCTATGGGACCCGTGATGGATGTAATTGTCGCTGTGTTTATGTCAAGGCGACGAATTCCCGCAGCAGACACCCATGCCTCTACGATATAGATAACGTTATTGATTTTGTCCACGGTAATCGAATTTGGACCACAGATACTTGCGTTCGTACCAACGCCGTCTACCGTATATATGCTCGCTCCACCGGCAACGAACGTAATGACGCCGGCAGGTGAGATCTTCTGAATTGTTGAATTTCCACCCGTGGCGACATAGAAGTTTCCACTTGCGTCAAAACCACCTCCCCTTGGACCGTTTATTGTGGACGGAGTTGTTGCCCACGTGGTCACCACATTTGTCGACAGATTCAGAATACGGATCACGTTGTTGCTTGTATCGGTAACATAGAGGTTTGACCCGCTCGGATCAAGATAGACTCCTGACGATCCATTGAAGCGTGCGTTCGTACCTGTTCCGTTTATGAATCCGGACGTGCCGGTAACTCCGGCAATTGTTGTAACTACACCCGCAGGGGTGCATCTGCGAATAGCGTATCCATCTTGGAAATAGACTATGCCACCCGGGGCCACGGCAGGTGTACCCATTGTGCTGAGGATATACGCACCCGATCCAGTTCCATCTGTCGAAGTGCCGTTATAAGCACCTGCAATTGTTGCAACTGCATTTGTCACGGGGTTGTATGTCCGCACAAAATGCCGGTTCCACTCGGTAAAATAGAAGAGACCTGTCGTGGGATCGTACGGCGTAAAATTCGCATTGTGCGCTAATCCTCCATTCGTGCCTACACCGTCTACGTGACTAGAATTGTTCCATGTACCGACAATTGTTGATAGGTAGTTTGTAGACGGTGTCGCAGGCACGTTATTGATTTCACCATCTGACAGCGCGACGCCGCCGATGGTTCCGCTTAGCGTAACATTTGGACCGGTGATTGTCATTGCGGGGACGAGTTGGTTCGACACTGTGGACTGGAACACCAGGGACGTGGAGGGTCCTGTCGGTACTGTGCCGTTGTCGACCGCATAGACGCGTCCAAGGGGATATCCAGTGTTGGAATTGGCAAAGGCAAGGGACGCAACACCACCGCCATACGCCTCGCTCGTCGTCTTCAAGGTCAACGTATCGTGCCCTGCACCGTAGTTTGACGCGCTCGTGGATCCGGGGTACAAGACCAGTTCGTTACCTGTCACTGTGAAGTTTGAACCCGAACCCGCCGCAGTCACGTTCGACGAGGTTAAGTTGGTAATCGTTGCCACACTCGACGTCGGGTTTGCAAGGGCAGGTTGAATAGATATCTTTGTCAGTGCACCCGTACCGCTCTTTCCTACGTAGACTGTACTTCCATCTCCAGATATACATGCGCTAACAATAGCGGGTCCATCTGAATTTCCTACAGTTGACCAGGTGTTTCCACCGTCTACACTTAATGTTACGTTGCCGTTTGCACCATTTCCCTTTATTGCCAGGATCTTCATACCGTCGCCTGACATATAGATGTTGTGCCATGTAGTGGTTCCAGCAGACGTTGCCTGCGTCCACGTGACACCTGAGTTTGAACTGATCCATATGTTTCCGGTTGTTGATGATTCTGCCGGCACAACTGCCATTCGTGTACCATCGTACGACATTGTGACTGACCAAGAACGTGTCGATGTGCCAACCGCGCTAACAGTTGACCACGTTGACCCTGTGTTTGAACTGATATACACTTGTGCTCCAGTGTTCCACCCGCCACCCGCAAGAAGGATCGCTCCGTTTGAAGACGTTGCAACGCTGTTAAAATATGTGGTCGCAGAAACGTTTGATGCAATTGTTGACCATGAACTTCCACCGTTTGAACTAAAATATATACCATTGTTATTCTTTGGCGCAAGAATCACTAATCCATTTGAAGAAAATGTAACCTGAGCAGAACCCAAGTTTGCCGAGATGGCAGATTGCGCTGTGAATGTTGCCCCGCTATTGCTGCTTAGGTAAAACTGACCACCTGCCATATATGCAACATATAGTCCGTTTGCAGACATTGAATATCCCGCGTACATCGGAGCAAAATCGATACCCGCATACCGTCCGAAATTCGACAAGATCGGATACGTATAGGTTTCTCCTGAATTTGAACTAAAGTATAACGCAGTTGAATAGTCGGATCCGACGGGCATTCCACCAAGAATGGAACTTCCATCATAGGATGTAACGACTCCGTAAAAATTGGTGGTGGGGTTTGGTCGTGGAATGCTCGAGTTTCGTTGTACCCATGTAACTCCGCGATCCGTGCTTGCCGTTACGGTTCCGGCAATCGTGTACACATCGGCACCAGTTGGTAACGCTGCCAGATAATTTCCATCCCAAGATCCTACGATGCATCCCCAATTGTTGTTTGTATTTGAGACAGTTGTCCATACGGAATTCGAGTTCACAGGCGACCCTGTTGCGTACTTAATTGGTCCGGGACCGAATCCACCGACTACTGCGAGAGACGCGTCTGAGGATATATATGCGCAATTCCAGCTCGAACTTCCGGCATTTGAGAGCGTAGTCCATGTCGATCCAGTGTTTGAACTAATTACCGGGAATCCTCCAACATTAGCAAGTAGAATCGTTGCTCCGTTGGGGGTCATTGCCGCAAACTGAAAGCGATCCACTCCGTTGAATCCTGATCCTGATGTCACCACCCATGTGGATCCGTAGTTTGAACTGATAAGTGGAGCTGCAGACTGTGTCAATGCCAGTACAATCGCTCCATTCGAAGAGCATAACATTTGTCTAAACCCATTCGTGGTGCCTACACTACCATAGTTCAACAATGTCCACGAGACTCCGTAGTTTGAACTCACATACGAACTGTTTAGTCCAGCACCAAAATACATGACAGATCCATTTGACGAAATGCACGATGCATACGAATTGTTGCCCGCGAGAGGCGCTGGAAGACTTGCCCACGTAACACCGTAGTTTGAACTTATTGACGAATTTGCTATAAGATATACCCCGTTCGCAGACATTGACATGGGACTACCGTATGCTGCCGGACTCACCTGCTGTGTCAATGCCCATGTTACACCATAGTTTGAACTTACGCGCACCCGGTTGTCTATCATGCCCCATACAGCAAGGTACTGTCCGTTTGATGAACAGGCAAGTCCGTTATTAGCAATCGGCATGTTCGACCTGAACATGGAAGGAATGAATGACATGGACCCAATTGTCATTCCAGATACAGTACCAATGTTCGCAGTTCCGCTGATAGCAAGCGCCGTTCCCGAAACTTGCCCGTTGCTCAGAGTCACTCCACCGATCGTGTTAGGCACTGCGCCACTAGTCACTATGCGGTAACTCGATCCATCGGAATACACGGTCAGCGACGAGTTGGAGGGCAGAGCGTAGGGAGACGTCAACCCAGTCGTCGTACCCGCAAGAGTCAGCGTCTGTGCCGCACTGTACGCATTGGAAAACGTCCACCAGGATCCGGAGGTGGACGCCGAAAGCGCAGGGAATGTCAACGTGTTGGACGGTCCCGCAGTTAACCGGTAAGTGGTGCCGACTCGGTTCGACGATGCGGTCAAGTCCACAGTTGTGCCCGACACGTTCGACGTCACATACCGGTACGACAGCGGCGCCTGGACAGTGAGTGCAGTTGTCGAGTTGGAGGTGTAGAGCGAATTTTCGAACGGAAGGATACCGCCTTCGCCGGAGAGCGAGGTGAGTTTGCGGACACGACCATTATCCGCGACATAGATGTTTCCACTCGGATCGGCGACAAGACCACCTTGACCAAAGAAACCGAATGTCGCTGCAGTCCCTAGTCCATCCGCGCTTCCGCTTGTATCACTTCCCGCAATTATTGCAGTCGTCCCTGTCGATGTCGTATATTTCACAATTTTATTGCCGTCTGTCGCAAAGATGTTTCCAACCGAGTCGATACATGCAGTTGAAAGTGAACTGGTCCCAAGGACTGCCAGTGAGGTAATACTACCGGTTATTGTTGACCTGTACATGGTACCCGAACTGCCGTAAGCTATAAGTATCATGGTTCCAGTTGTTACGTCCCATCTCGGATATCCAAAGTTCGCTGCAGGTGTGGGCGTTATCGAAGTCACTGCGTTGGTCGAAAGGTCAAGTCTGCGTAGTACAGAAGCGCCTATCCAGTCAGCAATGTAGAGATACGTTGCGGTAGGGTCTACAGTGATTCCGTACACATACTGACTGAACCGCGCATTCGTGCCTGTTCCATCAACAACTGCAGGTCCTAGTGCAGGATTGCCTGCAAGTGTAGTCACAACGCCTGCAGGTGTAATCTTGCGAATTGCAGAACCGTTGTAACCGGCCGAATCCGATATGTATATATTTCCAACCGAGTCACACACCATGTCTCGGATGTATACAAACGACGCGTTGGTTCCTGTTCCGTCTACAGACGCTGAAGTGGCATTCCCGGCAAGAGTTGTGACAACACCTGCTGGTGTAATTTTGTAAACTCTACCGTTGTTATATCCCACGTAGTAGTTGCCTGTGCTCGTGTCGTACGCCGCCCCATACGCAAGTCCACCGCCAACCGAAGTCGTAATGGTCGTCACATTGTACAATGTGGGCGTCGCAGGCACACCGTTCACGCTGGACGCATTGGTGAGTGCATACCCGCCCACATTGATGTTTGTCGACGCAGGGTACACCGCCCACGTCGCGGGGTTTGTGGACGGACCTGTGGGACCTGTAGACCCGGTCGATCCAGTCGATCCAGTTGCACCCGTTGTACCCGTTGCACTCGTTGCACCCGCAGGTCCAGTCGATCCAGTTGTTCCTGTCGGACCTGTGTACCCGCGAAGACCACCATAGGAAAGGGAGTTCCAATCAGTTGTTCCATCGCCAATCTTGAACAATTGCGTATCGGTTTCAACTCCCATTTCACCAGATGCGAGGATCGGGTTATTTGAAGTCCATGTCGCGGCAGTGCCCCGACGGTGCTGGAACTGGATATACGGCATTGTCTATACCGGAGGAAAACATTAGACGACATAACCACAGTCAAATACGGGTCCGAGAACATACGAGTTTGACGGCGCACCCCCGTCAAACCCGATGGACATTTGCGAAGGTCCTGTCGGTCCAGTCACACCGGTTGTTCCCGTTGTACCTGTCGTTCCCGTTGTACCCGTGGGTCCTGTAGCACCCGTCGGACCTGTAGGCCCAGTCGGTCCAGTCGTTCCCGTCGGACCTGTTGTCCCTGTAGGTCCTGTAGGTCCTGTCGGTCCAGTCGACCCCGTAGGTCCGGTACCGCCCGTCGCACCTGTTGTTCCTGTAGGACCTGTGAATCCTTGGATGCCACCGTACGGCAAATTGTTCCAGACGGTCACACCATCGCCTAACTTGAATAACTTTGTGTCTGTTTCAATTGCAAGTTCACCGCTTGCCAGCACCAAACTTGCACCGACTGCATCCCATTGTGCCGCCGTTCCACGACGGTGTTGGAGTTGAAAGAATGGCATTGTATATTGAATAGAACTTATGAGTTCTCCGTTGCCCACGGATCCAAGAATAAGGAGTAGAGCATTGTGCCTACGAAACTCGTATCTTTTGTACCGGTGATTCCACCACAGTCAAATACAGGTAACAATGCATAGTTTGTGGTGGGTCCACCTGCATCTAACAAGTTCCCTGCAGATGAAAAACTTGCAGGGGGTCCAGTTGGTCCTGCAGGACCTGTAATTCCGTTTGACGGTCCAGGTGGTCCGGTCGGTCCCATTGGTCCATCGGACGGTCCAGTCGGTCCGACTGCACCATCTCGTCCTTGGTCACCCTTTATACCTTGAAATCCTTGGATGCCTTGAATGCCCTGAGGTCCTTGAATACCGGGGAGACCCTGTTCGCCTTGGATTCCTTGCGGTCCCGTGTACCCAATTCCTTGGACTCCTTGGATACCCTGCAATCCTTGATCTCCCGCCGGTCCAGGATCTCCCTGCAATCCTGCCGGACCCTGCAATCCTTGCGGTCCTTGCGGTCCTTCCGGTCCTGTCGCTCCTGTGTCTCCTGTCGACATTGTCTATATCGGTGGAAATTAGGCGTATTGATTAGGTGTACTCGCAAGAAGTGTAATGGAAACATGAAGAAGTACACTCACACTTGGTGTAAACGATAACGAAAAACTAGAAGGAGTCGTTGTTGTTTGGGGAACGATTGTAGGCATGTTCCATGTAAAGACACTTGTTGCGGGAATGTCTGTGCCAAATTTAGTCGCAACGAAGGTTGAAGATGGAGGTACTCCTGTTTTTACGACATAAATTTGCGACAACTTTGCATACGTCGACCCACCATTCCCCGATCCGGCAACGGAACAGACATATAACCCCGATGTTTGAAGACCCGATAAAACGACCTTTGCAGTGCCCGGCACGATTTCAGAGTTCAGATATCGTATACTAAAGGATGAAAACCCCGTACGTAACGTGCCAGGTATCGTAGATGCAATGGGTGCAATGACTGCACCCGTTGATGCCGCAAGATTGGGTGCAGTTAGTGTGGATGCAGGAAATATAGGCGCCACTGTATTTGCACTTATTTGATAAACGACGTTTGTTTGTGCAGTTGCAGTATTGGACGTACCGTTCGCAGTGAGCACACAATTCGCGTTTGAAGGTGAAATTGCTGAAAACCCTGGACCCTGTGGACCTTGAATACCTTGCGGACCCTGGATTCCAGGAGCTCCGTTTGCACCATCCGCGCCCTTCGGACCTGCCTGCGAACTTCCCCACATAACACTCGTCAGACTGTCGCCCGAGAATGAAAACAATCCCGTTGCATGCAGTGTGTTTAACGAGACTGCAACTGCCGATGACCCTCCCGCAGTGTGTGTGGCAGGAAGACCGTTAATGGAATACCGTATAAATTGTCCATCGTACGACACATTTAACGCCGGAGGAGTTGTATAGAAGGAGTTTCCAATTTGTATAGCAGTACCGGGTGTTCCACCGGGTACAATTTTGTAAAGCGATATAGATCCCGCTCCCGGCGGAGTAGTAAGCGTTTGAGGATTTCTAATGACATAAAATCCGTAGGACACTGAGAAGGGGTTAGGGTTTCCGGTATTCCCGGGTATACCAAGTGCGCTGGTCGACAATCCAACTTGAATAAATGTATATGCCTCCTTTATGAATACCCCTGGAGTTGCCGTAATATACCCGCTGGACAGTGGAAGAGCAGATGAAAATCCAGAATCCCATTTCTGAAGTGTCGAGGGACTCGCATTTGTGAATGTAGTTCCCGATGTCGCGTTTACCTGCGTGGCAAGTGTCAATGTCACCGGCAGTGTTGAACCCGGACTCGCAATCGATCGAATGACCAATGTAGGAAGAACTCCAGTATTTTTAACAATCGCACTGAATTGACGAGGAGTGTTTTCTGACCGCAGAGTGATGGAGTACGTAGTTGTCCCTAAATACGTCTTGATAACCTGCTCGATGGTTGGATTTTGAAACAGGTAGTCAATATAGTCGAGAACATTCGGTCTGCGAAATCCGTCACTGCAAACGAGCGGTGGATCAAGTCCGCCGTAAAATGTAACAGGTGACAATGCAGACACGCCTGTTTTTGGAAGATTGTTAATGAAGTTGGTTATAGACGCCTTATCTGCCGTTTCTGCTACGGAGAGCGACATTATCAGTTCAGAAGAAGAAAAACCATATATGACCAACGTACTAGGGGTTGTTCAGAGGCAGGAGGGAAGAAACTATTGTAATAGGAAATGGTAGTGCCTGTCACTATAAATCCGGGAGTTCCACTGTAATTCCAGAGTGGAGAATTTATAATTTGTGCAGATGGAGTGACAAGATATGCAGCGCTGATTGGAACATTGTTAATGTTTCCAACGGCATTCACTGCAACAACGTATGCATTTGAGTTTGATGCTGGACTAAACGTAGTCGTTGTAAAGATTGTTAGGGATCCGAAAGCTGGAATGTTTGTACCGGACCCGCTTGCAGTGTAAAAGGTTGTTCCGCCGAAACGAGATGGAATTGTTCCCGAAACTGGACTGAACACAAGGGTTGGTTGAGCAGTTGCACTGGATGACGTACCGTTTGCAGTCAGAACAAGGTTGGAGGTTACCGGAGACACTGTGAACCCTGGACCTGTAGCGCCTGTAGGTCCAGTTCTACCCGTTGTACCCGTAGGTCCAGTTCTACCCGTTGTGCCCGTAGGACCAGTGGGTCCAGTGCCAATGGGTCCCGTTGGTCCAGTGGGTCCAGTTCGACCCGTTGTGCCTGTAGGTCCAGTGGGTCCTGTTCTACCCGTACCACCAGTCGGTCCAGTAGACCCCGTCGGTCCAGTGGGTCCAGTACCAATCGGTCCAGTTACACCTGTAGGTCCAGTTGTACCCGTAGGTCCAGTCGGTCCTGTGAATCCCGTAGATCCTGTGGGTCCTGTAGGTCCTGTGCTACCTGTTGTACCCGTAGGTCCAGTTGGTCCAGTGAATCCCGTAGATCCAGTAGGTCCGGTTGACCCAGTAGGACCTGTGACACCGGTGGGTCCAGTCTGTCCAGTAAATCCCGTAGATCCTGTAGGTCCGGTTGACCCAGTAGGACCTGTGACACCTGTGGGTCCAGTCGGTCCGGTAAATCCCGTAGATCCAGTAGGTCCTGTACTCCCCGTGGGTCCTGTATTCCCCGTGGGTCCAGTATGTCCAGTACTCCCGGTAGGTCCAGTTACGCCGGTGGGTCCCGTTGCACCCGTAGGCCCGGTGGGTCCGGTGGGTCCTGTACTCCCGGTCGGTCCAGTTACGCCGGTGGGTCCCGTTGCACCCGTAGGCCCGGTCGGTCCGGTGGGTCCCGTGCCAATCGGACCCGTATCACCGGTCGGTCCTGTGGGTCCGGTGCTTCCAGTCGGTCCTGTCGGTCCTGTGCCAATGGGTCCGGTAGGTCCTGTAGGTCCCGTAGGTCCAGTGGGTCCAGTGCCGCCCGTTGTGCCTGTCGCACCACCGATGGAAACAAGTGTAGTATGGACGTGCGAGGTTGTGTTTGAACGGAATCCCCATACCATCGTGGCATTCTTCGGAACAGTCGCATAGACATTGATGTTCACACTGACATTGAAGGTATTGACCGGAACGAGTAAGGATGCAGTATATTGCAATAATGAACTCCCCGCAGCGTGCGGTACAGTCACTGCCAGACCCGCAGGCACAATGAGCGAGGCGCCGTCAGATACGGTAAACCAAATAGTTCCGTTACCATGGTTAGTACCTCCAGTCATTGCCGCAAACATGTTCAGATCCCAAATACCTTCTACGCATGCCCTTCCCGGAAGTGCGTCTGCACTAATGATGAACGATGCAATGTCTGCATTTATGCCTCCAGGTCCACTTCCTCCGTTGATTGTGACAAGGGTTTGTGCGCCCGTGTTAAAGGTTGTCAAGAGACTTCCAGATAAGATTCCGCCGCTATACGTTGCAGTTGCAGTGTCTAACTGAAGAACGAGTCCTCCTGAAATACCGGGAAACCCTTGCGGTCCCGTGGGTCCAGTGGATCCAGTCGGACCTGTAGGTCCAGTACCAATCGGACCTGTATCACCGGTAGGACCTGTAGGTCCGGTCACACCGGTAGGACCTGTAGGACCTGTAGGACCTGTAGGTCCTGTAGCACCCGTAGGACCTGTAGCGCCTGTCGGTCCTGTAGACCCTGTCGGTCCCGTAGGTCCAGTAGGTCCAGTAGACCCTGTAGGTCCGGTCACACCTGTCGGTCCGGTAGACCCGGTAGGACCTGTACTCCCGGTGGGTCCCGTAGACCCTGTCGGTCCAGTACTCCCCGTGGGTCCGGTGACACCTGTAGGTCCAGTCGACCCCGTCGGACCTGTTGCGCCTGTAGGTCCAGTACTCCCCGTGGGTCCGGTCACACCTGTGGGTCCCGTCGACCCCGTCGGACCTGTTGCGCCTGTAGGTCCAGTACTCCCCGTAGGTCCGGTCACACCTGTAGGTCCCGTAGACCCCGTAGGTCCAGTCGGTCCAGTACTTCCTGTGGGTCCGGTCACACCTGTAGGACCCGTCGATCCAGTCGGACCTGTTGCACCAGTAGGTCCAGTACTCCCCGTAGGTCCGGTAGATCCAGTATATCCCGTGACACCTGTAGATCCCGTGTGTCCAGTGGGTCCCGTCGGTCCTGTCACACCTGTTGGACCTGTAGGACCCGTTGCGCCCGTTGGACCCGTAGACCCTGTCGGTCCGGTGCTCCCTGTAGGTCCAGTCACACCTGTTGGACCTGTTGCGCCCGTGTGTCCGGTCGATCCTGTAGGTCCGGTACTCCCTGTAGGTCCAGTCACACCTGTTGGACCCGTTGCGCCCGTGTGTCCAGTGGGTCCCGTCGGTCCGGTGACACCTGTAGGACCCGTCGGACCCGTTGCGCCCGTTGGACCTGTAGATCCGGTAGGTCCGGTACTTCCCGTAGGTCCAGTGGGTCCTGTCGGTCCAGTGCCCACCGGTCCAGTTACACCTGTAGGTCCAGTGGATGCAGTGGGTCCAGTTACACCTGTAGGTCCGGTGACACCAGTGGGTCCTGTCGATCCGGTGACACCCGTAGGTCCAGTCGGTCCAGTGGGTCCAGTTGTACCCGTGCCAAGCGGACCTGTTGCGCCTGTTGGACCTGTAGATCCAGTTGGTCCAGTGGGACCTGTAGGACCGTTAAGACCGCCGTACGGCAAATTGATCCAAGTAGACCCTGCTGCATTTCCAATTTTGAACAAGAATGTATCTGTTTCTAAACCAATCTCGCCGACGTAGAGGACCGGGTTTGATGCGGTCCACTCCGCAGCAGTGCCGCGACGCAGTTGGATATGGATTGGCATACCTCTCCTTCCCTATTAGTTATGCACTATTTTCACTACAATACGCCACCCGCGTCAATGATACCTGGTGTGTCTCCGTACACACTCGAAGGGGTCCCACCATCAAATGAGTCAATGATACCGGTTGTGTTCCCTCCAATATATGGAAGTGATCTCCACGGAGTAATGCCATCTCCGACTTTTAGTTTTCCTGTATTTGTTTCGAATCCAGGTTCGCCACTTGCAAGAATTGGATTTGTTCGTGTCCAATTGACATCTGTATCGCGGCGCAATAACAATTTCTTGGGGGTTGTTGCGCAATTTGCCATTATGTATCGCATACATTTGTCTCTGCATCTCCAAAGTCGAGTACATCTGTTCCGTCGCCATCGATAATGTCGCATATCTCTGCACCTGCATTGCCACCATCCTCGATCTCGTAGATTGTCGGACAGAGCACTGCACCGTGACACACGCAAATACCAGTCAAAAAGTAGTATTCAAGTGACCCGTTTCCAGATCCCTTTCCGCCAAATTTAGCAGACCTGTTCGAAATGATTGCTTTACGACGCACACCCTGCGTATACATTCCTGCATCTTGCGAAGATGCTTGGTACGCCCGTGTTTTCCCAACCTGCAAGGGTGGTGGAAACTCAGATCGAGGTTTCTGTGGAGGTCCAGAGAGAGACGTATATCCAAACCAAAATAAAAATGTAAAGAGTGCGATTGCAGTCCAGGCGGAAATCCCCATTGTGTCTATTCTCTTTTTTTAGATGTCGTCAATCTCAACGTCCTCATCGTCCTCTGCAAACTCAATTCCACCCTCTGCAACCATCTCGTCCGAGGATGCCTTGATAAAGAGTCTGGGATCTGCATCCTGACAAACTGCGCGATAGCGGGTAATCTGCGCATCGTTCAGAACACCCACAATCTTCCACGGCGTCCCACCTAAACCAGTGTCCGCAATGACAATGACGCTTCCCACATCCACCCACACATCCTTCTTCCCGCGACCTCGCATTCCACCCTTGAGAGGTGCGCGTACGAGAACATCCTCCATTCTCGCCTTGCCCTCAATGACAACTTCCTTTACGTAGAAGACCTCCATGAACCCTGCACCTAGACGGCGCATAACGCGTCCGACAAACACACCCTGCGGTGCCTCCGTTGCCATATCCTCAATCAGTGCGTCGATGATCTTGTTGTTCGACTTGGTCTTGTTCGACTCTGAGTTACGCTGCGAGCGATGCCCGGATCCACCAGTTACGTTGCGAGGCATTTTATTCGATACCCTTCTATATATTTTGTGTGTTCACTTTCATTTTTAAAAACGAAATCTATAGACCCAATTCAATTTGGGTCTCATTAAGTCAACATGGAGTCCGCAATCAAGTCAATCATCGCCAACGCGCTCAAGACCCTGCAGAGCAAGCACGGATACAATGCAGACACACTCACCGCCGACATGTTCGAGATCCTCTTTGTGACCTCGCCTCCCGCGATCGACATTGAGGTCGTGCCCGCGCCTGCGGCCGCGCCTGCGCCCACGGAGGATGCCAAGGCGCTCAAGAAGAAGGAGAGTGCAGCAAAGGCGGCAGCGACTCGCGCAAAGAAGAAGGAGACTGCGCCCGCACCTGCGCCCGCGCCTGTGCCTGCAGCGGCACCCGCAGAGGCGCTGAATGTCGCCAAGATGACCAAGACGCATCAGAAGCATCTCAAGACGGGTCTGGATGCGTCGCACCGTGAGATGAACGAGACGGTGGAGAAGCAGTTTCTCGACTTCCTGAATGCGCTGTCTGCGGCAGACTTCAAGAAGAAGAAGATGCCCGAGCACGTGACGGACTTCCTGCGTCCTCCGGCAGCGGCAGTCGAGGCGCCTGTTGCCGACGAGTTCGGGCGGGTGGTCTTCAAGGGCAAGGTGTACTTTGTCGGCAAGACGTCCAAGAAGGTGTACCGCAACGAGAAGGACGAGGAGGACGAGGATGCCGCAACCGTCAAGGAGCATGTCGGGTACTGGAACATGAACGAGTTCAAGGGGATGGAGTGGGAGACGATCGAGTGGGTCGAGGAGGGGGAGTGACTTCAATCACTCGACATGCCATGGTATATTGCGCCTAAACGTCTGTTTCCAGAGGCAATTACCATGTGGGCAGTTGAACGAACTGCGTCGATGCAGTGGAACTAAAACTATTTTTCAATGCGTCAGATTTTTTTGTAGACACTACATTAAAATGCCCCACCGTCACGGAATGTCTACAAAGATGCTGAAGCGTACGTTGAAGCACGCGGGTCTCAAGACCACGGGGCGCAAGGCGGCGCTCACGAAGCGTGCCAAGAAGGCGCACCTCCTCGGTGGCGGTCCGGCGCCTCTGGAGCAGTTGGGCGGCGGTTCGGGTGCTGCCCAGTCCCTGACGCCTGCGCTGGTGGGTGCTCGCCGTCGCCGCACGCGCACGCGCAAGCACCGCTTCCCGTACATGTAATTAGATACGTGCGGCAATTTCAGACACGAGTGTAAACAATTCATCCGAAAATCCATAATGACATCCGTTTGATTCACCTGGAGGTGCCTTGCGTGCCGATGTTGTTTTCTTATGGGTCAAACTTACAATCACATCTTGCGGAGAGATCTCGCGACACATCTGTTCACGACCGTGGATAAATGCGTCTCCTTCTCCAATCTGGTCATCTGGAAATGGGCGCTCCAACCAAAAGTCTCGTGTAAAACAGAGCGTTGCCTCCGACACTCGCTGACTCATTGGCAATGTGATTGGCGGTACATTCATAAACGATTTGGTTTCGTGGATATCGTAACACGGAATCACTGTGGAAAAGAGACACTGCTTTGCAGGTTCCATCATCAAATGCGTCACGCGAGACAGGATGGAGTTGTTGGGGTAGACATCGTCATCGTCCATGACAACCACAATATTGTACGATGCACGAGACACCGCAAGGTTTCGCTTTGCGCCAATGGTCATGGGTTCATCCACAAGCACGTAATTCACATTCGGAATATCGGACACCAAATCCTTGATTTGATCCTTGCCATCGTCCACAATCACCCACTCGATTTTTGACTCAGGGTACGACTGGGCAACCATGCAGTAGCGTGCAAGCGGAAGAAAGACTCTACGATCCCGAGTGAGTGTAATCACCGACACGCACGGCAATTCTGCTTCCTTCGGAAGTCTGTCTTCGAGACTGTAGGGAACAGACACACTTAACGAACCAATACGCTCCTGCATTGTCTTGACAAATGTCTCATGCCGATCTTCGTACTGCTGTCGCATATACTTGCTCTGTTCGCACTTGTCGTCCACAGAGGTGTCGACATACACTTTTAAGGCATCGACAATGGACGCAACCTCCGTGTCCTCAAGTGGTCCGAAACATGTAGGGTGCTGGATACTCTTGGACGTTGAGGCCCAATATGCCTTGTCTGTCAATTCGCAAAAGGGTGCAATCGGATTGATCAAGAGAAGAGATCCAGACGACATTGCTTCATTGACGGAATGACCGAACCCTTCTGCGCCCGAGATGCACAGTGTCAGACCACATGTGGCAACAAGTTCATTGTACTGGTCGTCGGACAATGGATCCGGTCCCGCATAAATTGTAAACTTGTCGTTCAGACTCTCTGGAAGTATCGGAAGAGGAATGCGATACACCATGACGACTTTAGGCAGACGTGCATACAGTGCCGGATCCGTTGCACGAATGCGCATGTACGCCTGAACGATTGGTTTCGGGTTCCTCCAAAGATTTTTTCCAATTGGAACAAGTGCAGTCGAATAGTCCTTCCGGTCAATTGAAAACTGCTTGTCAATTGAAGTCCATCCGATATACTTGACATTTCCCCCTGCACTCTCAAACGGTTGGATCGCACTCCGGGTCTTTACCCAGATTTCATCCATCATCTTGACATACGGTTCCCATGTCCGATATGTCCATTCGGGATTGGGAATCCAGATATTGCGACCCGCATAGATCAGCAGGGATGGATTGACAACTTCAACGAAAAAGTTAATGTCTGCGGGCAAGCACTCCGGATGAAAGTGTTTTACATGCCGAATCTCTGTCTCCTTCCCCAGAACATGTGCAATAAGTCCGTGGAGAATGGACACGTCTTGCGCAACACCTGTCATCTTTCCGAAACTTCCGATAATGTTGACGCGCATTGTTTACTTCCAAGTCCGTTTTGTAAATGTCTTTCGACCTGACCGTACTCGAAATGTACGACGCCGAAGTCCCATCCGTTTCCAAGACTCGAGTGTTCTCGGCGCACACGGAGACAGAACAACTGGACGATCAAAGAACCATTCGGGCGTCCCTATCCAGTCTGGACACACATCTGCATCTGTTGGATCCGATAGGGTCTCGCACATGTATTTCATGTCAAAGGACCCGAACATGTACGTATAGTCCGTTGGATCCTTGCTGTAGGTCTCGTCCTTCAATATCCACTCTGTCCCTGTCCATTCAATTGCATCAATAGGTCTCCAATACGGGTCCCATGCAACCCAACGACCATTGACCTTGCGCACTCGATAGTCCATTGTAAGGAAACTCTAAAAGAATGACTTTAATTCTCCCGTACGTGTTCCGTACACCTTGACATCTACAGGTCTGTCAATCGGGGCAGGAAAGTCAAGAATGTCCTTGCGGTATCTCTTGTACGCCACAATCTCAACCATGATCCGGTTACTTGCATAGCGAATCACGCGCTCATTCAACTCTTGAAGTTCATTCGCAACATTTGCAGGGTTGTTCGGAGCATACTGCAAGTAGTACGAGCGCATAATCAGATGGAGATCATCCGTATTCTGGTTACTAATCACGTACTCACCTCCACTCAGAGTCAGGACCTCCGCCTTTATCTGCGCTTGGAGATTGTCGACATTGGACTGACTAAAAAACACAGTGTTCAGCGGCGTGCTTACGTGTCTGTACTGAATGCGTTCAGAGATTTTTGCAGGTGTTGCGCCCTCTCCTGCGGCATACAGACTCGGTTGAGGGATTTTGAGTTTTTCTTCACTGTCGCTCAGGGGCAAAAGTCCAGTGTGCTTGGGTGCGTTTGGGATTGCGGTCTGTACATAAAAGGCAGACAGGGTAGACGGAGCATACTGTAAAAGAGATGCCATTTGTCTACCTACAAGACAATACTTCCTCCATTCAATGTAGTTGTGTCGGGTTGCAAGCACGTGAGTTCAAAGGTAAAGACAGGTTGAAGAGATGCATTCAAAAATGGAAGATTGGATCCAACCAATTGAACTGGGTCTAAAGCAGTGTACGGAGGTCCAGAATCGACGTTCGAATAGAGGGCAACGACATCACCGGATGCCTTGTTTGAAAACAAATTCGGAATCAAGAATCCATTGTACGATGTATTGTACGGACTCGTGCGTGCAGAAATGGAATATGTGGCGTTCATGGTTACCTCATTGAGTGCGGCAGTCGAGTTCGAGTTCAATTCATAGAGATTGCTGCTCACATTCGAAACAATCGTGGTGCCATCTGGAATACCTGTAACTCCGCTAAAGGTGGATCCATTTGACAGTGTCCCTGAAATAACTCTGGTAACGGTCAAGTTCGATGAATTGGATGCAATGCTTCCAACAAACGATGCAGTCGTTGTTCTCGGTTGGTAAATGCCGTTTGAGTCCTGTACATAATCGAGCAACTCAAGAACCGGGAACGTGTTTGAAATGATTGCAGTAATGTACGATCGCTTGCCCTGGTTAATGAGGATGGGCGACTTTAGAATATTCAAAAGAGTCGTTGTATCAAACGTGACTTGGTCACCCACACGCAACTCATTGCTTGTGAAATATTGATAGGATCCAGTGAAACACTTGAGAAACAGATTCTCAGCTCCATCGCCTTGAATCAGACTGATCGAAAGAGCATCATTCTGCGTAAAGGGAACGCCCAACGGATCCCTGACACTTATCTTGAGTTGCTGGAGGTTGGTGATTGGACTCTGCATTTCAAGTGCTTCTGATCCCCACGGTTCATAATCATAATGCTGAACGCCTACATCAATCTGAAAGTTTGTTTGGGTTCGGGTTTTCTGTGTCATGACGGAAAATGCGTCACGTGTCGCCTCATTTCCACCCACATACTGCCCCTTGTAGGTATTGAGATACAGGAGCAGGTATGGATAGGTTGAAAATGTAGAATACGGTTTTCCAACCAGTGTTGTCTGGATTGGACCGCCGATATCGAACTTTGGATTGCCTGGAACAACGGGAAGATTTAAAAATTGTCGCTGTGGAAGAATTGCGCGTATCAATCGGATTGCTTGAACATTGCACGCCGTAAAGGCGCTACCAAATCCATATCCTGACGGTTGCACGAGGTACCCTGTATCGACACCAATTGCATTTCCAGGCAAGGTCGACGAATTGTACGGTGGATAAAATACATTTGAAAAATACCACCCTTGTGTGTTGGGTGCTCCGGGTACAGTGTTCAAGTTTCCGTTGGAATCCGTTGCGAAACTTGGGACGAATGGATTGTTAGTGTATACGGTCGGATTTGATGCAGCTTGTGCTTGACTTCCAAAGGTGTAGATCATGTCAAGATACGGATTGGGTTGTTTGACAAAGTCACGCTGGGACGAATCGACAATGATATACCGTTTCACGCGCATTGTCCTTGGCGATTCTTGTACAGAACTCACGGCAGCAGTGTCTTGCCGTGGACGATCGCTGTCCAAGCGTTCAATGACCGGTCGACCTGTATACGGAACGGGAATGGAGGTTTCGCGTCTGGAGTCTTGAAGACGGTTTGGATATAAACTTCGTGATATAGAGTCCTGGTTCGCAAGCAGACTCTGATAATCCGTCATTGCTCTTCTTACTCTATGAACTGTAAATCGTGAATCCACAGATCCACCGCACGAAGCGAGGACAGACGCGCACACTCTGCCGTCAAGTCTGCCATGTCCTTTTCATGCTTTGCAATCTTTTCGGATGTGAATGCAGATACAGGCAGGCGCATGATATAGTCGTACCCACCTTCGACTTCCTCGTACTTTGCGCCCTTCAGAAGTCCCTCGCACTCACTCAAGGACTTTTTCTTCAGGTTGAGAGCAGGCCGGTCCGAAATCTGATCGCGAATAAACCGCACGACATTTGAGTGGTAGGGAAGAGACTCGTTCAGTGTCTTGATCTGATGCTGACGACGTGTCTCGTAGAGTGCCAGACGCACGGCAACAAAGTCCACAAGAATGTCGTTCAGAGTCGCATATTTGGTAATGATGCCCTTGCTATTGAATGCATGCATGTTCGTCGTCTTGATCTTCTCCGTAATGGACTTGACAAGCGCTGCCTCCGCGATGCCCTTGATACGAATCCGAATGTCGCGATCCGTCGATGTATCTGCAAAGTCCTTGATCCGCCCCTCTGCCAACTCCTTCTCCAACCACTCACGATAATCTGCCGTCCACGTTCCCGGTGGCAACTCTGTGACAAGAAAGTCCTCGCCATCCTTTGTGTAGGTACCGACGACACCCTCTGCTGTATACGTCCCCTTGAATCCCTCAAAATACGGCACGATCGGCGTTGCCGTCAAGGACGTGCCCTTGGTCAGATGGTCGACCAGAAGTGTCTTGAGAACCTTGGGATTGCACTGCGGAATGTACGTGCTGTATCCGGTACCGATACCACGAGATCCATTCACGAGAAGCATAGGCAGAACGGGCGCATACCACTCGGGTTCCACAGGTGTGCCGTCGTCGTCTCGATAGGTCAAGACGGGCAGATCCTCTTCGCGCACAATGTGCCGAATGCGCGGTTGCAGATAGGTGTGGATATAACGGGGAGATGCGGCATCCTTTCCACCCTGGATACGAGTCCCAAACTGTCCCTGCGGAACCAACCATGGAATATTGTTCGATCCCATGAAATCCTGCGCCATGCCCACAATGGTCTCGTTCAACGATGCCTCGCCGTGGTGGTACCCTGTGTGTTCCGACACATACCCCGCAAACTGTGCGACCCTGATTTCCGATCGAAGATTTCGCTTGAGTGCAGCAAACAGGATCTTGCGTTGAGATGTCTTGAGACCGTCCATGACGTTCGGAATGGATCGCTCGAGATTGTAGTAACTAAAATGGATCAGATCCTTGTGAATAAAGTCGCTATACGGCACAGTCCCTGCAGAGACAAGCGCACTCCGATCATATCCCTTCAACCACTCCTTGCGATTGTCTGCGCGACTCTTGTTAAAGGCAAGATCAATCGACGTATCTGCATCCTTGTCGTACCCAAACTTGACTGCATTCACCTTGGCAAAGTAATCCTTTGCCTCGTCGCGCGTCGACGTACCCAGTCCCTTGTAATACTT